GTCACGCTCCACGTGAGCGTGTGAGTTGAAATTTTTTATATCCCAGAAATTCGGAAACTGGATTAAGTCACGCTCCACGTGAGCGTGTGAGTTGAAATGTAAATACTGTGTAGATCATGATATTAATTTTGATGACTAACTAAACCACAATATATAGCGGTTAACACAGTATTTATTACTTGCAATACACAATATATAGTATGCTTATATTTTGAGCTATAAGGCTACTAGCAAGCGTTGTATACTGTTGTGTGCATGGGTGGTATAGTTATACTTGATAGCCGTTAGAATGGATTTTAGAGCATACAATATATAGTGGTATTATAGCATATTATGTGTGAGTGTATACTATATATCGTGGTTAATGACTGATGTATTGTGTGTATATGGATATATATTGATTAGTTAGTAAATAGAATAACTGTAAAATAATGTATTTATAGCGTGAGCCTGCAAAGAGATCTTGACGTGTGCATGTTTGCGTGTGCATGTTTGTATGTATAATCGAATAGCAACCACCGATAAATATATTTAACAAAAATCAAATATACAAAAAAGTTAATTATTAACTTAATCAATAATTGACAAAAGTCAAGCATTGTAAAGTCGGTTGAGCTTGCATGGAATCAGCAGAATTATATTAATATTCTATTAATTGAGATACAATTATTTATATATGTGATTTTGGCAAAAAAACATATAAACCACGCAAATAGGCGGTTTTATGGATATGTTAAGATACTTAATCAAATAGCTATAGAGGGGGTGGCTTTACATTTATGGAAACATATGGAAACGAGATTATCCCCTTAGTAGTTCCACTCTATCCACACGCCCCAAAACCAAATCCAAAATCAAAATAGCATTTTTTAAAATTTCTGCACATTCTCCCACTATCCCATCAAAACACTCAATTTTCATTCGGTAACACGTTCGAGTAAACTTCGTATCTACGCCATTTTTTAAACTTTTCCAAACCCAAAAATATGCCCAAATACACTAAAACACACCAAAATTAACTTGCAAACATTATTTCTATACCATAAAAAAACAACCTATCACTCCCAAAAAATACACTCCATTAAAGACCATAATAGGTCTTATTTTTTTGTCCTAAAATGGCTATAAATCTCGTTTTACACTCAAACAATCACTCATTTAAAATCAAATTTTAATTCACTGTCAACTCATTAAACTACGCTTCAAAAATAATACACTATCACCGAAACATCTTAAAACAGCTCAAAACTATTAAAATGTCACTCGTAAAACTCATAAAATAACCTATTGTAAAAACGAAAAAAACGTTTTTACGCCTTGATTTACAAGCAAAAACAACGAATATGCTATCGTAATTTTACCGAACGCTCCGAAATAAAATGCTTAGACGAAAACAAAATGTTTAAGTAGTTGCCAGACAACTCATGCAAACAATAATCTTTCAACTGAAAAAATATCTGTGAAGATTAGCGTGACCGTAGGGAACGATAATCAAGCAGGGAAGTTATATACGAGCGTAGCGAGAATATAACTGACTAGCTGTGCGCAGCACAATAATACAATATCAATACATTGTCATTATCGCTTTATTGCTCAATAGATATAACCACCTTAATAGATGTAATCACAATGATCTTCATTTTATGCTAATTAATTTCATGTAAGTCATTTAATGTTCTGTCCTACATTATTTAATTTTTAATTTCACTTTTCCTGAACCTCTCTTATTTTCTGATTTTTAAATTTTATTTCATTTGTCTTGGCTTATGTTCTCTAAAAATGTAATTGACTTAATTATCCTAACACAATAACAAATTAACATAAAAGTTACATATTTATGTTCAACTTACTATTGACACATCTCAAAAGTAGTAGTATAATAGCCATAGAATCTCAAAAGTAGTATAGTAAAATTACAATATTAATATATCATATTGATTATTAGTTGTCAACAAGAAATTTATTCCTGTAAACAATTAGTATTTAAAAGAAAAACCTACACGCTTTAGCGGGTAGGAAGGATTCTCTTATTACTAAGTTATCTAGTATTATTCTACTCTACACTTTAGGGGGTACTTAGAGTATAATGATTGCAAATTTTTTTACACTTTATATCCTTTCAAAGTATAAAGATTGCAAAAGTAAAATTAACAGCAAAAAGAGGTGAAAAATCATAGCTCAAAATTATTTTGTGAAAATACCCAAGAAATACATATATGTTGACTCGGCAGACGGTTTTCAAATTTTATTATATCGCTGTCTTAGTTACCTATACAACACTAGAACAGAAACAGTTAGTACATCTATAAATGAAATTTTAGAATTGTGCCATTACTCACTTCGTAGTAAGGGTGACAAAAATATTGCCCATAAGGTCAAAAAATCTATATCAACTTTTGTTTCTAAATCAAATTTGATATGGGACAACAAACATGATTATCGGTCATCAGATAGCATCAATGCAAACGCTCATTTAAGATTTAAGGTCAACAAAGCGGTATTTGACCCTCCAGACAACTTTGTAATATTGTATGACACAGAATGGGACAAACTAATGTCTATTTCAAATAGGCTGTCTAAGTCAATACTTCTTCGTGTTTACTTATACATAAAGTCATGGAACTTTCAGAATACAGAAATTATAACAGAGAGCGTTTGCGGTTGTTACAAGAAAGAAACGATAATGGCAGAAGAATTGCATATGTCGGTTAGACAGCTAGATAACTATTTAAAGGCATTATGTGACAATGGACTAATAATCAAACACATTACAGGCTCTTATAAAAAAAATGGTAAGGTCTACAATGCTCCTAACGTTTATGTACTTGGCTCAGACCTGAACGCACAACAACATATTCAAGAAGCTGTCGATAGACTAAAGTATGCCTATAAGGTAGGTGAATTTCTACCAATGACACATAAGAACAAGAAAATTAGAAAGGGTTGATAAACGTGATAGATAATAAGATTATAGTATTTGAAAACGAGGACTTTGGAGAACTTAGAACGGTTGAGATTGACGGAGAAGTTTGGTTTGTAGGCAAGGACGTGGCAATGATATTGGGTTATGGAAATGGAAAAGTTAAAAGTAAGGCTTTAGCTAACGCTATAAAAGATCATGTAGATTTTGAAGATAAAAGGTTCTTAAACTATGATGAACTTAAAGCGTACCAAAATGGTGACCTTAAAAATATTAGCCACTATGGAATGACAATTATAAATGAAAGCGGTCTATATTCTCTTGTATTTGGAAGCAAATTGTCAACCGCAAAAAATTTTAAACATTGGGTAACTTCTGAGGTTCTTCCTTCACTTCGTAAAACTGGTACATATAATACGCAGGCTTTTGAAGAATTAAAAGCAGAGGTAATAAATCTCAAAGAAGAATTAGAGAAAAACAAATTACCCAAGAAAACATATAGTCCATGGTTTAGTCGTATGCACCCTAAATACAAATTAATAGAAGATAGTCTTGGTATTACTAGGGGTGCATTGTATAGAGAAATTCTTAAAGAGCTTGCTAACAGATACGGACTTGATACATACCAGATAGAACAAGACTATTTGTATGAAAATTGTTTGGATAAATGTTATCCTCTTGACCCATATCAGTGTGTTCCGCAATATCGCAATATGATAGAAGATATTATTAATGAGTATTTAATCAGTAACAGTTTAGCTGATAAAAACGATATTATTGCAACTAAGAAATATAAGACAATTTTTTCAAAAACTAATTTTAAGATTGATTTTAATGAGTCCCATCTTAATACAGAGGACGGTGATAACAATGAGTAGAAATCGCAAAACATTTTCTTTACAGGAACTGTTCCCTAAAGATTATACATACGAGGCACAGGACAAGCCCTTGGACGATAATGAAGAATATTTGAGGTTTCGCAATGAGTATTGGACTATGCTGGCTGAAACTGACGATACATACAAAGAAGATTATATGTAAGATAAAATAAAGGAGACAACAAAATGAACAATTTGAAACTTGTAGAAACAGACGTATTTAATGAAATCGCAACTTGTGACTTTTGGGGTAACGCCAACAATGAGTATCTTGTCACAAGAGAACAGATTGGTAGAGCATTGGGCTATAGTAATCCTGCAAATGCAATTAAAAATATCCATTTAAAGCATAAAGAAAGGTTAGATAAATTTTCAACTCAGCTCACTTTGGGCTATGTTGAAGGTGACAGGTATGTTGAGCGTGAAAGAATACTTTATAACCGCAAAGGCATTATGGAGATTTGCCGTTGGTCTAGGCAACCATTAGCAGATAAGTTCATGGATTGGTGTTGGGAGATTATGGATAGACTTATTTCCAATAGCTTGAATACCGTAACATTATCAAGAGAAGAATATTCTATGATTATTAATACTGTCAATGAAGTAGGTCAGCTTAATAAAGTTAATGAACAGCTTACACGTCAGTTGCAAATCATTTCTGCACAGAACACCACAATGCAAGACAAACTTTCTCGTATGTGGCAGAAAATAATGCTTATTGTTCCACCTGCGCATTATTCTTCTTGGAAAAACAAAATGTCTCAGAAAATTGTTTCGCTTGCAAAGATCTTAGGTTATACAAATGATGATGACAGAAAATCTATCTATAGCGATATTTACAACATGATGAGGTCAGACTATGATATTGACCTTGACTCCTACAAAGAAAATTATTTGTTATCACAAATAGATTGTAAAAACGTAGCAATGATAGATGTTATTGATAGCGATACAGCTCTTAGAGATATTTTCGAGGAAATTGTTGACCGATACATACAAATAAAATCAGGAATGGGGGTAATGAACAATGCCTAGACTAACAAAACTTACAGACAGTGAGTATGCCAATGGTGTACTCGCAGAAGCTAAAAGAATAAACAATAACGAGACAATTCGTAAACAACCGCCTACAGAACAGCAAGTTAGATTGTGTCTTAGAGTGTTAAGAGATTTTCACATACATATAAACAAGGATAATATTCCTAGATTTAACAGCGTTCAGGAATTAGAGCTTTGGCAAAAGAAAATGATACACAATAAATTATATGACAATAACTAAAACGGAAAGGTAGATTAAAATGACAGAAAACAACAAAACTATGGTAACAGTATTTGAGAGCAAAGATTTTGGCAAGGTAAGAACGGTAGATATTGATAACAAGATTTACTTTTGCGGTTCTGATGTGGCAAAGGCGTTGGGGTATTCAAGACCAGCGGACGCAATAACATCTCATTGTAAGGGGGTCTGCGTTTTACCGACCCCTTCGGCTGGAGGTGTACAGAAAACAAAATTCATTTCAGAGGGTGATGTTTATCGTCTTATAGCACATAGTAAACTCCCTTCCGCAGAACGCTTTGAGAGTTGGATATTTGACGAGGTACTTCCAACCATACATAGAACAGGCAGTTATATTATGGAAGGCTCGGAAAAGGACAATGAATTAAAACTATTACAAGCTACGGTTACTCAGCTTCAGAATATGTTACTTGCATTATCGGCTAAGAAAATACCAAATGAAAAGGCTTTGAACATATGGAAGAAACAAATTGGTACTCCGCTTATAGGGAAGTTGCAGGATAATGCTTTACAATCTACAGGTGAGGTTATTGAGTTTGTAGATATGTTGCATAGAGTTTATACTCAGATGACTTCAATGTTTGGTTTCTGTACTGCTACGGCTCTTAGTGAATTTACAGACAAGTATAACTGTGATTGCACTACAACACAACCTAGTATTATAAATGCTATTGCGGATAATCATGTATATCAGGCTTGGTTTACTCAGGCTTGTAATCAGCTTATGATTTGTGTAGGTAATGGGGATAGGTTTACATCTGACGATGGTTGTATTTATAATGCTACACAGTTTACTTCAGAGGACAGCTTTGATTTTATTGTTCACACATTGGCAGAGATTATGAAAGATAGATCGGCACACTACGCACACACACTGTCTATAATTTACAAGAAGATAAACACCACGAGAGGTTGGCATAATCAAATGACTAGGAAGAAGGTTAAGACTAAGAAAGATGTAATATTGTCTGATAGAAAACAGTTTACTAAATTTGTGTTAGTTAGCAACGAAATTATAAAGGAATTGGGAAGGAGTTAAATCTATGAAAACATATACGGTAACAAGTAAAGTAACCGCAGAGGAACGTGAGGTTACAATTAACATTTCATGCGAGAATGGCGAATGGGTCGCTAATTTGTATACTTGTATTGAGAAGTATGCCAACAAATGCAAAAAGCAAGGTTGGAAACAGATTGATGAAACAAGACACACTGACGGTACGTTTATCGGAGCTACATTTATTGCTCCTGCCAAAGCCATTAGTATTAGAAACGCTCACCCGACTAAAAGAGTTATCTCAGAAGAACATAAACAAAAGCTTTTAGCTGCGAGAAACAAAGATTAGTTAAAATTGTACATTAATTGTGTTAATTTTACAGCTATATTGTTTTGAGTATAATTTTACTTGTGAAGTATTACTCTTTAAAATTTAGCACAATTAATGTATGTTCCTGACGATAGAACGTAGATTATGATAGATATAAAGATAGGAGATATAAATGCTTACGGCAGAAATTAATAATCAACCTATAAATTGTTATGATAATAAGTATGATAGAGATACTTTGAAAAAATGGGCGGACAAAGGAATTTTGCAATGTCCTGTTTGTCATGGGAAGTATGAATATTGTCATGGCAAATTGGTAAGCCCTTATTTTAGACACAAAGACAAAACTAAATGTGAGACAATTTACTCTGAACCCGAAACAGAAGAACATATTCAAGGTAAAATAGCATTATTTAATTGGATTAAGAAACAAAACGGTGTTGTCAAGGCTGTTATGGAGGGTTATATAGAAGAAACAAAACAAAGACCTGACATCATGTTTGAGTTTGGAGGACAACAGTACGTTATAGAATTTCAGTGTACGCCAATAGCAAGTGAGCAAATAGAACGCCATGAGTTGTATCAAGCTGCGAAAATTAATGACATTTGGATTGGCGGTAAGGAAAAATATTCAACTGGCAGGACACATATTGAGAATATTGCATATGCAATGTTTGACTATCAGAACAATACTTTGTCTAAAGTCAAAGATCTTTTGAACAAAAACTTGTTACCTTATAATAATTTACTGCTTTGGAATTTTAACGAAATACCTTTAGAGAATGTAATGTTTGACGGAAAATTTACTTTTGTGAATCAAACCATGGAAAAATATATTGATTTATCAATAAAAAAACACAATGCGGAATTAAAAAAGCAAGAGCAGAGACGACATATTCATAGTTTGGTAGAGGTTTGCAAAGTTATTCCAGAATGGTATGCACAAGTATGTCATCATTGTAAAATCGACATACTTGAAGGCAAATTATCTTCCCCATATTTGATTATGATGAAGTTTGCAAGCGATATTACTGCTCCTTCCACAATGTTCATCAAAGAAAATTCGATTGATGTGTGTGTAACAGAGATGTATAATCGTAGGACAAAAAATAATTCAACTCATTGCAGAAAGTGCTATTGGCAAAAAGCAACTAAATTTGTAAAAATTGAAACACTTAAATATTCGGACAATCAGCAGTTGGTTTCTGTGATTAAAGAATATTTTTCAAAGCAATTACAAAAGGCAGTAATTAATAAATATATGGGAGGAATAACAAATGGCTAAACAACAAATGTATCAGCAGTTTATTTTTAAGTTGCACAGTTCAAGAATTTTAAAAGCACCTGATAAAAATTTAAAGATCTCTATACAAGAAGCTAGAGATAATAGGGAAATTATTTCTCTTGCTGACGGACAAATTTTACAAATGATTGATGAGATAAATTCATTAGATAGAAAATTTACCGCAGATAGGATAAAGGAAATTAAGAGAGAAATAAAGCTTTTGAAAAAGCAGTCAAAGTCGAGAAATACGAGTGTACAAATTAAGAAATGTTATCAGGACTTAGATAACATTCAATGTAAACTTGACTATGTTGCGATTATAATGAATAATAAGGAAGATATTTTTAAGCTGAGTTACGGATTTAGAATAAACGGAACGTACTATAATAGACTTATAGGCACAACAAATGGTATAAAAAAGAACACAGTTATTTATGCTGCCGCAAAGAACTCACAGCATATAAAATTATGTGAGGAATTAACAAGACGCATGAATAATGGAAGAAACTTAAACAAGGAACTTGTGCCTGCTAAGTTTGAAGCTTATAAAGCATTAACTTGTTCAGCTTCTGTGCCTGTGACACATCCGAAAGATATTCTTGTGGTAGATGATTTGATTGTAACTTGTAAAGAAAAGGTTATAAAAATAACAGATGAATTTGATGGAGAGCCTGTATTAACTGAGCCTGACAATCCTGAAATTATAGAAGTAAATGACAGTGACGGTTATGGTTTAATAACGCCCACATTGTCGGAGACATGGGCTAAGGATGTTCTTGAGGACTATATACCTAGTGGGTATTGCATAAGAAATAGCTTTTGTAAGGGTATGGTGTTCACGTTTGACTTTCATAAATTTGCCTATGAATATGGTACATTCAATGAAAATGGTGATTGTATTGTTATTGATGTATGGGGAAATAAACATAATATAAAGAATGTAGACTTAATACTTACAACTTCGATGTTAAAATTGTGGGATAGTTATGACAGTATTGATTCATATTTGGAAAATTGTAAGAAAAACGGATATGGCTTTAGAGTAACAAAAGTGTGTCCCGAAAAACTTGAAAATGAACGCAATATGAATTATCAATTTCTGCAAAGCTATGAATTAACAGATGAGGAAATTCAAGAATTGATAGCCCCTACGGTTAATGAAATAAAAGATGTAATTCACGGAGATATTGATAAGACTATATTGTTTTTAAATGGGGCTACTTCAGATGAGGATTTTAGCTTAAACGAGATTGACAATGTTACCAAGTCAGTTATGATAGAACCAAGCATGGCAAATGACCCATTTGTTATAAATCGTATTAATTATATGATTAAGAAAAAAATTACACAGGCTAAAATTGGTGTACTTAAAGTGCATGGTAATTATGCTGTTATTTCAGGCGATCCATTTGCCTTATGTCAAAAAATATTTGGAGTAAATGTTGAGAATAATGACTATGGATTACTTAAAGCTGGACAAATGTATTCAAAATATTGGTCTGACTATGGGTCTGATAGGGTTGTTTGCTTCAGAGCGCCAATGAGCTGTCATAATAATATTAGGGTTATGAACATCACAGATAATAAAATGATGTCAGAGTGGTATAAATACATGGCAACTGTTAATATTGTCAACTGTCATGACAGTATGGCAGCAGCGTTGAACGGCTTTGATAAGGATTCTGATGCTTTGATTACAACAGATAATCCGATATTGCTCAAAAACACAAGACCAACTAAGACAATTATGTGTGCTCAAAAAAAGGCAAATAAAGAAATTATTTGTGAGTCCAATTTAATGCAGGCTAATTATAACAGCTTTGGTGAAGAAATTGGTAAAATCACAAATAGAATAACTGCAATGTATGATGTTCAAGCAAAATATCCAAAAGAAAGTAGGGAACATAAAATACTCGATTATCGTATTATGTGCGGTCAGCTTCTCCAACAGAATTTTTATCTAAAAGTTCGCTTGTACGGTAACGTGCTTGAAAAATAATTCATTGAATTGCTGGAAAATCCTAAAGTCTAATATACTACAACGCAAGGTTGAAATACCTAAACGTGAAAGTGACGAAAGTAGAAAAAAATGTTAGAATGACACAAGGTTAAATCCTAAATGTTTTATAATGGATAATCAGCAGCCAAGCTCCGAATAGGAGAAGGTTCAGAGACTAAGTGCTTTACAAGCGATTGGTAAAGCCAGTGGTGAACTCCCAAGCGGAAGAAGATATAGTCCGAACTCTATTGAAAGATAGAGGGTGTGTTACACACCAGCGTTGAGTAGCGTCAATATTGTCTGTTATACATAAAGAAAAAACAAAGAATAAGGAGGTGTTTATTGTTGGATTTAACAGGGATGAAATTCGGGAGATTAACTGTTTTATCTTCTGCACAATTTCAAGCAAGTAAAAAGAAAATGTGGAATTGTAAGTGTGAGTGTGGTAATTATGTCACTGTTAGAGGAACATCTTTAACAGGAGGCATAACAAAATCCTGTGGCTGCTTGCAAAAAGAATTAGCCTCAAAAAAACATAGTAAGCATAATGGCTATGGCACAAGACTTTACGCTATATGGGACAGTATGAGACAAAGATGTAATAACAAGAACTGTCGGGCTTATCATAATTATGGTGGCAGAGGAATTAAAATATGTGATGAATGGGATGACTTTGCTAATTTTAAAGAGTGGGCAATAATTTCAGGTTATGATAATACTGCAAAGAGAGGTACTTGTACCTTAGATAGAATAAATGTAAATGGAAATTATTCCCCTGAAAATTGCAGATGGAATACGATGAAAGAGCAATCAAATAACAGAAGAAATACGATATATATGACAGTAAATGATGAAACACATTCATTGTCAGAATGGGCTTCGATAACAGGTATTAAGTATGATACCTTGTGGAAAAGGTATAAAAAATACGGATGGAGTCCTGAGCGAGTTGTTTCATAAATAAAATATAACAGACAAAAGCTAAACATAATTGGCAATAGATAAAGCAAAAGGTATTATATCCAAGCCTATGCCTGAGGCGTGGTACAACAGATTTGCATTAAACTACAATGATAATGATAGTGACGAGGAAAGAGTCGCAAAGGAATTTAACAAAACAATCATTGCTGACAAGAAACCATATTTTATGTGTTACATATATCCGCAGGAAATGTCAAAATATAAAAATTATATTGAAAATAATAATGCTCAATGTATAAATTTATTTGGCATGACGATTTCTGAATTAGAGGTTCTTAAAGATAAAACGGAAGATCAACTAAAGTATTTGGATTGGTATTACAAAAAAATGCCTGTCAGTGTTAATGATTGTACCATGAATCGTATTTGTAGGGCTGTTGAGTTGGCTTTTGAAAATTATAACACGGAAGTTAAATCGTCAGCTAGATTTGATTATAAAGTTATGCAATGCAGGCAAAATGATAAATACTCTGACTATCCAAAATTAAAAAAAATGTATGAGAATTATACAAGGGATATAACTCAATACATGGTATTGTCTAAGAAACAACGTTTCGATAAAGAACAAATTGATAATGACAAGATGATAATGACAGAAAATTATCGTAAGCTATGTTCTGAGATTTGCACAGATGAATTTGTGTTGTGTGATATATTGCTTGATATATGCTATAAAACAGAGAAATCTAAGAAATTTGTATGGGATATTTGTGGTGACACTATTATTGAAAATCTTTTAAGATTAAATGATTGGCAGATGTCTTATTATGTACCCGATGAAACTGGAGATATTGAGTATGGTGGAACAAAATATAGAAAAGCCGTAAGAAAGATTGGTGTGTAAATGGATATATTTTTAAACGAAATTGCTGAGGCAGAAAAAATAATTGAAAGTAAAGATTTAGGTGTAAAACCGTCACAATCATTGTTTTTGTTGGCTAAATATTACCGATATGTAATGAAGTATAAAAAATCTAAAATAATTACTGCACTAACTGATTTTATCAAATCAACAGGTATAAATTACAGACCTTCTGATTGGGAGAAAAGCGTTGAAAGACAAGTTAACAGAACACGTAATAATCCACCAATTAATATTGAGTACATTGGCATAACACAAAAGGAACTTGAAGATATAGCAAGGCTTAAAAGCCCACCAGTTGAGAGAATAGCTTTTACGGCATTGTGCCTTGCTAAATATAGAAATATTCTTTGTGCAAGAAATAATAATTGGATTTGTACTAGCCACAAAATGCTGTTTTCTCTATCTAGTGTGAATAAAACTAGATATGAAAAAGAAATGATGATACATAAGTTAGTTAAAGCAGGAATGTTACAGCCAGCATTGGCTGTCGGAAATACAAATCTTCAAGTAAAGTTTATTGATGATAGTTCTCTAATAGTGCTAAAAATTACCGACATGAGAGAACTCGGTAAAGAATATATGCTGTATAGAGGTAAAAAATACGCACGTTGCGAAAATTGTAGAAGGCTATTTTATAAGAGATCAAATAGTCAGTTGTACTGTAAAAATTGCAAAGGTTATCAAAAAATCAAAACCAAGGTCTTAACCTGCTGTGATTGCGGTAAGGAGTTTGTGGTTGATAGCAAAGCAAATAATAAGCAAAGATGTGATAAATGTCAACATATCAAACAACTTGAATATCAAAGAAAATCAATGGCTAAAGCCAGAAATATAATGTGAAGTAGTCAATTTTAAATAGAAAATAGTCAAACACCTCGTAAACCCTTTATTATTGGGCTTTTGCGAGGTGTTTTTATTTTATGGTGTTATTTCTTATTATGGATATAGATAATAAATATACTTATCCATAATATATTATAGCACGCACAAAGTCAACATTCAATAGGCATTGTGTACAAAATTAAAATTGAAAAGGTGGTTATTTTACACATGATTTTCGTCACAAAGGACGAGGCGGATTATCTTCGTCAGAACATTAAGAACGTTAAGATTTTCAAAACGTGCCGTCTGAAAAACAATGGCTCTAATCGTGGTAAGAGATACGCAGAGGAAACATCTGCGGTTGTTAATCTGCTTGCCAAGTACAGAGCTGATTAAAAAATATCTTACAGCACGTCTGTAAGGGTGGGCATATCCCACTAACTTATTTAGAAAAGGAATTTATTTTTTATGACAGTAACAGAAGAACTTCCAATTTCCATTGTAGATAATTTGGATAAGAGAAAGTACCCTACACCTGAAGAGTACAACTATTGGAAATCAAGAGAAAACAGAACATTTTTCATTGATTACGAGGTAGATGAGTTTTATAACCTCATTGAATTAAGCAAAGTTATTATTCAGATGAACATGGAAGAAAGAGAAATTAAAAATCCAAAGCCAATCTTTATTTTCATTCATAGTTATGGTGGAGATATAGAACAGGCAAATTATTTTTGTGACCTGATACAGAGTAGTCATATTCCTATCGTTACTATTGGAATGGGTGTTGCTATGAGTGCAGGCTTTCTTATTTTTCTTGCTGGCAAGCGTAGATATGCGTTTGAACATTGCCAAATGCTCGTTCATCAAGGCTCTGCTGCTTTTCAGGGTAGTGCTGCTGAAATTGAGGAAGCTCAGAAAAATTATAAGAAACAGCTTGAGGGCATGAAGTCATATATCCTCGCAAGGACGGACATTGATGAAAAGACTTTTAATAAAAATAGAAATAAAGATTGGTATTTATCTCGTGATGAACTTGTAAAGTACAAGGTGGTCGATAAGATCGTTACATCGTTTGATGAAATTAATTAGGCGGTGTTATCATGGGCAAGAAAAATAATAATACAATAACCTCGTATGATAACTCACCTGAAAAAATTGACGGTGATCTGTTTTATAGTCTACAATTAGATAAAGAACAAGAAGAATTTGCTAATGCAATTTGGAACAAGGATAATGATATTATTTTCTGTAACTCCAAAAGTGGAAGTGGCAAAACTACCATTGCCGTTGGTATAGCAAATTTACTTGTACAGTATCAAATGTTCTCAAAGATTATTTATATTGTTTCGCCTTGTGTAGAAGGTAGGTTGGGCTTTCTACCTGGCGATGTAACTTCAAAGAGTGAAGTTTACTATGAACCACTCTATAATGCACTACAGACACTTGGCATAAACCCATTTACGGCTGTATGTACAAATAGTCTTGTTTCTGAGAAGTATGAAGAAGGTTATATCAAACCTCTTACGGACGTTTACCTTAGAGGCGTCAACTTTAAGGATGCAGTTATTATAATTGACGAGTCTCAGAACGCAACTTTTGATAATCTTAAAAAGACTTTAACAAGAATAGGTGAAAACTGCAAGACAATTTGCATAGGGCATACAGGACAGATTGATTTACCTAATCATAAGGCAAGTGGATTTGAGAAATATCTAAATCATTTTTCAGGAAAAGAACATTGTCAGATTTGCGAGTTACATACTAACCATAGAGGTTGGGTGTCAACTTGGGCTGACGAATTGGAGGATTAAAATAAATGGCTAAAATAACAAAAAAGAACGTTCTGTCGGTACAGGGCATTGTAAATATAGAAAACGGCAAGATAACATTTAGTGTTGAAGATGTTGAGGGTGAAATTGCTCTTGCAGAACTTATGTCAGATTTCAACGGTCAGGAAGTAAAGTTGTCTGTAAACCAGACAGACGAAATTGCATAATGGGAGGAATTTAAAATTTCTACATACAAAAGATTTGAAGGTGAGTCTGATGACGAGCTTATATTTAGAGTGTGCAAAGACAAAGAAAAAATAGGCACTTGGAATGATGTTAGGGATATCTTAAATGAATTACTTAATGCTGATTTTGGCGAGTCAACTTATCGTAAGAAATTTCAATGCTTCGAGAAAATGTTCAATGCAAATCAGAAAACTTTTGCAGACACAGAAAACACCCTTAATGAAATTCAAGACCAAATTCGTGAATTAAAGAAAGAGCGATACAAACTTCAAACGGAGAAGTTGGAGAATAATAGGTGGCTTAGAGAAAATGCACGAGATGAATTGATAACTGAAAAAATAGTCAATGCAATTTCTGATATAGAACCTATCATAGTTCCTGATTATTTATCTGGAGAAAGTAATAGCAAATCTGCGATATTGGCATTTACTGATTGTCACTTTGGTATAGAGTTTTGCATAAAAGATCTATTTGGCAATGTAATAAACGAATATTCTCCAGAGATATTTGAACGCAGAATGTGGAGTATGCTCGAAAAAGTTGTTGACATCATTGCCAAAGAGGATTTGGCAGAAATTGATGTTTGGGAACTTGGTGACAGCATATCAGGACTTCTCAGATTAAATTCTCAACTGATGCACCTTAGATATGGTGTCATAGATTCGGCAATAAAGTATGCTGAATTTCTTGCCAATTGGCTCAATGATCTTTCGCAATATGTGAGAGTAAATTTCCAAATGGTTAAGGACAGTAATCATTCACAACTTAGACTTCTCGGACAGCCTAAGAATAGTTTTCCTGATGAAAACATGGCAAAGGTGATTATTGCTTTCATAAGGGAAAGACTTAAATATAATCGAAATGTAAACATAATTGAGAATGAAACAGGCTTTTGTTTTAGCGATGTTGAGGGTTATAACGTGCTTGGTTGTCATGGTGAAGTAAAGGATTTACAGAACTGCACAAGTTCTTTTTCAAGAGCGTACAATACAAATATTGATTACGTTTTGGCAGGTCATGTGCATCACCAAACCTCAAAGGAAAATGCAAAACATTCAGAGGTGCTTACAATACGTTCTATGGTAGGTACTGATGACTATGCTATGTCTTTAGGCAAGACTTCTGACACGGGTGCAAGCCTGTTTATATTTGATAATGAATTTGGCAAGATTGCCAACTATGATATAAAAGTAAAGTAGGTGAATACTATGATGATTAAAAAGAGTTATAACGATTTTGATACTTTCATGCAGGATATTATTGATGTTTATCTCGAAAATGAGGGCTTTAGTGTTTTATGTGATTACAAGTTGGCTTGTAAGATTGTCAAGAAATTTTTATCATTTGACGATAAAACTAAAATTAATTCTATTTCTCTTGATCCGCCTGAGTGGAACGGATATGGTGGCGAATTTGTTGTTTCAACTTTTGAAAACGAGTTGTTCTGTGAAAGAGCAAGACGTGACGATAAGCCAATAATTGTTGGTGATGAGAATATTGTTTTCGTTCAGCGAGATTTTGTCGGCAAGGATTTTACTGAAGAAGATTATGTTCCAAAGCTTTATTTTGGTTTTACAATTAGTGAATAATTTGTAGTTAAATACAACTCCTTTTATTATATTTTGCAGGATAGCAAGCGTTATCCTGCATATTGTCGGATAGCTCAATCGGTAGAGCAATGCACTGTTAATGCGGAGGTTGTGAGTTCGAGTCTCACTCTGACAGCCAAAACAGAACTCAACACGCCTCTTAAAAATGCGTACCACGTTGAGTCTTTTAAATGAAAAATCTGACGAGATTTTTGCACGGATAGTTGACAAAGTTTTGTTGACTATCCTTAGTTTTAATTACAAAGTAATTCAACCTCACGCACCTCTTAACAATGTGTCCCAGTGAGGGGTATTTTAATGCCGTATAAATGTACAAGAGGGCTAACTTGTAAAAAGGTGGTCGGTGAGGTTTGTTGTTTCCAAAAGACGATTAAAGACAGAAAAACAGCGAGCTATGGAGTTATGGTTTTGAGAATTTTGTATTACTCCAAAAACAAAATTCAAGCCCTTATGGGCGAAATAAAGAAGATTAAGTGTGAGGGCAACACTCTAAAGAAATCCCATTTGAAGAATAAGTGCTAAAAGCAGCACTCTAAAGAAAGCTTGAGATGAGAAGAAAGGAGAGGTTAAATGGCTAAGAAAAGCAAACGTATTCAAGTACATGATGATGAAATACTTTCAAAAATCAATTCTGAAACAATGAAACTATGGAACAAATATAAAATTGATATGTCACTTAGAGAACTCTCCGAAAAGACTATCGCAGGCTATCAAAATGATTTAGAGTCTTGGTGGATATACATATACAAAAATCAGGGCAATCAAAGTATTATTGACTTAACGGAAGATGATGTAACTGAATTTTTATATTTTTGTAAAACTGAGGGTAATAATTCAAGACGTATGAAAAGGCGTATGGCTTCAATTTCGGCTTTTTATAAATTTCTGCGTAAGAAGAAGTTAATTACAGAAAACCCAATGGAATTTATGGATAGACCTAAGAAAGATACAGATGTTATTACTCAGACGTTTTTAACTGTTGAACAGGTACAGGAATTAAGAATTACCTTACAAAACTTAGTAGAAAACGCTGACACGCATCATAAGAAACATAGGGCTTTACAATATCAGTGTTATGCTCTATTTTCATTGTCTACAATGGCTAGAGTTAATGCGGTTGCGAATACTAAGTGGGAACAAATTGATTTTGACAATAGGGTTGTCAATGATGTAGTTGAAAAAGAAGGCTATGTTGTAACTCTTTATTTTTCGGAAGAAGTTAAGGAACTGCTGTTAGGTTTACTTGAGTACCGCAAGACAAATAATATTATTGACAATGGCTATGTTTTTGTTTCTTACACAGACGGAAAGTTTGATAAGGTAACTAATGGCACATTAAATTCTTGGTGTCATATTATTGGTGAAATGATTAATGTTCCAACGTTACACGCTCATGATTTTCGTCATTCTGGAGCTACGCTATATAAAAACGCAGGTATGTCACTAGAAGATGTTTCGGCATTGCTCAACCATAGTGGAACTGACGTGACAAGAAAATTTTATATTAGGGTTGATAAAAAGAAAATTAGTCAGAATAAGGATAAATTTGATTTTTGAGCGATTAAGCACTCATAGGGCTATAAAAGGGTGCTTTTATTACACAAATATAGAGAGGAAAATAATTATGGACGGAAAAGCAATAGAAATTGTAAGAGATTATATTGGAGAACATCTTGACAAATCAGATACAAAGCCTGATTTTGAAGTTTACACAGTATGGAAGTGCAAGGCATTGCAGAACTGGAAATACTTGCTTTCAAGCACTCTTTTTGACGGTATGTATTATGAATTAACATACAATGGCGACAAAAAAGAGTGGTATCTTGACGCCTATAAGAAGTTTGAGAACAAGGTTGTTAAAGAATAGTAATTAAATATATGCCAAATTAAGCACTCTGATTGAAAATTGGAGTGCTTTTTATATTGGCTTGAAAATTAAACAAATAAAAAGGAGGTGGTTTTGGTTATGCCAAGGAAAAAAGGTAGTGTATCAACACAAAATAAATCTGGTATTAAAACCACTAAATATATTGAACAACCAAAAGTAATAAAAACCATTTCTTGTGATGAAGAACAAGAAATGTTAATAAAAAAGCCTTATCAATGTGTGACCTGTGGCAAAAGATATGCCACACAAAAGAACAATTTTGCATATAGCCAATCACCTTTATACAATGGCAATAATAATTTCTTGCCAACTTGTAATCATTGTTTAGATAACCTTGTAGAACAATATACGTTATTATTGGGCGATCCAAATGAAGCTATTAAGCGCATATGTTTACATTACGATATCTACATTCAGGAAAGCTTGCTTAATAGTTGCAAGAAAAAAGATCTAAACCAAAGCCGTATCAGAAATTATATCAGACATTGTAATTTACAACAATATGCAGGTAAAACATATGATACATATTTGTCTGAGGTCAATGGTATTGCTATTAATAACGAGGAAGATTTAGAGCAATTAAAGTCAGAGGGCAAATCTTCTCCAACAAAGGTTGCAGTTGAACGTTGGGGACTTGGTGTATTTGGCTCTGAGGATTATCCGATTTTGGAAGAACATTATAAAATGTTAAAGTCACAAAATCCAAATGCCGATAATAATCAAGAGATTTTTATAAAAGACCTGTGTACAACAAAATTATTACAGAAAAAAGCTATTAAGGAAAAACGGTACGATGATTACGAAAAGTTTACAAAATTGTATCGTGACACTTTTAAACAGGCAGGCTTAAAAACAGTACAAGAGATAGATAACAGTGCGGAAGAAACTTTAGGTGTCACATTGGCAACTATTAGTCAATATACTCCTGAAGAATATTATAGGGATAAAGAACTTTACAAAGATTTTGATGGACTTGGTGATTATATCAAGAGGTTTATTTTAAGACCTATTAAAAATTTAGTTTTGGGAACTAATGAACGTGATAAAACTTATTGCGTGAAGGACGATGGTGAAAATGGCTAGGAGAAATAAGTATGCTGATGACAAACAAGCTGTGTTGCACACTAAGTTTCCTTCAACTCATTTTCTAAGCAATCCGACAAATGTGGATCATACATATAGGTGGTGTACATTTTTTAGAAGAAATTTGCACAGGTTTGCAACTGATTATTTGGGTTTGAAATTACATTGGTATCAAGCTATTATTCTATATTTAATGGGAATATGTAATTTTATAGTTATTGTTGCTTGTAGAGCTGCTGCAAAGTCTTTTATTATTGCACTATATTCTTGCTGTAGATGTATCTTATATCCCAATAGTAAAGTTGTTATTGCTTCCGCAACAAAGGGACAAGCCAAACTGATTGTCACGTCTAAAATCAGAAACGAGTTAATGGCGTGGTCGCCAAAATTGCGAGAAGAAATTAAGGGCATTAAAGATAACCAAAATGAAGTTATCGTATATTTCAAAAATGGCAGTACGATAACGGTTGTAACGGCAGGTGAAAGTGGACGTGGTAACAGAAGTTCTGCTCTCATAAGGGAAGAATATAGACAAATCAAAAAGGAAATTGACGATAGTATATTATCACCATTTCAGACCATAAGGCAGACACAGTATTTGCTTGATCCTTATTATGAAAATATTTCTGAATTAAAAGAAGAACCAATTAATATTTACATATCTTCAAGTTGGCTTGATAACGGACACTGGATGTGGGATATTGTAGATATGGCTGAGAGCAATATGCTGAAAAGTTATCAGACTGGCGATATTGATACTTGTTTGTTGGCATTTGACGAGTCTATTACACTCAAACATAATATTCGTACTATGAAACAAATGCAGAATGAAAAGAAAAAACAAGATAGTTTAACTTGGAGATTGGAGTATCTTAATGAAAGAGTTAAAGAAAATACTTCGGCTTTCTTCAGTTATTCAATGTTTTCTACTAATATGCGTTGCAAAAAGCCTTTTTATCCTCGCAAGAACGTTGATGTATTAGCGCATAGAAGAAATCCTTACGCTATTCCAAAACAACAAGGAGAAATTCGTATAGTCGCTTGTGATATGGCGTTTGTTACTAACAAGAAAAACGATAATTCTATTTTTTCGTGTATAAGGCTTTTACCTGAAACTACCACATACCAAGTTGGTAATGTTGAGGACTCGAAAAATATGAAACGTGGTTATAGGCGAATAGTCTGTGGCATGGAGTCCATTCAAGGTGGCGAGGGAGATATGCAAGCAATTAAGATTAAGCAGCTTTATGCCGATTTTGATGCCGACTATTGTGTTCTTGACGCTAGAAATGGTGGTATTTTGATATATGATAGATTAGCTAGAGTTTTATATGACGAAGAACGAGATGTTGAATATGAGCCATGGACTTGTATGAATGATGAGGGTGCTAGCAATCGTATCAAAATTGAGGGAGCAAGACCTATTGTGTTTATTATAAACGCTTCTGAAAGGCTAAATAGCGAAATAGCTATGGAGTTCAAAAGTGTTCTTGAAAACCAGATGATTGATTTTTTAATACCATTGCAAGAAGCACAAGAGTCTTTGATTGAAAAGATACCAGAGTATAATAATGCTACAAGTGCAGATACTCAGATATTTTATGAAAACCCATATTTACAAACACAAGAGTTGGTAACGGAATGTATTGAATTGACTTATACGAAAAAAGAACAGACGGGTGCTATTGTTATCTCAGAGCAAGGCAATAATCGTAAAGACCGTTATACGAGTGTAAGTTATGGAAATCATTTTGCCTGCTTGCTTGAAAAGGACTTGTTGTCTGATAACGATGAATACGATTATTGTTGTTTATTCAACTAATGTAAACACAAATGAAAGTGAGGTGAAGCTATGCCTGAGAATATTGCAGAGAATACTGAGAATGTTATTGAAAACAATCAAGATAAAACAGAAAGTGTTTCAGAAACTAACTCCATGTCAAATATACAAGAGCGTTCCTATGAGTCAAATGCTTTTTATGAAATGACATCTTTTTTGGAAGATTGTATTGAAGATTTACCTATTAATATTGAGGATATTAAGAAATTCGCTCATAATCCGCAAATACATATAAAAAATATTCGCAAAATTTGTCGGTGGGCGTACTATGAAAATGGTTCTGTTATGACTTCTATCAACTATCTTAAAACCATGTTCACCTTGGATAAGGTGGTTTATTCAAAGTCAAAGACTAAACGCAAGAAGAAATTTGAAAATGCAAGACAGTTAATGCAACAAACTCTTGACACAATAAGATATAAGGAAGTTATTCGAGATAATTTGTTTAACGATATGATTGAGGGAATGGACTTTAAATACTTTGAAATTACAAAGTCCGTATTCGCTGACAAGTATCTTGATGATATTGATACTTTAAACATTGTAGAGATCAATGAACTGGGAGTTAAATGTGCCGTTATTAATCTGCCTGTTGACTATTGCCGTATAGTTGGCAGAAAGAATGGTTCACCTATTGTTGCTTTTGATTTAAGATATTTTGACGGTATGGTAGAAGATGACAAAAGAAGAAAACTACAGGCTTTTCCAAGAGAAATTCGAGAAGCGTATAGTAAATATTCAACTCACAATAATATTAAGCCATGGAAAGTTTTAAATAATGATAATACAATGGTGACAAAAATTAACTGTAAGGCTATTAATCCTTATGGTGTTCCACTAATGATTTGTGCGTTGGACGATGTATTGTACGCAGATTATTTCACTTCTACAAAGCGGAATGTATTAGATCAGTTGAACAATCAAATTATTTATCAAACATTTCCTGAAGCAAAAGACGGACGTTGCACTTTGACAGAAAGTCAGCAGAGAAACCAACATAAGGTAGTTAAAGATGCTATTACTACAAGACAAAATAAATATGGCAAGTCATTTTTCTCGCTTGCCGCAGGTACAAAATTAAATGATATAAAAGTTGACACTTCTATTTTTGATGAAAAGAACGAAAATGCCAATAAATCAAAAGTGCCTGCCGATTTGGGTATTGCTAGTAGTGTCCTTGACGGTAATAGTACAGGAAACTATGCTGTTGCAACACTTAATTTGGAGTTGGTTGCAGGAAACGTATATGATTGGATAAATATGTTTATTATGGAATTGAATAAATGTATTAACGCCAATATTATTAAGGATAAAAAGCTTTATATGGAGTGTGCTATTTTACCTGTTACTTTTGTAAATAGAGATAAACAGGTTAAATATATGACCGACCTTTATGCTAGAGGTAAGGGGTCTTTGACGGCTTGGATTGCAAGCACTGGTTGGGATAGCGATGTATACTTGTCGCTTATGGATTATGAACTTGATAATGATTGGGAAAATAAATATCCAACGCATAAGACGAGTTATACCATGAGTAGCAAAGACAACGATCCAAGTGATGCAGACCACTCAAATGGTGGTAGAAGTAAGGTAGCTGAAAAGACAAACGAAAATAGCATAATGAGCGAAAATCTAAATGGAAACGCTCAACCAAAACCTTCAACAACAAACTAAAACCTAAGTTGCGTTAAGTGACTAGGTTTATTTTATGTCAGAAAAGAGGTGAAAGTTAGTGTTTCATTGTGAAATAAGCGAAGCAAAGAGGTCGGACGGTCGCAGACGTGTAAAGTTGGTACTACACGAAATTCATCAAGACCGTAATCACTATAACAAAAATGGTATTAGTTACAATGAGCAATATGTTAGAGATAACGCAGATAGTATTATTGGTATGCCTATTTGTGCAACATTTTTGGATAGTGAAAAAGATATTCCATACGACCATGGAATGACAGGTCAAGACGGCAATATGCCATTATTTGAAAATTCTGTTCAAGTAGGTTCTGCTGATGGTTGGTCTATTGAAGATATTCAGATTAATGGTGAAAAACATAAAGTTCTTATTGCCGAGGGTTATATTAATCAGCAACGTTATCCACATTTTGTTGAATGGCTTGAAAACAAAATTAATGATGGTGATACAATATATGGTTCTGTTGAATTTGTTGGTAAGGGCAAAAACAAAATAGTGTATGACGGAGAGCCTGTCGAAAAAGGTAGAGTACCAAAAGTTTATGACTATAGTGGATATTGCATTTTAACTGTCGAGCCAAGTGACGATAGTGCAATACTGATAGAACTAAATCAAAAGATAAAGGAGGACGAGAAAGTGGACGAAAAGACGCTTAATCAGATTATTTCTGCTGTTGAGAATAAGATTACTGAACTCAATACTAAAAATGCAGATTATGAGAGTAAGATTGCTGAAATGAATGAGATTATTTTTACAAAAGATGCCGAGATAGCAACTCTTACAGATGAAAAGGCAACAGCCGAAACAAATGCTTGTCAGAAAGACGAGAAGATTAATGAACTTAACGGACTCGTTGAAACAATGAAAGCAGAATTGAATGAACTTAAAAAGTCTGCAAAGATTGCAGAACTCAATTCAGCTCTTGGAGATTTTTCAGACGATGAAAAGAATATGGCTAAGGATAAGCTTGACAAGTTTAACGCAGATCCTATGGGTTGTGGTATCGAGGTAAACGATATTGTTACAGAAATCAACGCTTGCATTGGTGCTGAGACAAAGAAGAAGGAAAAGGCAATGGCTGTTGAGATTAATTCTCAGAACAATTTTGCCGCTGACATATTTGGTTGCGTAGATACTGACAACGATGATGATAAGAACGATAAACTCGATATTGATAATCTGTTTATATAAAAAATACGATTGGAGGAATTTTAAATGATTAAATTTGCAAATATTGGTGATTTCAAGGTAGCACAGAATTTTGGCTATCTCAAGACACCTGTTGTTCTTGAGAACGGCATGGCTGTTACATATGATCTTAAAACAAAGGCTGTTGCTCTGCCAACCGCAACAACAGCAAAGCAGGCTGGTCTTGCAGTTGTAATGAACAGAATTGATAAGCCTGAGACACTCACTCCAAATGATTATAGAATTGAGGTTGGTGAGTTTCCACGCATTTTTACTCTTGCTTCTCTTGCAGGACATCTTTTTGATATGGACGATGCAGTTGTAACAACAGCTTACAATACACTCGCAGTAGGTGACAAGCTTGTAGTTGGTACTGATGGTAAGTGGGCTAAGAGTGCTGATGTTTCTGATTATGCAGAGTATCTTGAAATTGTGGAAAAGACAAGTTTTGGCGGTAACGGACTTAGAGTCGTTGTACACGCTTAATTAATGAATGTAAAATAAAGGACGGTGTTTTAATAATGATTAATACTTCTTTTGAACTTAATAATCTGAATAAGTCTGAGGTTGCTGTCAAGAACGCAAAGGCTTTCAACGAAGTAGTTGAGATTTGTTCTGCTCTTTTTGCAGGCAAAGATACATCAAAGTACGGTCAGAAGGTAGACGCAGTACGTTCAAGAATTTCAAAGCTTGGTGAACAGGCACTTGCAGGCGATAGCAGAGCAGTTGCAGAGATTAATACTATTGTAAAGTATATTATACAGCCAAGGCTTCTCGAGGCAACAAAGGTATTTAATTTCCTTGGTAACTATCGTGAGATTGGCTATGATGAGCAGCCAAGAGTTAAGACTTATTCTTATGAGGGTCTTGATGCCAGACTTCAGGCTTCTGGTTCTGATGTCGGTTTTGCAGGTAGAAAGTGGGTAGAGTACCCAATCGTAACTCAGACAATTTCTTCTGGTATGGCTATTGATTATCGTGAGCTTGCTTCTGGTAATTTTGCTGGTACTGTAGCAGAGGAAATGGCACAGGTACAGACCGACATGAACAATAAGGGTGTTGCTTATGTGTTTGATGTTATCAAGTCTGCACTGAAGAATAACACTGAATATGTAAAGTTCTATGGCGAGTATGACTCTGCTCCAACTCAGGCACAGGTTGACGGTATGATAAATAAGGTTAGAAAGCTTGGCAAGGTTGGTATTGCAGGTGATTTCTCACTTATTTCTGGTATCTGCGATTGGAACGGCTATAAGACAGTTGGCTCTACACCAATCCCATTCTTCAATGCTACACAGGTAGATGAGATTGCTAGAACAGGTCTGAATGGCTTCTATAAGGGTTCAGCTCTTATTGAACTTGAGAACCCATATAACTTCACAAAGCCACTTGCTGACAAGTCAGGTTTTGACACATACTACAATCCTAATGATTTGTGGTTTATTGCACAGGGAGCAAATTCTCCAGTAAATATCTTCAGACGTGGTGGTATTACAACTATGACAGGCAATGATGTTGAGACAGGTACAGTAAAGACACGTTTCGATATGGAGCTTGGTGCTGACGTTGTAAAGGGCAGAGAATTTGAAATTGGTCTGCTTACAAAGCAGGGTTAATTACATAATAATTATTGATGTGGCGAGGGTATAAACTCTTGCCACATTATTATTATATTTGAAAGGAAGATTGAAAATTTGGCAAATGTAAGAAAAAATACAACTACTGCCACAATGAATAACGATATTACAGAAGTAAAGTCTAAAAGGGAAATTCAGCTTACCGATAGAGTATTTTTGGAAAACACTCGTAATTGGGAATTGGGTTTTAGGGCTGTGGAAACACAAAGAGATATTACTATTCCACCAAATGCAAAGAAATTTGCACAGCTTAATGTTGGAGAGGTTATGGCTCAGATACAGGAAGGCAATGGAATGTTTTGTGGTACTGACGGCTTTGGCAATAACGCTTATCTGAAAATTCTTGACGAGGATATAAGAAGATACGTTTTTTCACTTGACGAGAGTGATAATAATGATCCTGTTATTCTTGATATTAACAGTGTAAAGGCACTTCTTGGCATTAGCAATAAGGCTGATTTTATGGCTGAACTCTCAAGACTTGTAGTTACTGAAGGCGATAAAAAAATGATTATTCCACTTGCCAAAGAAGTTGGAATTGACAATGTGGCAGTTTATAAGCGTAATGAAATAGAAAATATTTCAGGCTATAAGTTTTAAGAAAGGGTGTGGTTAAAATGGCTACTACCTATGAAGATGTGGTCGCTGTTTTTGAGTCCACATTTCTTGAAAGGGTTGCGTTAAGTGACGACCTTGTTTTTCAGTGGTTTAAAATGGCTTGTGGCGAGTTTTCAACTCAAATTAGTCAGCTTTACTTTAATAATGAGAAAAAAATATTTACTGATATTGACGGAAACGATATTGTTTTGAATCAGATAGTTGTTAATATATTGGGCTATACAATAAAGAGATTTTATTGTGAAAGACAATATAGCAAAATTGTCAAACGTAGCAATATAGTTTCAAAAGATTTATCAATAAATAACTCAGAGGGTGACAAAAGACAAGCTAAAGTTGAGATTGATTGGGTGAACTTTAAAATAGTTGACCTTTATGAGCAACTTAAAGATACTGCGTATAATTGAGGTGGTTGAATGAGTAAAGAATGGTATTTAATTCGGCAACCGTATTATACGGAAGGTTCTGAAAAACCAGATTTGTTGTTTGATAGTAAAATGTCATTCAATGACGTTTTAGAGGATAGCGTTATTGAAGATGATATTATTCTGTGCAGTGGAGTGTTTAATGGCGAGAATTTTGAAAATGAATTTGCTACAAAGGGCATAATTCAAAATGAAATACCTGACACGCCAACACAAGCTTGGCAAAGACAGATTTTGACTTATATTAGTACAATATCGGACTATAAGTACATTAAATATGACAATAAGATTTGGCTAATATTGACCGAGCTTACAAATAACAAACTGTATGAAAAATCTATTTTGTATTTGTGTAATTACGTTATTAAGTGGCAAGACGAAAACGGAATAGTTCACTATAAGCCGTGTAATATTCAAAATGCTTCACAGTACAACTCGGGCACAAATGAGACAAAAGTAATTACCATTGGTTACGATCAGTTAATGATGTACATTTCGCTTGACGAGGAAACAAAATATTTTCCCCATGATAAGCGTTTTTTCATTGATTATAATGACAAAGAGCCTACACCTTATAGAATTACTAGACCTGATACTGTCAGCTTCTCTTTTGGAAATAGCAGATGTATGCACATTATCTTGTCAGAGAGTCAACACAATCCGCAGACAGATAGAATTGACCTTATGCTATGTGACTACTTTAAGCCTAATGATGCAACCAAACCTGTTGAAATATCTTACAGTGGCAATGCAGAAATTCGTTGTGGTGGTACAGTAAAAACATTTACTGCAAAAACAGATAAGAGTGTCACTTGGTCTTTGAAATTACTTGATAAACAACAAGATTTTATTACCATGATAGTAAATGAAAATAAGGTAAAGATAAAGTGTTTAAACAACAATGCTTTAATCGGTAGCTCTTTTAAATTGGTTTGTATAGTTGATGATGTTTTGTCTGAATTGTTAATTAATATAGTGGGAGGTGTGTAAAATGCCAAATAGTTCTGCTATACCACAGTGGAAGTCTAAGGCTATTTCTATGATGTTGTCGCAAGATAATATTATGGAGCTGTTTGAAAAATCGGAAGAAGATTTAGAAAATATTGTTTACACAAATATATTCCCATATGGCTATATTCCGAAAACACAGACGGATGTTGAACTGTATATTACTGTTGAGGTTTCCGTTCCTAAAATGCTATTTAGACAAGTATGGGAGCACCCTCATATGACAATTAAATTAATTTGCCACCAAGATAAAATGAGGTTAAATAAAGCAGGTATCTCTGCAACGAGACTTGATTACTTGTCAACTTTAATTGATAAATTGCTAAATGGCACTGATGGTTGGGGATATGGATTACTAAGTCTAGTTTCTAATACAGAATATAATCTTTCACCTGTTTACAAGGTTCGAGAAATGATATTCCAAGGACAAGATCTTAGTAATGATATGTGTGGCGGTGCAACGAATGGTTGATGAGCTGAAGATATACCGTGGAGACGATATAAGAATTACAGATGATATTATCATACATAACCCAACTTTGAATGATATTGTTGAGATAGGTGAAAAGAAATTTTTATCATTTTGTCAAGATTTCACAGCACATCATTTGGATAGCCCATATATAGTATTGCTAACTGATTTAGGTGTTGACTTTACAACGATCTCAGATTGGGATTTGTTTGTTTGCTTATCTCTTGTGTTTGATGAAAGCATTTGCAAGTTTTTGTTTGGAAATTTGGATTTCAAAAGTATGAAACCATATGTTGACGGTGACATTAAAGGCATACGCAACAAAGACGGAATTATAATTACACCAAAAATTCATGCAAAAATGGTTGGTTATATTCGCAAATTTGCAAATATATCGACACCACAATTTCAAAAAATACTTGACAACCCGACACAGAAAAGTATGGCAATCAATAGTGCTAGGAGAGAAATTGAAAGTGCAAGGCGTAGGGAAATGTTTTATCCTAGTGGGTCGGCACTTTTACCTATTATATCATCAGTGGTAAATTACGCAGGTTGCAATTACACAAACAAAACAATATTTAATATGAATTTATATGCCTTTTGGGACACCGTAAAACGTATACAAGCTTATGACAATGCCTCACATTTGTTTTCGGGTATATATAGTGGGTGTGTAGATTTATCAAAGAATAAAAAACTAAAAGAAGAACTTAATTGGATGCGAAGCTTTAGATAACTTATCCGATTAAGTTTTTTTATTTACACAAAAGAAAGGAATGATTATATGAATATTAATACTTTTATTCCGCAGAAGATTAGTAGAGCAATTCATACTAAAAATGACGGTACTGTAAATTGGTACACAAATCAGGTACAGGACTTCTCAATTAAGGTAGATGGTAACGAGCAGACTAAACAGGATGCTGATGGAAATACTATTGCTACTGTTACCAAGGGTAAGAGTTGTACTGTATCTTTTGCTACACTTGTTTATGATATTAATATTATTGCAGCTATGAATGGCACTGAGAAAAAGATTGCAAGTTCTTCATCTAAGCTTACTGCTCCTGCGTTTGAGGAGTTTAAAATTGCTAGTGAGCAGACTACAGTTGTACTGAAAAACAAAACTTCTGATATAAACTCTATTTCAGTAATGACACTTTCTACAGATGGTTCAGCCGATAAGGTTTTCAAGGTAGCAGGTGCTATATCAGAAGGTAAGGTTACATATACTGACACAACTAAAACAGTTACTTTCAATACAGGCGATATAAAAGAGGGAGATACTGTTCTTGTCAAGTATGATTACGCTGTAGAAGAAGGTGTCGGAATGACAGCTTCAGCAAACGACTATCCAACAGCAGGTAGACTTTATGTTGAAGTTGAGGGATTTGATATTTGCGATCAGTCAACAAAGATTTATGCTTACTATCGTTTCCCAACAGCTAAAATGCAGTCCTCTTATGAGACAGCTATAGCCCTTGACAGCACATACAATATTACTATGGATTGTGCCGTAGATTACTGTTCTGAGGACAAGCAGTTCTATAGTCTTGTTATTCCGGGCGTAGCTTAATGGTAGAGTGTTGGATTTGTGGAAAGGAATACAATTATTGTCCTCATTGTCGGAGATACCAGACTTGGATGAGGCATAGTTGTAGTCCTAAACACTATCAAATTGAGTTGCTTCTTGAAGAATACCGAGAAGGTATCGTTAGCAAAGCTGAAGCAGCTCAGTGTTTTTGCAACATTGGAATAGATGAGAATTATGATTTTTCTGAGTTTCTTCCAGAAGTGGCTAGAGATATTAAAGAAATAATCAATTTTGATGATGTTCCTATAAAATCTGTTACAAGGGCTAAGAGAAATAAAAAAACTAAATAAAATAGAAAGGGCGGTTATTATGATAAGTATTGACCGCCCTTATTTTTTTTATAAAGAGGTAGAAATGACAGATAGAAGTAAGTTTAATGTAGATAAAGACAAATCAAAACGTAGTTATAATGGCATTATTTTTGACTCAGTGTTAGAAATGAAATATTATCGTGATGTACTTTGTCCTTTAGCGGAAAGCGGTGAAGTGATTTCGTATGAGTCACAGAAACCATATGAACTGCAACCGAAGTTCATTCACGATGGCAAAACTGTGTTGCCAATTAAATATGTCGCTGATTTCGTGGTTACTTATAAAAATGGTGTCACTGAAGTTATAGATACAAAAGGTATGCCAGACTCAGTGGCAATACTTAAACGTAAATTGTTTTGGTATTGCTATCCAGACATTACATATAAGTGGATTACTTATGCTAAAAAGTTTGGTGGGTGGATTGATTATGATGAGTGTAAGAAACTGAGAAACGCAGAAAAGAAACGCAAGAAAACGGAGGAAAATTGAATGAAAAATAAGCTTAGTTTTGCGGAAATGCAGGCATTTATAAATAATGTAGTCAAGGGTACAGTTGAGTACGGAGCAGGATATGAAGAAATTTTGCGTAAATATTACGTTGTCACTCTTTACGGAGAACATAAATTTTCATCAGATGATATTGCAGAGATTTATGATAGTGGAGAGCTGGATAGGGAATGTAATAATATTGATTGGGAGTCGATTGATGACGCACAGTATAGCATGATTAATGCAGCTATTGACAGCGGTATTGACATGAATGTTAGATACAAGGCGGCTGAAAAGGTTATGAGCATGGCAAACATAGCTATAACGGAGCTTGCAAGCAAGGCAAAAGAAATGATAGAACAGATTAGTGTTACTACGAAAGATATTGACACTGAAAGCTTAAATGAAGTGTTAAAAACACTTAAAGATAGTAATGACATGGCAAATAAAATTGTAATTTCAAACAATAAGGACGGTGACTAATATGTTCTTTGCAGAACAGGAAATAACACTTGGAATAGTTCCTAATGCTAGGAATATTCATAGGTTTGTGTATTTTACACAGGTACGCCCCTCTGTGGTTAATCTGACAACAGATAGAACGGTCAATGGTAAATCAATTATAGGTCTTTGTAGCCTTGGTTTAAGAAATGGTGACAAAGTTACGATAGAAACACATAGTAAAGTTTCTCAGAAGCAAGCTGACGAGGATTTAAAGCTTGTTGTAAATTGGTTGCGTGGTGAGGAATAAATGGTTGTAAAAAACCTTAAAGAACTAGAGCGAGAACTAAGAACAAGAATTGATTACGCTCTGCTTACAGATGTTACCGAGGTTGTTACCACTGTTATGCTAGATCATATTGAAAGAGATGTTTACGATAGTTATGTACCACATGAATATGTAAGACGATATGATAATGGTGGCTTAATGGATATTAACAATATTAATTCTTCTATTGAAGGTGACACTTTAGTTGTAGAGAATAATACAATGGCTAATCCATATATTTTTGTTCAGAGCAAAATGGTTAAGTCAGATAATGCAGACCAAGAATTAGCACCTATCATTGAAACTGGTTGGGGGTACGATTTTGGAAACTGGACGTATCATGGTGTTGCTAGACCATTTGTATATAATACAAAAGAGGATTTAAGTGATAACAAATATCACATTATAGCTTTAAGGCAAGGACTTAAAAGACAAGGAATAGAGGTGAAGTGAAATGGCAGATGATTTAAAAATACGAGTTCCTGTGGAACTTGACACAAGTAAAGTTAAGGACGATATACCTAAATTAAATAATATACTTGCAAATGACAATAAGGCTCATGCTAAAATCATTGGTGAGTTGGATTTGAATAAAACACAAAAGAAAATTCAATCTCAACTTGCTACAATCAGCAAAAATCTAAAAATAGATATTGGTGGTTTAAATGTAACTTCTATTCAGAGTGGTATAAAGGTTGCTGAAAAACAGGTAGTTAGCTCTGTTAAAAATATAAAGCATGAGATACAGAATATTGACACAACTCTTGCAGAAACTTTCAAGGCAGGTTTTAATAAAGACGGACAGATAGATATTGTTAAAACTATTGAAAATGCAAGAAAAGTTTTGAGTCAGTTTGGTAATCCGACATTTTCATGGACTAAAGATAGTTCGGGTGAAGTTACTCAAATTACGGCAGAAGTTACAAGCTTGACAGGTCAAGTTGAAAAACTGAAATATGCTCTGAACGAAACAAATGGGTCATTTGACTATCTATCGGGTAGCAGTTCTGAAAAGGGTATATTAAAGCTGATTGCGGATATTGATAAGGCTAAGTCAAAATACACAACACTTCTTTCCGAGTTTAAGTCATCAAATTCGGGCATTGAAACAGGACTCACTAAGGAAATCACAGATGTTAATAATGCTATTAATAACCTTGGTAAAGGTGGCTCTGTTGCGGAAGTTGATAGTTTATTTAATACTCTCAAGACTACTGCGAACGAGATTAAGCAAAATCTTGATACCACTTCAAGTTCATTTAATAAAGTAACAAATGCTGAAAACACTTTGGCAAAAATGCCTGCCACAATACAAGAAATTTCAAATAACTTTTCTAAGCTGAAAAATCAGCCACAAGAAATTGTGGATTTAATTCAAGGTTTAAACACTCAATTAATCAAGGTAAAAGATACCGAGGAGAATTTTGGACGCAATAAACAATGGTCTGAAGAATATCGTGAGTTAGTTGTTTCGGTTAAAAAAGCAGAAACAGAAATAAAGAGCTTACAGTTACTTGAAAAATCTGATAATTCTGAGGCACAGCAGCAAGCTCATTATTATAATAAGATGTTTGGTGAAATCAAACAGATTAATAAGCTTAAAAAGCAACAGGTCAATGCTGGCGAGCAAGAAAATGTTGAGCTAAAAAGACAGATTAAAAATCTTGAGAGTAGAGTTTCTTATGACGAGAAGCAGCTTAAAAAGAAGAAACTGATTACAGAAGAACTTGAAAGACAAAAAAATGAATTAATAAACATTGGTAGGGAAGAACTTAGATTAGCCAATTCTCGTTCTGCTGATAAATCGTCAGCTACATCTACTAAAACAGAAAATAATGTAGCTAGACTTACGCAAAATCTCACTACCTTAGAAGCAAAGTGGAAAGAGTCGCCTATCTTTAATGGAGAGTTCCAAGAAAAGTTTAATGAGTTAAAAACAAGTTTGTCTAATGTAGGTGGCGATCCTAAAGCATTAGACGAATATCGTATTAAACTCAATGAACTAACAAATGAGTTAAAGAGGGCAGATGTAGCTTATAAAGCTAGTTTTTCTAGCAATAAATCACAACAGAATATAAAAGCTACAAGGCAGAACATTAAAAAGTTAATATACACAATTCAGACATGGCAACAGGCTAATACTAAAGCCATGGGCAAGAATACTTTTAATGGCGGTACATATCAGGTTGAAACTGATAATATGATAGCCTCACTCAAAAAGTTGCTTAATGCTAGCGATCTAACTGCGAGCGATTTGAAAGTCAATGTTGATAAAATCAATCGTAGTTTTAGGACAATGAGTTCTGAAGCACAGGCAGCAGGTGTGAATGGGTTAAGCTTTTTCGATAAGATTAAAGAGGACGCTTTAAAATTCACAAGCTGGATGAGTTTAACTACTGTGATTTCAGGTATATCAAGAGAAGCTGTTAAGTTCTATAATAATGTTGTAGATATTGATACAGCTATGACAGAATTGCGTAAGGTTACTGATAACACAAATCAGCAATATGCCGAGTTCTTTGATAATATAGGTCAAAAGGCTAAAGATTTAAAGATTGATTTGTCTGATCTTATTTCTCAAACCGCAGAATGGGGTAAACGTGGTTATAGTTTAGATGAAGCTGAAACACTTGCCACAAACTCAGGTATTTATTCAGTTGTTGGTGAAGTAGATAATGCAACAGCAGTACAAGACCTAACAACAGTTATGAAAAGCTATAACATGACAGTTGATGAGTCTATCAATATTGTTGATAAGTTTAACGCAATATCAAACAAGTATGCTGTTTCAGCAAGTGATATTGGTGATATGCTATCAAGGTCAGTATCTTCACTGAGCGTAGCAGGAAATACACTAGACCAAGCAATAGCAATGGGTACAGCCATTACAGAAATAACTGGAGACGCAGCCGAAGCGGGTAAACGCAAATTGCCCAACTATATAATAATATATAGTATGCAGATAACTATATCGGTCAAAGGCTAAAGGATAGTTAAGACCGAGGTAAGACTCAATTTTTTTTGAGTAACCGTAGAGACTACAGGATATATATGGCAACATATGTATTGAAGTTATCCGTCCTTATTACAGGGCGTAATATATAGTCCGAGCATCGTATTATAATCCTATAAAAAAAGAAATACGAGAGTTAGCCAGAAATGACTAACCGCTACATATTTAATGTAGTCAGTACCAATATAATTGGGAAAGTAACAGATTGAACAGTTTGAAAGTTCTGTCAATGCGACTTCGTGGAGCGAAAACAGAACTAGAAGATGCAGGCGAGTCAACAGAGGGCATGGCAGTATCAACCTCAAAACTGAGGGAAGATATTAAAGCTCTTACTAATGTAAATGGCACAGGTGGCTTTGACATAATGAAGGACTCTCAGAACTTTAAGAGTACCTATGAAATTATGAAAGGTATCGCCAATGTTTGGAACGACCTTACTGATACATCAAAAGCCGCTGTCATAGAGAAAATTGCAGGTAGAGTTTACCTGAATGTACAGAAATGTGCATAAAGAATATATTTAATTGCAGGTAATGAGTAAAGCCTTACACCACAATAATGAAGAAATTACATTATGACGGTGCGAAAGCAGAAATAACGTAAGGATTGTATAAGGTCAAAAGCCTAAGTACAGTAACAATCTCTGTTCATGCAGCTAAGTACCCTAACGTTATCCTAGATCATAGGACAGTTTAAGTCGAGGGTAAAAGTTCAACGACTATTCCCCATATGGGGTTGTAACAATAAAATAAAGGTGGAAATCCTGAATAGTTGCAACAAAAGAAGTACGGCTCAATCGCAAATGGAGTGGGAGAATAACCCTTAAACGGAAAAGGTATAATTGCTGTCATAAATGACGTGATTAAGAAATAGTCTAAACTCTATGTGAAAGCATAGGATATGTTATATAACATATAAGTAAATTTGCGACTTACTTTAATATAATTGAAGCAAAGAGGCAATACAATTACTACATTGCTTACGAATATGAGTCAAGCGGATAAAATTGTTAATGACTCAATAGGCTCTGCTGGGTCTGCTATGTCAGAGTATGAAAAATACCTTGACTCTATTCAAGGAAGAGTGCAAGGTTTTCAGACAAGTATCGAAAATTTGTCAGCTACTCTGATTAATGGTGATTTGGTTAAATTCGGTATCACCAGTGGAACACAAATTATTGATGTTCTTGATAATCTAATTAGTAAATTCGGTGTTTTAGAAACACTTATTCCTGCTGTTATGGCAGGATTATCATTCAAAAACGTAGGTAAACAATTATTAAAGATGCCAACTTATGCACAGCCACAAACTATATGTGCATAGGTCACACACGTTTTAAAATAAGGTTGCCAAATTGCTGGGCAGACAAACTGTTTGTATAAATTTATAAATATTTAGACAAATTTATATAAATAGTACGAATACCCTTTGTATCAAGTAATTGGTGCAAACTCCACGTTAAATGCTTTTAACTCCTAAAGTCTTACAACCCAAACAGTAATTTGAAAAGATAAGCTGAGAGGTACGAAAGTAGAAAAAATAGTAAGAATAGTCTATGCTGAAATAAAAGCTAATCAGTGCTAATGAGAGGATAAACGTGACACATTAGAAACGTTAGTGCTAAGGACTAATACAATGGACGTTTAGCAGGGAAATTCCTAAGTTATATATAATAATATGGAAAACCCCCAACGACTATCTCCTAGAGGGAGAGTAAAACCACAAGCTTATGGTGGAAGAAAAATGTGGCTCTATAATGCAATATTATAGATGAAGATATAGTCTACGCTCATGTGAAAGCATGAGAGGTCTGTCGGTAACGACAAGACTGTATTGGAAGTTGCGTTCCAATATGAATAAGATAAATATGTACAAATCAAATAAATTTATAAAAATCTATTGACATTTATATCATTTAGTGTTATAATCATTATAGAGGTGATATAAATGGAATTATTAAGCATAGGTAAATTTGCTAAATTAGTGGGAATAACACCCGCAACATTAAGACGTATGCAAGAAACAGGGGAATTAATACCAGAACATATATCAAAAGGTGGAACAAGATATTATTCTACCGAGCAATTAAAAATGTTTAAGAATGATACCGTCAAACAAGTTGTGATAGGATATTGTCGAGTGTCTACATTTTCTCAAAAAGATGATTTAAACACACAAATTAATAATGTTAAATCATATATGATTGCTAAAGGTTATCAGTTTGAGATAATAACAGATATAGGTTCAGGAATTAATTACAAGAAAAAAGGTTTACAAACATTATTAAAAAGAATTAATAACCGTGATGTATCAAAAATAGTAATCTTATATAAAGACAGATTAGTGGGGTTTGGCTATGAGATGATCGAATATATATGCCAACTGAATAATGTTGAAATAGAGATTATTGATAATACAGAATATACTAAAGAGCAAGAACTCACAGATGATTTAATACAAATAATTACAGCATTTGCTAATCGTTTGTACGGTCAAGGTTCAAAAAAGACAAAACGGTTAATTGAAGAGGTAAAAAATAATGTTGACAACAAAGAAGGTACGTCTTAAACTAACTCCAGAACAAGAGATACAATTTAGAAAAAGTTGTGGAGTCGCAAGATGGGCTTATAACTATCTTTTATCTGAAAAACAACGAGTGTATGATGAATATATTTCTAATGGTAAAACTGGTAAAAAGACAATTAGCGAAGGAGAAGTGCGTAAATATATAAATAATGTTTTAAAACCTACTACACATCAATGGTTGAAAGAAGTTGGTAGTAATGTTATGAAACAAGCAGTTAAAGATGCTGATAATGCATATAAAAACTTCTTTAATGGATTGTCTAAAAGACCTAAATTTAAGTCAAAGAAAAGTAGTAAGCAATCTTTTTATGTAAATTATGAAAGTCTTACAAGAATAAATGGTGGTTTTAAAGGTGAGAAGTTAGGTTTTGTTAAAACTTCTGAACCATTGCCAAAACTTGCTGACGGAGAAAAATATGCCAATCCTCGAATTACATTTGACGGAAAATATTGGTATCTATCAGTGGTATATAATATTGAGCCAAAATCAGTTCAATTAACTAATGAAAGTTTAGGTATTGATTTAGGTGTAAAAAACTTGGCAATATGTTCAAATGGTGTAACTTATAAAAACATTAATAAATCGAAACGAGTAAAAGCATTAAAACGCACACTTAAAAGAGAACAGCGAAAACTTTCAAGAAAGATTGAATGTAATATTATAGGTTACGCAAATAACAGAAAACCTATATTTAGAACACCCTTACAAGGCTGTAAAAATATTCAGAAACAAATTCATTATATCAAACTCATAAACAGAAAGATAAACAGTATAAGAAATAATCATCTTCATCAAGCAACTGCTGAAATAGTGAAAACCAAGCCATTTCAGATAGTTATGGAAACATTAAATATTACAGGAATGATGAAGAATAAACATCTTGCAAAAGCAATAGCAGAAGAAAAGCTTTTTGAGTTTAAACGACAGATAAAATACAAGGCTGAAATGTATGGAATAAAAGTTGTAGAAGTTCCAACATTCTATCCAAGTTCAAAAACTTGTTCTGTATGTGGCTGTATAAATACAAATCTTAAATTATCTGATAGAGTGTATCATTGTGATAGCTGTGGTATTACTCTTGATAGAGATTTAAACGCAGCAATTAATTTAGCAAATTATAAAGTTATATAATTCACTATAAAGAATTTTATAACTATGTACCTATCGTTACTGGGGAATTTAAGTCTACAGAGTGTTATAACAAATGAGAGTAGCTTAGGCAAAATCAGACACGATGAAGTAGAAAGTCTAATTCGTGAGAATAGACATGGTGTAGATATTTATAAATTATAATAGATTTGTACATATTTATCGTAACGGAACGGCTAAAGCTTTGCGACTACTTGTAACAATGGTATTACAAGAGTGAGGAAACTCGGAAACAATAGCAAAGATGACATATGCTGAGATAAAAGCCTATTATACTATTATAATAGGTGCTAAGTGTTATTAAAAATGTCAGGTCAGCAGCCAACCCCTATCGGGAGATACGGACTAGGTTCAGAGAGTAGACGGTAACTATCTTGTGGCAAGATAAAGGTGTACTCCAACTATAGGTAACACCTATAGCGTTTCCAAAATGAATTATCCCTCATTTATTTAGTTTTGCCCTTTAACAGTAAGGGTGGGATAAAACTGTTATTAATCATTTTGCATAGTGATTTATTTTACACTATTCATTTGCGTATGTCAACACTAAATTTGTTCGTTAATAAAAATTTTACATTTATATTCACACAATGTTTGTTAATGCAACCAATATATGGCTTGACATTAGTTCCCAAAATGGGTATACTGATAATAGAAATATGCGTTAAACGCATAATTTATTATTTACACGCATATTTTAGGTGTTCACTCCTATAATGTAATAGAGGTGATACCGTATGGGAGAAACTAATAACAAAAAGAATGTACGTAAAAAGATGAAGGAGTTGATAGATATGGCAGTTATGAGTAAACCTGTAAATCTTGCCTTCGTTGTTAGAGAAGATAAAGCGGACGAATTTATTAATTCCAAGTCCTCCGCAGCAGTTATTTCAAAAATAAAAAAACAGGCAAGAGAGATGATGAAACATTCGACTTTTAACGGACAGCCATGGGACGAAGATATTAGGAAATCACTTTAAGATTAAACTATAAGTATTTCATTTTAATTAACAACTACACACAAAGGTATAAAATTATTTTAAAATTTAGAGGTGAGATTTATGGCTAAAACAATAAATGTACAGAATACTAAGATGTCGATTGAGGAGTTTAATCAATTTATTACAGCCAATTTAGATTTTATACTGAGTAATGTACCGCACAATCCTACAATAAACAAAGATGATGAGTGGAATGATAAAATCTACGATAATTATGCAAAAATCGATGACGATAGGAAGTGACATAAATGGCGAAGAAGCAATGGGAGTTGTGGTACGCTAATTTTCCCTTTGAAGATAAAAATATCTCAAAGGATAGACCTGTTATTATATTGAGTGTGCAACCTTTGTGTGTACTGTCAATTAAAGTGACAAGTCATGAAGTGAGAGAAGCCGATAAATATGATGTACCTATTACTCATTGGCAAGAGGCAGGATTAAAGCATGAGTCTGTAGCACGAATTTCCAAAACCGTATCGTTGGATAACAGTAAGTTCCGAAGAAAAATTGGTGAACTACATAAAGATGATATTGATATTATTCTTGAAAATTATGTTCAGTTTTTGCTTGAGTCAGATCAGGTTAAAATGGAAAACGGCAAGGGTGACAACGAGTTACTGAACGCAGCAAATGAATAGACATAGAATAAGACCCTAGATTTTCTCTAGGGTCTTTTGTTATTGACATTTTCACTAATTTTTAGCTTGAAACTTTGTACATATTGTATATTGATTTTTTGTCGTTAATGTCATATAATATAGTAAAGAAATGATTCAAGAGATTGAACACTTCAAATGTTTGTCGCTGCTAGATATGCGACTAATAAATAGTCTAGTTCAAATGTTTGTCGCTGCTAGATATGCGACTAATAAATAGTCTAGTTCAAATATAGTCTCGCCTAGAGCGGGACTATTTGTTTTGAGGGGCATAAATTAATGGAAGTTGGACATTTTTATTTTTTGGACAATCAATATTATCAAGATTTCAATGACGATAAGCTTATGAGCAATCATGAAACTGTTGATGGTGAAGTACATGGTCGCCCTTGCTATTGTTGTATAAACACATCTGATAACGGTATTTATTGGGCTATTCCAATATCTTCGCAAGTTGAGAAATATAGAAAAATATATGATAAGAAGATTGACAAGAATGGAAAATGCGATACCATTGATTTTGGGGAAGTGCTTGGTGCAGAAAGAGCGTTTTTAATTCAAAATATGTGTCCTGTCACTGATGACTATGTAAAGGACGAATATCAACATTTAGGTGTACCAGTAGCCATTGATTATATGACATATAAAAGAATAGTGTCTAAGGCTACAAAGGTGTCTGCTTTAGTACATAATAAAAATTCACATTTGATATTTCCAGACGTGCTAAAAATTGAAAAAACATTAAAGGCAAAAAACAAATAGAATACAGCATAAATAAAGCTCCGATATTCTCGGAGCTTTTGTTATACATGAACACACATTGTTTACTTTTGCCCATTTGTACACTTGTGTACACTCATATACTCATACACTCATACTCATTATCTATTCACTCAAATTAACATTTACGTTAATCCAATCCTTGCCGTCACGTTCCATAGTGACAGTATAGTATAATCTGCCCTTAACACCAAAACTATTTTCAGCGTCCACATAAGATGATACAGTGTAGCTATCATCATGATGTGTAATAAAGTTTTTATCATACATTGGATAATCTGCCGTGGCAGGGGCTTTTAACTGTTTATTTACATAGAATTTAGCTGCTGTGTAAGCTTCTTGGCTGTAGTCTTTTTCAGAGCTTGCACTATTTATGGCAAGGTAAATAATTAAAATTAATATGCCCCATGCAATTACATTAGCAATAAAAATCCCCAAACAACCATTACTTTTTTTGTTTTTGTTGGGTATCACGTTTGTGTTTTCTTCCATTTGTATTTCCTCCATTGTTATTTGTATCAAAACTGCAAATATAGGGTTTAGGTCTTTAAAACAACCAAAGATGATGGTGGTAATGATAGGATAAGTGTATTTGGGCAAATGATAACTCAGTTGTCCGATTTTAAAAAGATAAATCCGTTTAGTCAGTTTAAAAACAATTCACTTATTCCTGTAAATGAAATAGCAAACGTCCGTCAATTTAATAATCTTTTAACACAAGGTAAATCAGTAGCCGAAGCCGAGTCAATAGCTTTAAAAGGCTGTTCTAAAACAACTCTTGACATTGCTAGAAGTGCTAATGGTGCAGCGGTATCAGAAGAAATACTGTCTGCTTCTTTAAAGGGCGTTGCAACTTCTTCCAAACTTGCTGCTGTTGGTATGAAAGCGTTTGCTGGCAATATGCTTACAGGTTTAGCTATTTCTTTCTTGCTTGATGGTATTATAACACTTTTTGATAATATTGTCAATGGTGCAGATAATGCAAAAGAAAGTTTAGCTCAGTTCACAAGTAGTTTTTCTGACTCTATTGACAAATTAGATGAAGAAAACAAGTCAGTAAACGAATTAGTAAATCGTTATGTAACTTTGGTTGCAACAACAGATGACTTGTCAACTGTTAAGGATGATTTGAATACTATTCAGGACAACTTAATTGACAAGTACGGTAATGAAGCTAAGAGCCTTGATTTGCTTAATGGCAAAATGTCCGAAAATATTAAGAAAATCAAAGAGTGGAAAAAAGAAAAGGCTGAGAGTGAACTTTATCAAGAGTCGGATATTACTGATCCTGATGATAGTGATAGAAAGCTGAGTATTGCCGAGGCTTACGCCTTGGCTCAAAAAAAGTTAAAAGAGGGAAGTTCTTTCGGTTCTAATGGCGGTAGAGTAGGTCAAGCGTATGTTCCCGATACGTTATTTGGAAAATACAACAGTAATGCAGACATAAACAAGGTTGGTTCTCGTGATTACGGCGATTGGGGCGATTACAAAGAAGTAGCCGAAATACTTAAAAAATACAATAACGTTGGTATGGGTGGTTACGATGATGATACATTATACTTTGCAGGTACAATGCAAGAACGTATTGATACTATGCAAAAGGTTTATGATGAATTATCCGAGAAATGGGCAAACATTTCAAAAGACGATAATCGTAACAAGTGGTTGACTGATTTACAGAAAGAAATTGCTACCACAACAGAGGAATATGATAAACTTTCTAATGCCGTTGATAAATACAACGAAATTCAGAAAACACTTGAAAACTATAACACAAGTGAAGAATTTAGCAAAGCATTTGATGAAGCTCAGAAAGCTACTGAAAGTTATAGTCATGCTGTAGCAAATAAAAATATTGACGATGTTGATAGGCTTTATGATTTAACTCAGAAATACAAAGATAAGTTAATCAACTTGGCTAATGGTGACGAGGATTTAATTGACTATGTTAATACTTTCTTTGAAACTTTGCCTGCAAAATTAACAACAGGTACTTTTGATATTTCTGAGTGGACGGACGATATTGACGAAGTTCAGAATAAAGCAAAATCACTTAAAGATACTTTAACAAGTCTGCAAGACGGAAGTATTTCGGATAGTGACTTAGTTGAACTGTTTAAATCATATCCTGACTTGGCTAAATTCTCGGGCAACACGGAAAAGCTGACAGAAGAAGTTAAGAAACTGATAAGACAAAACCCTAAAGAATTAATAAACAGATTAAAAGAACTATCAAACAGTTTGCCGAATGGCAATGATAAGGCTAATGTAGAAGGTCTTATTTCAAGTCTTGAAAAACTTGGAGAGGTAGCTTCTTCTATTTCCGACGTTAAACTGTCTGTAGACGATATTGAGAAAATTTATGAGGAAACGTTTGATGATCTTATAGATAAAGCTGAGGACGAGAAAGATGTTCTTGAAGAACAAAAGAATATTCTTACAGAACAAAAAACTCAACTTGACAATATTATTTCTCAGTACGAAACTGTTGCAAACACAGTAGAGTCTTATATTGACGAGCAGAAATCAGCTATTGAGGACAGATATAATGCTGAAATTGATGCCATTAAAGCTGTTAATGAAGAAAAACAAGATACTATTGACTTACAGGAAAAGCTAAATAATCTTGAAAATGCTAAAAAGAAAAAGGTAAATGTTTATTCTGAAGCTAGTGGTTGGCATTTGGAAACCAATACCGAGGAAGTAAACAAGGCACAGCAGGAATATGAACAGGCTAGTGCTGATAAACGTGTATCTGACCTTGAAAAGCAGCGTGATAAGGAAACTTCATTGTGGGATAAGTATAAACAACAGTGGCAAGACCTTATCAACAGCTCTACTAACACAGAAAATGAACAGCTTGCCAAAGATATTTTAGGTGTTAATTGGACGGACAAAATAGCACAGCAAGACACAAATATTCTTAATGACTTTGCAAGCAAATACCAATCTTATCGTTCTCAACTTTCAGATCAGGTTGAAAAGGAAATTGAGAGCGTTGAAAAAGAGATAACGGCTAAAAGCAAAGAAATTGAGGCATACAAGAAAGAAAAAGAAGCTTTATCAAAGTATGTTACAGATATTACGAATAAGAATAAAGACTACATAAAACAGTTGACAGATGTTTCTGAAAAAGAAATGCAGACTATGGAAGGTAGAACCAAGTTCTTAGAGGATTGTAAAAAACGTGCTAGGGAAGCTCTTGACTATTCTGATATTTCTGTTGAGGGTGCTAAATCGAATGGTTTGTATCTTGTTCAATATGACGGTGAAACTGTTGGAACAGGGCTTGATGAAGCACAAGCAGAACAGTTAAAATCTGAACTGTACGGCAAAATGGTTTCATCAGAACTATTGGCTAATCCTATGCTTGGTAAGAACAAGGGTGCATTAACAGCTATTCTTAATGCTTTAAAGAGTAAGTTCAACATTATTAAGCCATATCGTTCAGGTGGTATTGATGATTATACAGGGCTTGCACAACTTCACGGAAAGCCAAATGCAGTTGAAACTATCTTCAATTCAGAGCAAGGCAGAAAGCTATACAACCTTGTGGCTAATACAGATAATCTTGTCAATTATATTGGAGATAAGATTTACAATGGTATAACAGATTTGGTAAGGACAAAAATGTCCTCGCCAAACAATATTCAAAATAGAAGTGACACAAACAATAAGACTATTGTATTCCAGATTGATACTGTCAATACAACAGACGGCACAACATTCTTAGAGCAGATGAACGCTTATCTGCAACAGGCTGATTTGGATAGAATAGTCGGTAAAAATTATTAAATAAACACAAAAGTAATAAAGAGCCATTAATTATTTAGTGGCTCTTATCTTTTGGAAATATTTTAAATTCAATAAAATATTGACAAACGTGGACGAATGTGGTATAATGTACTTATAAGAAACAATAAAGGAGTTTTTATATGAGTAATTACAAACCACAAGAATTTGCTGAAATGATAGGTGTATCTGTAAAAACCTTGCAACGTTGGGACAAAGAAGGCAAACTTAAAGCATATCGCACTCCAACAGATAGGCGTTATTATACTCACAAACAATATGTCGATTATATGGGTGATGGTAATAGTAAACACGGCAAAACGGTCATATATACAAGAGTATCTACTTATAATCAAAAAGATGATTTACAAAATCAAGTCGAATTTTTAAAACAATATGCTAATGCAAAAGGGATTATTGTTGATGAAATCTTTGAAGATATAGGTAGTGGGTTAAATTACAATCGCAAGAAATGGAATAAACTTATTGAAGATTGTATGCTTGGATTAATAAAGACTGTTATTGTTGCTCATAAAGACAGATTTGTACGTTTTGGATATGAATGGTTTGAACGTTTTCTTAAATCTGATGGTGTTGAGATTATTGTTGTTAATAATGAAAAGGCATCACCAGAGCAAGAATTAGTTAATGATTTAATATCCATTATACACGTTTTTAGCTGTCGTATATATGGTTTAAAAAAGTATAAAAAGCAAATCGAAGGAGATGAAGAAATTGCTAAAGAGTTACAAGACAGAAATAAACCCAACGTTCGAACAGAAACAAACAATTAATCGCACTATTGGAGTATGCAGATACGTTTACAACTTTTATCTTGCTCACAATCAAGAAATATATAAAACTGAAAAACGTTTTGTATCTGGAATGGACTTTTCTAAATGGATTAACAATGAATTCATTCTCAACAATCCTGACTTTCATTGGATAAAAGAGGTTAGCAGTAAGTCTGTTAAACAAAGCATTATGAACGCTGAGAGAGCTTTCAAGAACTTTTTTAAAGGAAAATCAAGATTTCCAAAGTTCAAGAAGAAAGCAAAATCAGATGTAAAAATGTATTTTGTAAAAACAAATGCTAAAACAATTATTCAATGTGGAAGACATAGAATTAAGATTCCTACCCTTGGTTGGGTAAGATTAAAAGAAAAAGGATATATTCCTACAAACCCCAAAACACATATTATCAAAAGCGGAGCAGTGTCTTGCAAAGCAGGAAGATACTATGTGTCGGTTTTAGTCGAAGAGCAGGAACATCAAAAGCCTGTTTTAAATGACTTTGGAATAGGAATAGACTTAGGTCTTAAAGATTTTGCCGTTTGTTCAAGCGGAAAAGTTTACAAGAATGACAACAAGAGTTCTAAAATAAGGAAACTTGAAAAGAAACTTAGACGTGAGCAACGTAGCTTATCGAGGAAATACGAAAGCTATAAGAAACTTAATAAAAATATGAAAGGAGTAGCTACTCGACAAAATATCCAAAAGCAAAAGTTAAAAGTACAGAAAATTCATCAAAGACTTGACAATATAAGAACAGATTATATCAATAAGGTAATATCCGAATTGGTGAAAACCAAGCCAATGTGGATTACTATTGAGGATTTAAATATATCAGGTATGATGAAGAATAGACATCTCTCCAAATCAATCGCACAGCAAAAGTTCTTTGAATTTAGGACAAAGCTACTTGCTAAGTGTAACGAATATGGGATTGAGTTAAGAGTCGTTGATAGATTTTATCCTTCTAGCAAAACTTGTCATAATTGTGGTTGTATCAAATCTGATTTGAAATTATCGGATAGAACATACCATTGTTGTGAATGTGGTTATACAGAGGATAGAGATTATAATGCAAGTCTTAATTTGCGAGATTGTCAAACCTACAAGATAGCATAAACAAGCTAACGTAGGTATGTACCGTAGGCTATACGGGAATTTACGCCTGTGGACTATACAAGAACTTGTGAGTAGTCTTATGACAAAAGCATATAGGTTGAAGCAGGAATTTTCTCGATATGGATATATTTGTCCATATTTTGAGTAGCAGGTGAAGAAAAAAATGATTATGACTCCTACATTGGTATTTCCTGATGATGAGGTTGTAAAGATAGATAAACATAAGGACGTAAATGGTGAATATGATCGTGCGCCACATTTCAGTTATCAGTTTAATTGTACAGCAGGTTCGGCTATGCGTTGGGCATTGTGCGAGTACACAAACCTTAAAACAGGCGAAGTTAATCACTCTTATTTTCCAAAGGGTGGTGACATAAACACCTTTTACAATGGTGATAAAGTCGGTGTTAATGAACTGGTTTTTAATGACATTGCAGAGAACGGTCATGATTACCAATATCAATACATTCTTTTTCAAACAGACCCTACAACCATAGCTGATGATACTCAATATGGAGATGGTGTTGGTTTGTACGATATGTATTTCTGCCGTGGAAAAGTTCAGAGAGCAGGTTCTTCAACATCATTTTATATAAATAAGGAAATAGGCAATTTGAAAGACGCTTATTATTATGAACGTGCTGACGGTTCAAATTACCTAGTTGGTGGTGCATACATGGAGATAGGCGAGGAACGTAGGTTTATTGAAAAGTATGACTACAAAACAGGCATGGTTACATTGAAATCTGCTTTTACAAATACACCAACAGTAGGCACTGAATTTAGGATATTTACTAATTACTTTATAGATAAACCGCATTATGTAAAATGCAGAAATGACCCTGATTGTATTGTTACGGCTGAAGTGAATGAAAACAATTCTACTAGACCAATACATTGTGAAACAACGTACACTCACCCTAATCATGTCGGCTTGAAATATTATAAATACTATTTGTATCAGACAATTAATTCAAATGTAGTCTATGACGGAACTATTCAGGACAGCACAAATGATACAACTCAGGTCAATCTTGGTAAAAGTATAGGTGAAAATATAGTAAATAAGTGTATTACTATAGAGGTAGAGCCTAGTGGAACAGAGGGTCATGTTACCGAGGGTATTAATGGTTTTATTTCTAACTACAATACTGCTACTGGAATGGCTATAATTTATTGCCCTGCAAACACTCAGTTTGTAAAAGGTGCAAAGTTTACTGTTTATAGTGGAACACAGAAATTGATTGATGAAAGTCCTGCAATTTATAATTTCAGACTCAACTATGATTTCTATGCTATGCAAGCAGGAAATTCATATTGTGTTGTTAGTGAGATTATGACACTTGACGATAAAATGTATCATTTTAGCAAAAGAGTATCGTTCCAAGGCAACGAGTTAGGTGATTTAGTAAACAACTTTAATTGTCTAATAATTAATAATCGTATAGCAATGCTGTCGTGGAGTACAACTCTTAGTGGTACTGCAAAGATTTTTAGATGTAATGTAAATGAAGAAGATTATGTTTTTCTTGGTACTACTAATACAAAGAGCTTTTTTGACACAACAGTTGGTAATAAGCAGACTTATGAATATTATATTTGCTACGGAGATTACAAACCATATAAATCAGAGCAAGTATCGGTAGATAAGGACGGTTGGTTTATATACTCTTTAACTAATTTGGGTACAAAATATAATAAAAAGTATTATGCTATTTCTGAGTGTTGGGAGTTTATAACAGGTATGACCGATAATGATATTACATCAAATATTGGTCTTGCGGTACACACAGGAACAGGCATTAAGCCAAAAACAACTAGAACAGTAACAGATTATGAGAGTGGTTCTTTCTCTGCTGATCTTTTAACAATTAATTGCCCTGATGGTCGAATAGTCGATAATATTGACAGAGTAAAAGCATGGACTAAATTTATTAAAGGCAAGAATGATTTTATGTTAAAATCTCATAAGGGCGATGTTTGGATTATAAATATCTCAGATAACCCTACCAGAATTTATGATAGCACAAGTGTATTAGGGCTGACTAATATTAAGTATGATTGGATTGAAGTTGAAGATATAAATGATGTAATAATTATTAGATAGGAGGTAGGAAAGTATTATGGATTATTATAATAAAATAGACAATGCTTATCTTGCCGAGTTACATAAGCCAATGCGAAAAATGTATGTTAAAATGGAAATTTTATCACACTATGAAGGTGCTATTGGCGAAATAACAAGTGACTTATCTTCTACAGATGGTTCAATAACGATTAATAAAGAGCAAGGCTGCCGTAGGTCTTGCTCTTTATCTATTATTGATAGAAGCGGTAAATATATACCTCAAAAAGATAGCTCATTTTGGTACAATCGAAAATTCAAGATCTTCATCGGCTTGCAAGTTGATGAGAATATTTATTGGTTTCCGCAAGGTGTTTTTGTTACAAAGTCAGCAAACTCTAATGGTAGACGATTGAATGTTGAGGGTGTTGATAAATATGGTTTTCTTGACGGAACATTAAATGCTAGAATGTGCCTTGTTGAGTATCAGGCTAGTGTAACTAATTCTAAAAAAGGAACGAATATTGCAACTTTAATTAAGGACACGCTTATGCTTGATTTGGGTAATAATATACCTCTTGACCCTGTTGAGCCGATTATTGACCCTATATTTTATAATGTAACTCTGTATGACGATATTGTAATCGATGAGGGTGGTTATCTTGGTGAGATTTTTGACAAGATTGCCGAAATGCATGGTGCTAACATCTATTACGATGTCAATGGCAGATTGAGAATGGAAAGAGTTTTTAACTATAACTTACCTTCTTGGTATCGTCATTTATCACCACAATTTGAATTGAGTGAAACCGAAATTACAGAAACGGATATTAATTATACTTATAATTATGACGGTGTAAACATTATTACAGTTACAACAGACAATACAAGTGGTGAAATTTATTCGTACACAGCTAAAAATGAAAACCCACAATCACCTGTAAACATAAATGCTATTGGCTATAAGGGCTTAGATGGTGGCACTTATTATATACCCCTAGGAGATACAAGTGAAGAAAGCGGAGAGGAAAAGTGTAGGCAACAAGCCGAATATATGTTATTACAACATACTTGTATGAGTACAGGTATTAGTTATAATCTGCCGATCACTCCACATCTGAATGTTGATAATACCGTTAGGGTTAGTAATGATTATTATAATTTTGACAAACAGTTATTTATCGTAAATTCTATTACAATGCCTTTATCGGCTACTGAAATGAGTATTGAAGCCACTAATCTACAATGGCTGCCATTTGATACAGATTGTATTTCGATTTACTGTGAAACTTTAAGTGATACAGTGACAATATCTTATAATACGAATGGTGGCAAGGACAAAGACGGCAATACTATCACTTATAAGAGTATCAGCCAACCCCCTAATAAACAAATTGTTTTACAAGGTGGGGATATGTATAACGAGAATAAATTGTTCGCATGGACGGATAGTCAAGGCAATAAATACAATTATGGTGACGTGTACACTGTACCAAATAATAACGCAACACTGATAGCTCAATGGATAACAGGAAATGAAGTTACAGTTACCAATACATTGTCGGCAGATAGTACGGTAGAATTTCAATCTATGTCACCGTCACATTGTTTGATACGTTATGATGATAACGAAGTAGCCAGACGTAACACAAACACAATTTCAACATTTAAAAAGAATTATTCTTTGGGTACACACAATACAACTATTGTGTCTGAAAGTGATGATTTAACTAATTTTGACAATGCTTTTGATAAAGAAACAACCACAAAGATAGATTGTTCCAAAGTAAAAGCTACCTACCTTACTTCACCTATGGGAAACGGATTTGAAAATATGACAGACTTTGTTTTCCCTGCTAATCTTTCAAATATTTCGACCAGTAAGGGTGTGTTGTCAGGTTGCAAAAAGCTTACCAAGATTACATTTCCTATAGTATACTGTGATATTTCACACCCTGAATCGTTTCTTGCTAATAGCACATTCGTTAATGGTTTGGAGCTACCTTATACCTTGAATTTCACACCAATGGTTTCAGTTGATAAGCAAACAGGTGTCGAAGAAATAAAACAAAACGAGATACTAAAAGGAAGTCATGTTGTTGGAAAATTAAACATCAAAGCGGCAACCACAAATAAGTGCGTAGTGTATGTAAACAAAGAGACGACAAGTTTAATTATTTATCCTGCGACAGTACAGGGAAGATTCTACCTTATGGGTAAAGGTATTGATGGAGATTTATCTGGACTTCAAAGCATACAAATTGGGCGATCTACTAACATTAACGATACCGATGGTTTTGCAAGTAATACATCAGCAAACATAAATCTGAGTTTGGACTTTCAATCGGGTAATTGTACTACCAAAATACCTAAAAACGCTTTTAATGGCTATAGTGGTAATATGATTGATGTTGTAATTTATGGTAACGTGACCGACAGCAATGGTATTACGCTTGAAAGCGGATCGTTTTGCAATATGCCTAATATGACAAAATTGCCAATGACAAATAGCATAAGCTTAAAAGTTATACCTGAGAACTGCATGAATAATTTAGCTTCATTAACTTTAGCAACTACAGGCTATGTGGTTGACGTTGAGGGTTGTAACGATATGCCTAACCTGACAACTCTAAGAATTGAAAGTTCTTGCGAAATAGTGAATGGATTTAATAACTGCCCTAAATTGAAAAATTTGTCATTCATGAGTGACGGAAAAGTAAAAGAAATTGGTGGTTTAAATAGTAATGCTATTACAACATTTTATATTCCAAATATGGCTTTGTCTGTATCGGGCGTGAATAATTGTTCTGCATTAACAACGGTTGTTATTGGGGCTTCTTTGACTAGCTTTACAGGGTTTAATAATTGTCCTAAATTAAACAAGTTTACTGTGGATAGTTCTAATACTACTTTTAAAGTCGTTGATAATAACCTCTACCAAGGGAATAAACTTTGCCGTGTTCCAATGAGTAAATCAGATATTATGGTAACAAATGGTACAACGGAAATCATGAGCAATGCCATTCAGGTTGCTTTTGCAAACAGCATTTCTATTCCAAATGGTTGTATTTTAGCTAACGACTCAATCAAGTGTCAAAGCGTAGGTCAAATTATTTTCCATACTTCTTTTAACACAGAAACTGGGAAATATAATAATTTAACTATGACCGATTTTAGTACCCTTGATAATGTACAAGTCGGAACTATTTTCACATATGGAAATGGTATAACCGATACCACAAACGCAAATTGTTTGCCTGTTGTCAAATACTGTATAGAACATGACATTAATTATGTTGATATGAACGAAACAAATACTAACGCTCGTGGAGTTATTGGAATAAGCGGTAATGCAGAATTGGACGGTGATAATTAATGATAAATACTTATACTTGTATACCAAATCAAACTTCATCAGAAACCGTGTTTGCAGACCTTAAAACATTTTTTGAAGATAAGTGGACTTGGAGCAAAATTGAAACAAATTATCCTGACAGTGAGTCCACCGATTATAACACTTTGACATTTTGGATTGATAATACAACGTACTTTAGAATAATGTTTGATCCTGCAAAGTCACGTTATTGGGCTGGGTGTGGTGAATATGACTCCACTAAAACATCACCATATGCTGACTATGTTAGTTTTACCTATAGCAAGTTTGATAGTATTATGTCATACACTACTAGTCAAGGAATGTTAATTTTGTTTAAAAGTGGAGACAATGACTATGTATTAGGTGGGGCTATTGCAAAAATGAGAAAGTTATCTGACAATACAGAAATTACAGGTTTCTTTACACCAACATCAAACTCAGGTCATCAAGGAAGTAAAATGGCAAGCTTGTATAATATGTTTAGTCAAAGTTTACACAATGGCGGTACGAACCTTGTACCACAAGTTGATTTTAATATACCATTGAATAGCACAATTGAGGGTCAGTATGCTGCTAAAACTGACGGAATATTTTATGTGTATATGGGGCAAAGTAGTGTGCTTCCTGCTGACGGAACTGTTGTAAAATTTACAATGAATGGTGTTAAATATGTAGGTAACTGCAAAATGGTTTTAGCCGATTATTCGTAAAGGCGGTGTACAGAATGTCTAAAATGAATAAGCTGATTAAGGAAAGTCAAGATAATAAAAAAACACTTGGTTACACCTATGGAACGGTTAAAAGCTACGACTCTACAAATTGTACAGCCATTGTTTCGCTATTAGAGTATAATGGTGCTGAAAAATCTTTTCTGAATAAATCAGGTGAGATTTTAAGCATGGGAGACAGTGTGTGGATCTATTTCCGTGGTGGCGGTATAAACGCTGGCTACATTGCTATTAGGAATGGCAAACCCATACCTCTAGGAAGTCAAAATTCTAGTGTAGGACGATTTGTTGAATACGTTGATAGTAGTGGTCATCATCACATTTCGGAAAAGTTTAATTATTATGGCAATTCTTATTGGTATACTATAGCCCCTGATGGAACAAAACAGATTACTATTTATCTCGAAAATATTGCTCATGGTGATTATAACCATGTTGAAGGTCAAGCAAACCACTGCTACGAATATAGTTATGACAGCAATAATTATATTGATTTTTCAGGAATGAAAACTCACAATATACCCTATCTTCGTGAAAATAGCAGTTTAAATTCCTTAACAGGTTTTAATAATACTAGCGTTGGTGGTTTTTCTAATCACGTCAGCGGTATGTGGAATACATCTGAATATAGTGTGGCGGTTGAGTGTAGCGGTACAAAAAATACTATTTCCAATTCTCGTGATACATATGTTAGTGGCGTAAATAATATACTAGAGGGTGTAGCTGATAGTATTGTAGTTGGTATATACAATATTGTTAAGGGTGACAAAACTAAAGACCAAATGGCAAAATATAACGCCGTGTTTGGAGAGCAAAATGATGTTCTTAATTATGATGGATGTCTTGTCGCAGGTACATGGAATCACGCCACGGCAGATAACCAAACCGTTATAGGTATCAATGCAAAATCAACTTATAAAAGCTCGGAAAATGCAAGTATACTATTTAATATAGGAAACGGTCATAATATAGAAGATGGTACTCTAACTCAAAATTCTGCAATGCAAGTGGACTTTTCAGGCAATGTTTATGCTGGCGGTGCGTACAAAACTATTGGTGCTGACTATGCCGAATATTTTGAATGGCTTGACGGAAATGTTGACAATCAAGATAGGATCGGATTATTCGTTACGCTTGACGGTGATAAAATCAAGCTTGCAAATAAAGACGATTATATACTCGGCGTCATATCAGCTAATCCGTCTATTGTTGGTAACTCTGCTGAATTAGATTGGCATGATAAGTATAAAACAGATGTTTATGGACGGTTGATTTATGATGAGTCACACAATCCTATAGTCAGTAAAAACTATAACGATACGCTTGAATATGTTCCTCGTGGGGCTAGAAAAGAGTATAGCAAAGTTGGCTTGTTAGGACAGTTAGTAGTTCAAGATGACGGAACGTGCGAGGTCAACGGATATTGTACGGCTAGTGTGAATGGCGTGGCAACCAAGTCAGATAGTGGTTATAGGGTTATCAAACGTATTGATGAAACACATATAAAAATAATACTTAAATAGAAAGAGGGCTAACAACCCTCTTTTATTATTGGAGGAAAAGTTATGAAAGAGATTATTACTCAGATGATTACAGAGTATTTGCCTGTAATTTTAACAGCGGTTATGACGGCTATTGTCGGTTTTGTAAAATCGAAGTATACAAAAATCGCAAATGACAGCATTAAGAAAGATGTGGCGGCTACAACGGTTAAGTACATAGAACAGATTTATAAAGACGTTCACGGCACAGAAAAGCTTGAAAAGGCTAAAGAAACCATGCTTGCCCTGCTTGAAGAAAAGGGTATTAAGATTTCCGATGTAGAGCTTGTCATCTTGCTTGAAAGTGCTGTTAAGGATATGAATTATAAATCACTCACAGATTTTATTGACGAGGTTAAGAATGGCGGTGAGTAATTATGAGCACGGTTAAGGAAATTGCTACCTACTGTGGAAGTATTACAACCATTTTGGCACTGATAACAATTATTGTTAAACCAATCAGGAATAGATTTGTAGAGTGGATTTCAAAAACAAGTGGCAAAGATAATCTAAATAAAAAAATAGATAAATTAACAGCATTAGTGGAAAGACAGGTAGAACAGAACCAAAGCATGGAAACTGAGTTACAAAAACAAAGTTTGGCTTTGCAGGCTACGTTGAGAAATTCTATTTTAGCGATTTATAATTCAAGAATGAAAGAAAATAGTATTTCACTATACGAAAAAGAAAATCTTGCAAGACTATACGAAAGCTATTCATCTATTGGTGGCAATAGTTTTGTACATAATTGTGTAGACGAATTAAATAAACTACCTGTAAAGGAAGATTAATTGGAAAGGAAGTATACATATGACTATTAAGGGTATAGACGTTTCTGAACATCAGGGCAATATTGATTGGGCTAAAGTAAAAGGAAATGTAAGCTTTGTTATACTGAGAGCTGGCTATGGTGATGCTATCACATATCCAAATCAGATTGACAGAACATTTGAAAAAAATTATAAAGGTTGTAAGAATAACAATATTCCATGTGGTGTTTATTGGTATTCATATGCACAATCAGTAGAAGCAGCAAAGCAAGAGGCAAAGGCTTGTCTCAAGGTAATCAAAGGCAAAAAGTTTGAGTACCCTATTTATTTTGATTTAGAGGAGCGTTCACAGTTTAATAAAGGTAAGGCATTTTGCGATTCTATCGTAAAGGCATTTTGTGGCGAGATCGAAAAGGCAGGCTACTATGCTGGACTTTATATGAGTCGTTCTCCTTTGCAGAATTATATCTCTTCTGATGTAGCAAAGAGATATACACTTTGGATTGCCGAGTATAACAGCAAATGCAATTACAATGGTAAGCATGATATGTGGCAGTATTCTAGCACTGGTAAGATAGACGGAATTTCGGGCAATGTTGACGTAGATTATTGTTACACAGATTTTCCTACTAAAATAAAATCGGCAAACCTGAACGGATATACTAAGACAAAGAAGCTACCAACACTCGAAAAGTCTGGCTATAAAAAGGGTGATAAGACCAGTGGTGTCCTTGCTTTGAAAGAAATGATCATCATAGCCAAGGCAAGAAAACTTCACAACGTCACACTTGACGAGAACGGTATTTTTGGTGACGGCACTGAAAAGGCTGTTAATGCTTTGCTGAAAAAGTGGGGCTATAAGCAGACTAGCATTGCAGGTGAGAAGTTTATCAAGAAGCTTGCAAGTGCTATTAAGTAATACTAATTGTTTTTGTTTTTAAAGGGCGAGGTAACACAGCTTCGCCCTTGTTATATTTTATTTATACGAAAGGAAGATGAACTATGGCGTATTGTGCTACAAACGGAAACCTGTATGAAAACGGAAAAGCTTTTGAGCTGAAAGTTGGCATTGGTGCTGATTTTAAAGTACAGGCTTCGGGAACTGGTAGTTTTCAGGTTGTAGGAAAACTGACTCAGAATGGTGCAGAGGAAGTGCTTATGATGGTTGATCTGAGCGACTTCTCAACAGTTGATACGATTACAACAGAAAATGTTTATGCAGGAGATGTTAGTGGTTACTATAGTGTAACTGTTAAAAATGTCAAGGGTGTAAACAAAATTTGGGGAACTATAACATATTAAGGAGGTGGATTTATGGCTACAGATATTATTGCTAGAGGTATGGCGGCTAATGCTAAAAAGTCTGTCACCGAATTAGGCGATAAGGTTGAAAGCGAAAAGTGGATTGGCACAAAAGCCGAGTGGGAAGCCGTTGATAAATCCACTATAAAAGACGGCACAATTGTATATATCACTGATGATAAAACGGTGATTTTATACGATAAAGCGGAAATGGAAAAGATAGCCGCACAGGTCGCCGCAGACAAAGCAAGTGTAGCTGCTGATAAAGCTGATATAGTTTCTATGAAATTAGAGATATCTAATACTGCTACAAAATTAGATACTGAATATAATAATTTAACCTCTAACTATTATACTAAAGAATTAGCCAACAGTACATTTGCAACTAAAACAGAAATTAATAATACAAATAGTAATGTTAATCAGCTAAAGGAAGATTTAACTGATTTAAAAACCAACCAGCCTAATTTGTTTTGGAAGACCGGATCTAATTTGCTGGATGAAACACTCCTTGTGGACGGTTCAAGACTTGGGAGTGATGGTAATATCATGAACGACTTCCCAGCTGGATGTGCTACAGTAAATTATATTGATATTTCTTCTCTTGCAGAAAAATATGTAAGTGCATATACTATTGTGAATGGAAAAGCAATGAGGTGTTTCTACAGAATTTCGTTTTATGCGTCTGAATCTAATAGTGGACATCTTAAAACATATTCGGCAGCTGGTGTTGCCGATATGTCACAATCGGTTGTAGAAATTCCCAAAGGTGCAAAATTCATTAGAGTATCTTACAACTATACATCATCTACAGGCGGTAAATTCATGTTGATAAGTGGCGAATCAGACATGAAACCTATCCCTTACGAAAAATATCATTTAAAAATATCAATAGTTCCTGAAAATTTGAATGATATCCTTAACAATTACAATGATATTCTTAACAAATACACTTTTGGAACATATCCACATCACGAGGATAATGCAGTTTTAACCATAAGCAAACTTAGGAATTCTTTCACATTCAATCAAAACGATTTTACGTTTGTGAAAGATGAATTGTGGCTCGCTAAATGCAATACTACCGATTTCTCCAATGGTACAGGAGTTTTTCGGTATAAGTGGGACGGTGAACAGTTTGTTCACATTGGAACAATCAACTGTGATTTTGGGCATTGGAATGTTGTTGACTATTGCGAAGCAAACGACTGTTTGATTTTCGGAAACGGAGCAAATGATTTTGAAACGGAGGGCAATTATTTTGTTGTTATTCCTCACCCATTAGAACTTGGAAATACTGCACTTATAGCCGATGTCGGTATCAAATACAATGTGAATATTGGCTATAAGGTGCAGGCTTTGTGGGGCGATTCCAATCTTGGGGAAAATAACATCGCCGTTCTTTTGTCCAATGATTTGAGAACAATAATTAAAGTGTTGTTGAAACGAGACTCAAGTGGAAATTTTAATGGAGAGTTTATTGAGTTAGAACGGAAAGAAAATCTTTCTGCGTTTGGCATTCAGGGAGCTGACATTTGGAATAACACGTTGTATGTTGGCGGAGCTGAAAGTTCTGGAATGTATACTATAAACAAAGTGTCGCTTTCCGATTATTCGTCAGTTAAAAACAGTGTGAAATATTATAAAAATGACGGAACTCCTTATCTCGGTGTGGTGCAAGGAATGTATGTTGGTGGAGATTATGTTTGGGTTTTTGTCAATACCGATGCCCCCCAGACAGGTAAATGTTGTTTTCTGACTAAGTATCGACGATAATCAGCTAAAGAAGGCTATAATAAACTAATGTTATTCTAAAAATATGGTGGAGAAACTGGGATTGACGGAAGATAATTTCCGAAAGCCAAAGGTCACCGAGATAGACAGGATAAAGGCAAACGTTGATTTTCTGGCTATGCTCAGTGGTGTGGAGCTGAATGAGGTGAGCGGTGATGAGTAAGAACTACATCAAGGTCAAGAGATACTATGACAGCCGTTTGTGGTCGGTTGCTATGGTGCACACCGCCGTCGGCAAGTGGACCATAGCCGAGGAGTATGAGAAAATTACGGGGACGAAGTATGAAAGCGAGGATAATGAGGGTGGTGGAAAGACCAAATGAGCGTAAGTATATATAATAAAACTGACAACAAACTTAGTTCACTAGCAAACCAAACGGAGCTTATGAACAATGAAGGTACGGCAGATATTACAAACCAAATAGAAAATTTGACTACCTCGGTTAAAAGAAACACAGATGAAATATCTATTTTGAGTGGAAGTTGTGTTCGCATGGAGAAATTAAATCGTAATGCTCATATCGCAGGTGGCACATGGAATTGCAATGATCCAGATGCTATAAATGGGCTTCTCGGTCAAATAAATCGTGGCGATATTTCCGAATTAGGTCTTGGTACAGAACTGAAAATAAAAGGAACTATTGAAAATGTTCCTTGTATTGTTAATGGTGAAGAAAGTACAAAAACGGTAGAGTATGATACTTATTTTGTATGTGTGGCGGTAGATTTTCTTAGGACTACAAAAGCCTCAAGTGGAAAACGGTCATATACATTTATGCCTTTTGGGTCACCAATAGGAACAAATGTTATTGATAACGCTACAGGTTTAGGTGATGTTCACGCATACTCTCAAACATTCATTCAGCAAAAGGTTATGCCTGTTTATACTGCACATTTTAAAAATATTTTTGGAAATAATCTTGCTGAGTTTTCAGACCCGTTACCACTTATGATTAACAAATCAGCCACAAGTTACACTTATGTCAATGGTGGTGGAAGAAGTGTGGAAAACTATGGCTATAGTGATAGCTATACATCCTATTCGCTTAGATTACCGAGTGAGCCTGAAATTTTCGGACATTATGTCACATCGGGTTGTTATGATAATTCAGGCATGGAGTCACAGTTGCCATACTTTGCAAATAAGCCAATTGCTACAGCTTTAACAGGCTTTGGTTATGATACTACTGGTGGAATGTGGCTATCGTCATATTCGGGTATGAATTGTTACGGATATTATGACATTGATAAAAGAACAATTCACGCAAGACCAGCCAATGCCGAGTTTGGTATTTATCCACTTCTGACATTGGTTCAGAAATAATTTTAGGGTACTAGATTGATTTCTAGTACCCTATTTTTTACGCTTGACGAAATATAAATAATTAGATATAATAATATTACCTGAAGCGAAAGGCGGTCAATTTTATGGTAAATTATTCTGAGTTCATAGAAATAGTATGTAGTAATTTGAAAATTACTAAACCGATAGTTGAAGAAGTATTGTTTTTGCATACACCTACACAACTAGCAGAGTATGTTCCTGCGGATAATGTACTTAAATATCGTATGGGCAAAATGCCACTTGACATAATGTTTGCAATCGCACATGAGTTAAGACACATATGGCAAATGAAGAATTGCCCTGAGATTTTCCAGAACTATATTAATTCTACAGATACCGACATTGAACAATACAATCTGCAAAGTGCAGAGATCGACGCAAATGCGTATGCTATGGTTATAATGGAAAGCGGATTTGGCATAACACCGCAGTTTAAAGGGTTAAGCGAAAAGGTTAAAAAGAAAATATCGTTAAGGGCTAACGAGATAGTGGAAGAATAGGTTTCTATGAAATAAAGATTTTATTAAAAAATTACAAGGATTTTATTAGAAAATTATAAGACAGAGTTTTATGAAAGTCTTATAAAAGTCTTATAAAATTTATATGTACAAAACAGCAAAAATGACAAGCCAAATTTGTGCAATGATACAAAACATAGTAAAACGTGTTGACAAACCACTACAAGTCTGATATAGTATAAATGTCAGTTATGGCGATGCCATAGCTTGTGAGTTGAAATATATTTGTATTCTATGTGTAACTAATTAAGTTGCAAGAAAAAGGTGTGTTCTTTATGAATACACCTTTTTTATTTACATTGCAGTAAAATGATTGCCAAATTTATAGCTAGTTAAAATTATAAAAAAAGTTTGTAACGTCTTGACAAATAGATTTTTTTATGCTATATTATATATGTCAGTTGTAGTATTGCTACAGCTAGTGAGTTGAAACATATTTGTATTTGGTACGACCTAATAATTGGTTACAAATGCAGAAGATAAGGGTGTGTCCGTTGTGGCATACCCTTATTTTTTTTATCATTTTATTGCTATGATTTGAGACAAAATAGTAAAAATGAAATGTAGAAAATTTGATTATTATTATCATAAACTTTGTGTAATGTGCTTAAATAAAATCTAATGTGCAAATATTAAATTCGTCTTTGTTTGCCTGTAAAGTGTGTAAAAAGTGTGTAAAAATATATGAAAGATAGGGAAAAAGAGTGAAAAAGAGTGAAAGTTTTAGTGTTGGTATAAATATATTTTAAGACAATTAAGACAATAAAAAAGTTCCGCAAACCTAGTAAAATCAAGGGTTTACGGAACTTTATAGCTTGGTGCCGCTGACCGGACTTGAACCGGTACGGATTTTACTCCGAGGGATTTTAAGTCCCTTTGGTATATTTAATAAAACTGCGTAAATACGAGATTTTCATGCAGTTGTCATTACGAAAGTGTGTAAAAGTGTGTAAAAATATTTTGAGTGTGTATTACCAATTTAGCTTTGTGCTGATTGTATTTTACATTTTTATGTTATAAAATATTACTTATTGTTATTCCTCTGCTTGACAATTTAGATTATTTATGTTATAATAACAAACTACCCTAAAAGGAGATAATCATATGGCAAATGTCGGAAACAAAAAAACTAGACACATTAAAAATTTAGGTTCAGTTTATTATGACAATAATCGTGCAAAGTGGATAGGACAAATTACCATTGGCAAGTATGGTAATGGTAGAGTGAAGGTAAAACGTTTTGTTAGCTCAAATCAAAATGACGTAATAGACAAAATGCGAAAATATAATAAAACTCATGCCAATAATATGATTTTGGACGAAATAAAAAATTCTTCAGGAGATATTCTTGTAAGTGAGTATTTCCACAATTATATGCTCACAGTAAAAAAAATTCGTCTAAAAAGAGCAAGCTATACTAGGGAACTTGGAACACTTAATAATCATGTCATTCCGTATATAGGTGAATATCGAATGAATGAATTAACAACCGAAATTATTCAAAATGAAGTTTTAAACAAACTAATTTATAAAGGATATAGCTTTTCAACTATTCATAAGGCATATGTTTTAATAAACCAATGTCTAAAATACGCTTATTATCAACACATTATCTCAAACAATCCTTGTGATTTTGTGGCTGAACCTTCAAAAAAGATATTTACTCGGAAACCCATTCGCTTTTTCACTGATGAAGAAATTGCCAAATTTATTAATTGTGCAACATTAAAAGATAGTAGTAATCAATATAAATACACAAACGGTGTTGCTTTAGTTATATTGATGTATACAGGACTTCGTGCAGGAGAGCTTATGGCATTACAGTGGCAAGATGTAAATTTGAAATCAAATTATTTAAACATACACAAGAATGTTGTAACTTATTATGACGATAACAATGAACGCAAGGTTGCCAATCAGGAAGATACCAAAACACAAACACATCGTTTTGTATATTTAACGAAATCTGCAAAATCGTATTTAAAACATTTGTATTTAACTCGTAAACCTCGTTCAAACGACTATCTTGTTATTACCACGAGTAAACGCTCGATTGACTCTTTGGAAACAACATATCATTCCATTTGTAAAAGAGCCAATATTTTAAATCCACAAGGCTTGCACACGCTCAGACACACTTATGCTAGTCTTTTAATTCGTAAAAAAGTAGATATTAAGATCATAAGTGAAACATTGGGTCACGCCAGTGTTGCCTTTACCTATAACACTTATGTACATCTAATTGAAGAAGAAAAGGCTAAAACCATTAAAGAAATAGACATATAAGACGAAAAGGACAGAAATCAACTTTCTGTCCTTTTATTTATTAAAGTATTATATTTCTATCTATGTATCGTTGCAATCTATCTACAACAACATATGTTTTATTGCCTATTCGTATTGTAGGTACTTCATTATTATTAACGAGATAGTATGCTTTATTTTTACCGATATGCAGATAGTTTTGTAGCTCCTTAATAGTCATTAAATTAGACAAATTGTAATCTTTAAATTTGCAATTCATTAATTATCCTACCTTAAACTTTACTTTCCGCTACTACCAAGGCGACCTGTACCCCTTTCTGACGGAATGGTTTTAAGCTCCTCGTATGTGTATTCTTCTATCTCAACTTCTGGAACAGGAAGTACAAGAGCCTGACAAATGGCTTTTTCATATGGATATAAAATGCAATCGTAAGCCATAGCAGCAAAAAGCTTTTTGAAAATAATGATTGGTACGTCATTTGTATTAGTAACTGGAACACCCCACTCGCCACGATAGCCACTGTCAATTATTCCACACCTCTGTGCCATGCCCTTAGTGCCTGTTGAACTTCTCTCGTGCAATACGAAACAGTAATCTGTATCACAAGCTGAAGCTATGCCTGTCGGTATTATAACCGTAGTATGTGGTTTTATTATTATGTAATCTTCGTCAAAACAAGGATAAACATCATAGCCTGCATCTTCTAGTCTTTTGGTTGGTATAATTGCGTTTGGTTTTGTCTTTGCAAATTTTACTGTCGTTATCATTTTATCTCCTTTACTTTTCTTTTGCTTTATGTTATAATTAATAGAGTCATTAGTCGCCACCATTCAGAAAACATAATATTGAACACATTATAATTTCTATGGTGGCTAATGACTTGTTTAAGGGTTTGTTTGTATGCAAGCCCTTTATTTTTTTGTTATTAATCGCACCACAATACTACTTGGTTTTGTTTTAGGCTTTTCTGCACATCAATAACTCTCTGATTGCTTGACCCTCGCCATTTTAATGTTATGTCACGTTTACTATCTTCGTATTGACCGTCAATGATTACATCAAGATACTCCATAATAGGCAAATCTTTAATTTCTTCCCACTTATAACCTGTATACAGCCATTGAGTTTTTGTAGGATGATAAAATTTAACCAATGTAGATATTGCTTGTATGATTTCACGATTATCTGGTAGTAAAGGATCACCGCCCGAAAATGTGATACCTGAAATATATGGTTTGTCTAAATAATCACATATTTCAAAGAAAGTATCTAAATCAAATGGTATACCATTATTTTTGTCCCAAGTTTGTGGGTTTTGACAGTTTTGACAACGGTGACTACAGCCTGATACCCAAAGGACAACTCTGCAACCAGTTCCATTAGAAGTGGAACATTTGTCTATTTTTAGATAATTCATGCGTGTCTTACCCTCATTTCTACTTCCTGTTGTTTGCCTTTGTTAAAAGCAGATTTGTAGTCGCCTGTTAGATATCCTGTTACTCTACGAAGCCTACGAATGTCAGGGCAATTACACATAGGACATTTATCATTAATTTCGTCCGTATATCCACAATTTGTACACATATCATTTGGCACATTGATAGCAAAGTATGGTATGTCTTTATCCATAGCATAGTTTACTATTGTTTCAAGCGACTCAAGATTATTCTTTACTGTGCCTTCAAGCTCAACATAGGTAATACAGCCTGCGTTTGAATATCCTGTAAGTTGTGATTCAATGTCAATCTTTTCAAATGGTGTCATATTAGTCCAAACAGGAACATGGATAGAATTTGTAAAAAAGTCCTTGTCTGAAACATTGGGAATTACACCATATTTATCTTTGAATTTCTGCATGGCTGTATAACAAAGATTTTCCGCAGGAGTAAAATAGACACCGAAGTTAAGTTTATATTGTTCTTTGAATTTAGCACATCTATCCTTAAATAGCTTTTCTATTCTTTTAGCAAGCCTCATACCTTCTTCGGTTGTATGGTCTTTACCAATAAGAATTTGAAGTGTTTCTGCAAGACCAAGCTGACCGATGGCAAGTGTTCCGTGTTTTAATGCACTGCGAATATCTTTTCCGTCATATCCTGCCATGACATTGTTTTCGTACATAAACTTTGCCGATTTAGGATTTTGAGAACAAATCCATTCAAATCTCTCGAGTAACATCGCCGCAGCTTCTTGAATTTTTACATCAAGAAGATGCATAAATCTACTTATAAGAATGTTTGTATCATCAAAAGAATGATGCTCCTTGACATCCATGTCATAATCTGTTTTACATTTCATAGCAAGGGTTGGCATAATAATTGTTGCAGGACAAATATTGCCACGTCCGTCTTTAAGCTGTCCGAAGCCATTTATATCATATCCGTTTGCCGTCCTGCACCCCATTGTACTGAATAAAGTTTTAGGATCATTTTTATCGTAACCTTTGTTACCACTCCAATCACAGTTAGCATAGTTTGGATATAGCCTCTGTGCTGTTGACTTTAAGGCAAGTTTAAATAAGTCGTAATTAGGTTCACCTTCTTTACGATTTACTCCCTTCATGCACTGGAAAATGCCACAAGGGAAGATAGAGGTTTTATGTAATTTGCCAATACCATTGATAGACACTTCAAGCAAAGCTCTAATTATAAGTCTGCCCTCTGGCAGTGTACAAGTGCCATAATTAATGCTAGTAAAGGGAAGTTGATTTCCTGAACGACTTTGGAGAGTGTTGAGATTATGATACATACCCTCGACAGCTTGATAAACTTCTTTGGTAATCATATCTATTGCATATTGATAGGCTTTTTCATTACGTTTGTCGTTTGCTTCAATATCGTCAAAAGATAATTCATTTGGTACTCTATTTATATAATCTTCCGATGACTCACAACAATATTTAAGTCCATCTCTAAAATGCTTTGAAAAGCTTTTCCTAACATATGGTATCATAGTCCAATCTAGGTGACTAGCCGAAACACCGCCAAACTGCTGTAGGGATTGAAGCTGAAAAATAACCGCCACAAGTTGGAATGCTGTACTTACTGATTGTGCAGGTCTTACATCCGTTTGTCTTGTGTTAAAGCCATTTGCAAGTAAATCGTCAAACGGAATTGTCAAGCAATTATGATCTCCCACGGCATAATGGGACAAGTCATGAATATAAATTTCGTTATTAATATGATTATTTCTTGCCATGTCAGACATACAATACTCAAGAGCATATCTTTTCATAACAAGGTCTGCTGTCTCGCCAATTCTACCACCAAATGAATGTTCATCAACATTGGCATTTTGATTTTGAACGTTTTCGGCTGATACTTTTTCTTTTACAGCTTCCATTAACTCCTTGTATTCATTTCTTACCATAGCTCTTTTATATCTGTATTTAATATAAGCTTTCGCTACATTTTTGTCATAATCCATAAGCGTTGTTTCAACTATATCCTGAATATCCTCTACTGAAATTTCTAACATGGTTTCAAGTTTTCTGCACACTTCAACGCATATGTCGCTTGCAAGTTCGGCATTTATATCCGATGTATCAGAATAAACTTCATTATACGCTTTCAAAATTGCTTTACCTATTTTTGCCCTTTCAAATTTTACTTTAGTTCCATCTCTTTTAATTACTATTTTGCACATTTTATCGCTCCTTATCATTGCTTTCAGTTCCATTGGCATTTTCCTCTTTATCATTCTCATCTAATTCATTAAGCATTTCGGTCACTGTTCTATAGGCTATTAGAAAACCAAGTACAAGCCCAACCAAAGCACCAATAATAAAATTAGCCATTCTTATCATGTTCCTTTCTGTATTTTTCGTATTCATCTCTAATTTGCTCCAAAGTACAAATTTTATACGGTATATGTCTGTTCTCACAATACACAACCTCCGTGCGACAGCCTTTAGAGGATCGCCAATCATTTGAAAGAACACTTGAACAAATAATCATTTCATCTGCAAGTTCTTCAAGTAACAACAGAGTCATGTTCAACCCTTGCTCATAAGTGGTACAATCGTAAAGGCTACCAAACATTGCAATGGGATTAAGATATAAATTCTCAGGGTGCATTATAGTTAATAGTTTTTGGCACTCATTTATTTTACTTAAATTTTCTTGCTTACCACCATATGGGTGGGATAAGTAAACAATGCTATTATAATGTTCTCTGTTAATTATGTTCGGTTTCGGTATCATTATCTCCCTCCTGCTTGGCTATAATTCTTTTCACATATTTTTTTAGATTTTCATAAGCTGTATTGATATTTTCATCATTATTGATAACGTAATCAACAGATGATTTGCAGTTTTTAAATTCTATCTCGTCTTGCTCAAAACGTTTCCTAGCTTCTTTAAATGCTTTATCAATATTCTTATACATTTTATAATAACGTCTAAACAGGCGATCATGCCGAGTAATCGGCAGGCAATCTATAAAGATAGAATAAATTTCTCTATCACCCCTGTACTTTTTACGGAGTTCATTAAGCCCTGTTTGGTCTACAACGTAAAGATTATATGTATCATCGTCAATCTGACTTGCCGTTACTCCATAATGATTACCAAGATAGTAGTTATAAGCCACAATGTCATTAAGTGCCTTAAATTCTTTTTCTGAAACAAATGTGTGTCCTGCTTCACCCTCGTATCTCGGCAAGCGAGTTGTGTAAGAAGGTATCTGCTTCATATTAAATTCTTTTTCAAGCATTTGCACAAGTGTTGATTTACCACTTGCCGAAGCTCCAAGTATGCAAAATAGTGGTTTAGTCATCTTTATTCTCCTTTAAATAGCATGGAAACATTTCTTTACACTCTCCAGCGTATTTACACATAGGAACTAAAAAATCTTTCCAAATATTATCAAGTTCAATAATTTTATCGCACATTTCTTTTATAACTTCTCTTGTTTCTTTGGCAGCCTGATTACACAATCTCTTATTGGCAATGTTCATTAGTTCTTCACCATTGAAATCCCATATCATATTTACAGGAGCGTCCTGTGGGGCTTTAGTTCTATCATAATTAGATTGCCTATCGTTTCTCTGAGATTTCACATAAGGTTGTGCGTGAATGTGTCTCACAAGATGTACCGCTACCCAATTAGGGATATCTTCAAACAGTACCGAAAATCTTAGTCTGCGTATCGGTGAATGTCTTGCTTTTAATATTTTATATTTCCACTCGTCTGTCGGTGGTGTTTTAGCCTTTAGCCCTACTGTCACTAAGGCTCTTTGTTTTACTGCAATCCAATCTTCATTAGTTGGATATTCAAGTATTGTTACTTTCATTGTCTTTTCCTTTACTTTATAATAAATTCTGCGAACATTTTTTCTGCGTTCTTTTCGTGTTCTGTTGGCACAAACATTATTACCTCGTTTTCAAGGTCAAGTGCAAATATGCCCACTATACTACTTGCATTTACGCAATAATGGCTCTGCTTTAGGTCTATGCTATAGTCAACCATATTCGCAATCCTGATAAACTGCTGTACCTCTTTTACTGTAGTAAATCTAATTTTATATGCTGTATACTCCGTTACCATTTTCATCTGTCCTTTCTTGCTTGTTTAATTTGTTGCCATAGCAATCATATAAGCTCTTTGTACAATTGCTTTATTTCTAGCTTTTGTTATCTTCTGTCTTTCTTTGGCTCGAATGAGTTCGTCCTCACTCATAAAATATGTATCTAATTCTCTACACTCTGACTTGTAGCGTTTTAGCTGTCTGTTCTCCTCCTCTCTAGCTAAACGCTTTCTTTTTCCTGCTTTCTTGTCGTATGCCAATTTTTAAATTCACCTCTTTTCTAATTAATTTTTTGAATTGATACAATATTACCAGAATAATTGTCATAAGTACCAATGTTGCCACTGCTCATAACATCAGGGTCAAGTGCATATGTATCAACTATAAATTCAACCACGTTCTTAAAGCCATTGCCTGTATCTCGATACTGATTATTGTAGTCAGTATGAATATCAGCTTTACAATCGGCTAAAACAGCGGTGAATGAATTACCTGTGTCGGTTGTAATTAGATAGCGTGTACCTATTTCTGTACCGTAATAACTTCCTAAAGCAATACAAACATCATCACCTTGTCTGCGTATTCCTTGGCTATCCGTCCAACAATTCAGTTGTAACTGATATTGCAGAGAATTGATGTCCGTAATACAGGCATAATCCATATAGCCGTGAAATGAAGTATCACCTGTTGGAATATCGTAAGAAATAAGTTCTATTTCTGGCTCTGCTTCAGACTTAGTAACTATCGTTGTAGTTTCGGTTACTTTATGGCTATACGACTTTGTAGCTCTTGTTTCTTTGGTGGTTGTAGTAGATTTAGTATTTGTTTTTACTGTATTTTTTTTATTTTCTACCGATCTAACTTTTGTATTTTTAGTTATAGTATTTGTGGTAGTGGTAATTGTATTAACTGTTGAATTATCGGCTTTGTTTCTTTCAAAATTGTGCTTGTAATCTTCGTTAATACCAATAACTTTTACAACTCCAAAACCGATAACTATTACGCAAATAGCAACTATAAGTTGCGTTATTTGCTTTGTTGTCTCGTCTTTCTTTTTATTCATATGTATTTATTCCTCATCGTCACAATAGCAATATTTGTCATAATAATCTTCTCCGTTCATTTTTTCACAAGGGATATCATTGTATTCACACAAATCATCAACGTCCATATTATGACTTGACAAATATTCAATAGCCTTTTCTCTGGCACATTCGCTGCAAAGTTCTTCCGAGTCATTGTCAATAATATAAAGCATATCAACCTCAGTTCCACACTTATCACATATTAAAACACGATAATCTCGACCCATGTAACAATGACAGCAGGGAAGTCCAAGAGCAGTACAACCCACACAATCATTTCGTATCTCACTTGCCATGTTTTTTATTCACTCCTTTACTTCTTTGAATCTAGCGTAAAAGCTGTCATTAATATCGTAAACATTGTCATATGTATTACAACTTTTTCTGCCATGACCGTCTATTAGTCTGCCATTTTTTACTTCGTATACTTTTCCTTCCTGAAAGTTATGGGTGTCAAAGCAAGCCACCCATATACATTTCAAGAGAGTATTCCAAGCATTATTTAACATTTAACATTTTGTTTCCTTTCCAGTTTCAGTATCAACCTCAAACAGCTTTCCAAATATGTAATAAAGTACATCAACCACAATAGAGTTACCTGCCTGTTTATAAAGTTGGCTGTCAGAACTAAAAGTTTGTGATCTATCGAATTGTTCATCAGTAAATCCCATAAGCCTATAACATTCTTTAGGAGTTAATTTACGAACACGAAAACTTTCAACCACACCTGCATCATGAACATTTGCCTTCAATGTTTTAGAATAACCTTTCATTGGTGGTCTATATCCGAAAGATTGACTTTGATTGGTGAACACACCACTAACTTCGCTATTAGAGTCCTCTATAAACCTTTTGTGCATCTGCTGTTTCCATTCAGAATGTGACAGTTCATTAGGTTCAACATAGCCTTTCTTAGTTGCTTCTTTCACATAGGCAACCGGTTCTGCTATTTTAGTTTCTGTATTACCACCACCACAAGTATGTAAAGTAGGCGAAATACCTTCAGGAGAATAGTATCTTCTCGCAGATTCATATATTTTATCCCATTTGTCACCTTGTAAGCTACCTTCTTGTATGCAACGATTGGTGTCAAGTATTTGCTTTGGTTGCTTATAATCAGTAGCTACTAATGCACCCATAATGCCATTTGGGGAATAAACTAAATCTCTAGTTCCTATGCGATGATTGTGTTTGCCCTTAGTAGTGCCTACAACATTTGCATCTAAATTTTCCTTATTCAGTATAAGTCTGTTCTGAATTTCTTCACTCAAATAATACTTTTCATCTACATTATCTTCAAGAAAATCTTTAAGTCTGACTCCGTTATCAAAAGGCTGCGGAAATTCAAATTTGCCATCATCAATATCTTTGCGAATACTTATAGCAAATACTCTTTCTCTATTTTGAGGGATGCCATAGTCTTTAGCATTTAAAACTTTCCAATATGTATTGTAACCAAGTTCATCAAGCCAAGCCACCCATTCATCAAACTGCAGTTTAAATTTTTTACCCACAAGATTTTTGACATTTTCGAGCATTAGATATTTTGGTAAAGTCAACATTTTGTTGGCTCTTTCAAGAAGTCTTTGTACTTCATATAGTAAACCTGAACGTGTTTGACCCTGTTTTATTCCCTCTTGTTTACCTGCCACAGAAATATCGGTACAAGGAAATGAATATGTCCAAAAATCAGCATAGTCAAGATGTTCGAGTTTACTAATGTCACCTAAATTCCTCGAAAGCTTATTAGCGAGCCAATATTTTTCAAGCTCTTTTGATTTGCTATTTACAAATCTGTACCAATTATAAGGTTTATTTTTCTGAAAATCATATCCAAGATTAATTTCTGTAAGCTGTCTAGCCATTTCTTCTCTTGTAGGATATTCAGTATATGTATTTATAAGTTCTTCCGTAAGTCCACAATGAATAGACGCATATGCTAAAACTGCATTATGATCTATGTCAGATGTATGTTTAATTTCACGAGGTATTCCAAGCCTTTCTAATGCTGAAACTTGTGCGCCTATACCACTAAATAATTCGTTTACTGTTATTTTTTCCGTTTTCACTATTTGTAAATCCTCCAATTTGTCCTTTATTGGAAGATAATTGCAATTATCATGTTCACTCAGGTAGCTAATCTGAGCGTTCCGTTTTGTTTTATCTCTTATTTTTCTTAATAAAATGTTGGTTTTATATTTTTAGTTGCTTTCAACTTTTTCACGATCCAGCTAATGCTTTTACTAATGCTTTTGACTTTTCAATCCTATTTTTCATATCAATAGACAACCTACTATTAGGACACTTAAAATTCAAAGGATATATTCCGTTATATTCTGCAAGATGTTCTAATGTAATTCTATGCTTATTTTTCAATTCAGCATATGTTTCGTGTGTACACGTTACTTGGTCTAGTTTAACAAGTTCGTCACAGCAAGGACAACGTGTTATAAGAATTGGCACTTTATAAGGAGGGTATTTTCCAAACTCATATCTGTAATAAGGCTCACCCATTGAAACTCGAAGCATTTCTTCTTCTGAGTGACCGATTTCACCTTTTTCATACAATTCTTTGGCTTCTTTTTCTTCAAAATAAAACTCAGAATTGCAAGCTTTACATTTCCCTTTAAATAGTGTTATGCCCTCAATAAAATTTTCACCCAATTTGGTTACAAACATTTGTTACCTCCATTTTCCGTTAATTAACTCCTATTACAATTATATAAACTCTGCATTATCAGGTAGTCTATCTCGAAATTCTTTAGGTACTTCACCATTGTGCCATAAATTGTTTGTTACGATAATTTCACCTGTATGTAATTTAATTTTAATTCCTCTGCCACCATATCCCCTAAAAGGACTATCACTCATTGGGTGAGCTTTGTCTAAGTAATAACAAATGCCATTAATAATAACGTGTTCGTCCTTTTCTTTTATAATTTCAAGCCAGAACTTTTTATGGAAACATTCACTATTATCACAGACTTTCTCATATGGCTCTGCATGGCAGACTTTGTGAAACACTCGACCACAGATTTCACATTTTATATTTTGAATATTACAATCCATTTTGTTTATCTCCTGCTTTTACATCAGCCACTTTCTATATTTTCTATCTTGTTTACGTTTACTCTTCCTTATTCGATTGTATATATAGTTCTCATAATACTCAAACTGCATAGCCTTTGCATAGCAATATAGCCATGTTGCAAAAAAGGTTGAAATTACTATTATGCTTACTATAGTTTTGACATGATATAAGCCGTATTCGTCATAGAAATGTGCCATAATTGGCGTTGTCAGAACAAAAGCACAGAAAGAGACAATACTAACAATCGCTAATATTGTCATTCGTGTTTTGCACCATTGTTTAGAATATTTCACTACTTTAATTTCTTTCATCAATAAACCTCTTTATTGCCCTTTTGAGCATATTTCTCTATAACAAAAAGGTCAAATCCGTTTCTTACGAACTGTTTTGTAAGATCATGTTTTATGCTATTACCCAAATATGTATAGATATAACTCATTTGCTCCATTGTAAAATTAGTTCCACAAATTTTATTGAAAGCATTAGTATTGTCTTGCCAATATCTCATAAGTCTTTTGTCTCGTGAATATCTTAACGCACAAGAGCAATCTCGACTTAGCCACTCACAAAGTTTTACCTTGAAATCTTCATTTGTTTTCACATCGTCAAGCTGAATATAGACATTGAATTTTGGAATAAGAATAATCTCGTTATTTCGATTAATAAAGCTATTTGGGAAAACTTGCATTGCAAGTTTTATACTTTCCAGAAGTTTCATTCTGTCTCCTTTCAGCCAATTCCAATTCTTTCTTTGTATTCGTCAAGTGTAATTTTGCCCATTTTATAATCTAAAAGTGATATAAATTCTTCTGTAGAAGTACTAAAGGGGAAATTGCAGTTGCGAAGTTCTTTTCTTATCTTTTCTATCGCCTGCTCAAACGGAATATGCTGCTTACTTTCGTTGACACAGATCTCCGAGATAATAAATTCCATATGTTGATATTGATTTATTAGGAATATTAGTTGCTCTTTCGTAAGAGCGTTAAGAATTTTTTTTGAAATCATTTATGTTCTTTAACCCCATTTCAAGATACAGCTCCTTTCAAACAAACTAAATTAGCTATGAATATCTAAAATAGTAGCAAACATACCTTTGCTTTTCTTTTTTATTTCAGTAAGCTTTCTGTCAAAATCTTCGTCTTTTACAAATGTGTGTCCGATCCAAGTTTCACGAGCTATAACATTTTCATCAGAGTCTATACAAATAAAACAATCTATTTCGTCAAAATTAATTAAATTATCTATTCTTGCTCCGTTCATATATGCTATTTTCGTTACAGGGTAACAATCATCAATCTTTAATTTCAAATCATCAATCTTTAATTTCAGTTTACTAGCATATCTACCTCCAATTTCCCACCAATCATATGTGAATATTGGGAAGGAAATTATCTCGCCAGTTTCATCACATTCTAAGTTTTCTTCATTATAAGGTTTTAAAATTTCAGAAATTCTATTTTCCGAAGGTGTTTCTTTAGTAATCAAAAGTAAACAATAGTGCATATCTTTTTATCCTTTCTTTAATAGTTTGTAATCAAGACCTCTAAATCTTTATCTTTTGTCTTGTCTTTTTTCTGGTAATTACAGTTTCCGTAAGTGGTGTTTAGATAATGGATTTTATAATCATGATTTTCTGCCCAATCCTTTAATGTTAGGTTTGTTTTTAGATTATTCGATAATGCCCATTTCACATTTGATATCGCAAGCATATCTCTCAAATCTTCCTCATCGGTATTAGTCCAACCGCCATTTTCATTATAGGTTGCCGTTGAATTAAAATACGGTGGATCGCAATACAGAAAATCATTTTCGCCAAATGCTACGCCGATGAACTCACGAAAATCAGCATTGGTGAACTTGCAGCCTTTATTGCTGATTGCTTCCGAAAATTCTATAAACCTTTCTCTTAATGTAGGGTTAAAATATCTTTCTCCAAACGGCATATTAAATTCACCTTTTGAATTAAAACGCATCTGATTGTTAAAGGCGTAACAAATTAACACATATAAAATAACGGACTGTTTAGATTCCAACTCGTTAAAATAGTTGCGGAGTCTCAAATACCCCTCCTTATTAATCTTTGATAAGTCATATTGCTTGATTATCTTATCTATTTCGCCAAGAATTTCATCGGTTTCATTTCTATGTATGTATTCAAGTATTTGCACTACAGGCAAATTCAAGTCATTATAAATAACCTCTTTCGCAGGAACATTAATTCCAACATTAAAGCCACCGCCAAATAAGTCAATACAAGTATCAATGTTTTTTGGGAACAATGGCAGTATCTGTGGTAGAAGCTTGTATTTGCCACCTACATAATTAAGTGGCGATTTTATATATTCTTGCTTTATCAGTATCATCTCCTAAATAAAATTTCTCTTTTATTCAGATTTTAAGTATCTAAAAGTGCGTATTTATGCTGTTTTAATATGTAATAACGGTGCGTATTTTTACTCAAATATTGCTAGCTCATCAACCTTCTTATCTGGCTTTATCGGGAGTGTCTTAAATTCCCACCATTCAGAGCCATCATACTCATGACGTTCGAGCCAAAAATCCTTGCCGACAACGACTAGGGACATATTGATTTCAAGATGACCCCAACTAGGATTATATCTAATATCTTTAGCCTGCTTTTCAAACTCCTCCCAAGTGTAATAGCCATCGTATTTGCCTACCCACTCTACATCAGTAGATGATTTGCCATTATCATTAAGTATTTCTATCGTTTCTTGTAGTAAAGTTGTTTTATAACTCATTATTAACCCTTTGCTTTCTTAATTTAATTATGTTTCGCATTTTATAACCCAAGATGGGTGTTCTTCATGAATTATTCGTCTGGCTAAATCCCATTCTTCTGAGTTATATTGGAATGTAAGCCATAGCTGAAATAAGAGTCTGTCAGAACGCTCATGCCGATACGACTCTTTCCAATACCAAAAAGCCTTATAAATTCTATCATTTAAATTATTATAATAGACATTGCCAGTATTAAACATATCGGCTAAACTACGTTCTGAGATTTGTGATATTATGTATTCTTCATTTGTCATGAATCATCTCTCTTTATGAACAAATAATCAGTATTTATGGGCACTGAAAGAGCTGTTACGAGTGGTTTCTGATCGGCTTCTTTAAGTTCTGTTAAATCAAAACCTAGCGATTCAAGATATTCTACACCAAGCTTAACTGTTTTTAAACTTTTAACGTTTATAATTACACGCCCATATTCCTCTTCTGTTTTCTTAATAATTTCATTAAAGTGCTTACAGATTTTTTCATAGCCTTTACTGTTTTTAATTCTTAAATCACTATGTTGCATAGTATATTTGGTTGCGGTTGGTTCATCAATATAGCGGTGAATACGGCAGCCAGTTGTACTCCCATAATAATCATCGCGTAAGACAATATCTTGATAATCAGAATTGATCTCAGATTTCCATGTTCTTACCATCTCGTTAATCTCAGTAAATTTTTTCTGGATTTCATTTGCAATATCATCAAGTCCGATTTCTTCGATGACTTTCTCTTCGTAAGCTTCAAGAGCCTTATCCTTTTTACTTGAAATATCATCTATTACATTTTCGGCTGTCTCTTTAAGCCATACAATCAAATCTCTTTTAGTCATTCGTAATCCTCCTCAATCTCTTGCAGTTTCTCATCTGCCTTGTCTGCCTTTTCTAATGCATTCTTCATATCTTCGTTTGACACATGGTAGACACTTGGAATAGCACTAAAGGCATCGACAATTCGATCTCTTTCTTCCTGAGGAATATCTTGCAGTAGATTATGACTCACTTTTTTTACCTGCTTTCTCAGTTAAAATTATTTTGAACATATTGTCAACAGAAGTAAGAAGATCATACCTCTTATTCATTGGAGCAGTTGAGCTTCTAGCAAATTGGTGATTGACCATATCAATGTAAAAAGTTGATGAACCATCATCACCCATGTAGAATTGTTCCCATTCAGACTCAGACATTAGTCTTTTTACTTCAAGCTGCTCAATAGCAAGATTATCAAAACTTACTGTATTGAACTTTGTAAACAATACATCAAGATTATTATAAAGCCATAGCTGATTATATTTAACAGTTGCATATTTCTGAGTTAGATACTCATTACCTCTACGAAGTTCTTTATAACCAAGTATAAGCATTTTTAGATTATTATTCTGCAACATAGCAACGTCATCTTCTGTAAGTATTCCGTTGATAACATGAATTACAGCATTGGGATAACGTTTGACCATTTCAATAAATTCTGTTGTCGGATTTACAAGGCTAACCCCTAAACCATAAATCAGCTTTTCGTCAACTAAATATTTAATCAACTCCTGCTTTTGCTCAAAGTGTTTCTGATTAACTGTTATATTAGCGATAACCTTTTTGTCTTTAAGCTTGCGGAGGAATGGAATTAAATCTGGGTGACTTGTAGCATCCCCACCACCAATTGCAACTTCTTGATATTCATGAAGCGTATCAATAAATTTCTGATTAAGAATATCTGCATGACAGCCATTAAGTGTACTTCCTTCATGACAGAACGGACAACCCATATCACAATAATTTGTGATTTTTATATCCATGTTTTCTGCGTGATCTGGAATAAAAACATTATCATCTGTCTTGCGAACCTTTGTACCATCGTCAAAAATCATAGTAGTATAATTCCCATTTTTATAAACACCCAGTAATTTCATTTTTATTCTCCTTTTATTTAATCATGTCCATAATAGCCAAAAGCAACAACTTTATCTCCAGATGGTGTTGTACAGTTATCCCAGAATGTTTCATACTCGAAAGCATAGCCTTCAAAAAAATTGATTATAAGTATAATATCTATCTTCGTCACAATCATGTTTCATGTCAGAAATAGGAATTAACTTATCCTCCCAATAATCAAATATAAGTTCTCCACGCTTCCACTGTTCAAATTCTGAATCTGTGCAAAATGTAAACGAATGAACCGAGCTGCTGTTGGTTTCAAAAACGTTTCTTCTAATCTTAATTTTCATACTTAGTTACTCCTTCCCAATCGTAGCCGTGTTTATATTCTCTAGCAATCATATTTTTATTTATGACACCAGTTTTCTTGATGTTATTCCAAATACAATATTCATCTCCGTCCACAATGACAAAATATTTTTTATTCGTCAAAAATTCTTTGAGCGAAATCCCTTCTTCTTTTAAGAATGGTGTTAGAATATCTTCATCTACATATCCATAAAATGTTACATCGTATGGCTTACGCTTATCACGCATCATAACTATGGGGAGTTCAATATTCGTACACTCCGGATAAACATCATGAACGATTTTCAAGATATTATTGAATTTTTCTTCGGCGTTTTTAAGATGAACTTTGCTGTCATACTGCATACAATAACCACACAAACAGGCTATGGCATAACAAATTTTCAATCTGAAAGTAGCCAAACACTTAAATGGTGTTCGTCCAAATGTTAAAGCATCTTCATCCCATATGCTCCAAGTGCCTTCATTAATAAGTATCTGAGAAGCGATTTCCCCATGTGTTTCGTATTCATCTTCTGTATTTTTAACAACCAAACTGTGCATACTGCTTGAATTTGTTTCAAAAACATTCTGTCTTATTTGTAGTTTCATTTAATTTTTTAACCTCCTATCCCTGCAATTATTATTTTCTCTTATCGTACATTTTGTCCATCCATTCATCAAACTTTTGCAGCTCTTCATCTGTCGGCTCGTCCTCAGGTCTGCCTTGATCGAAACCGAGAGTACAGCCACTTTCAAAGCAACAGCCTGCTAGGTCGGCAGAGCATTCCACGTCATCGCTATATTCACGATATCCCAAAGCGCAATCCTGACAACACTTCATTACAGGGTCTATGCATCGTGTTGGTAAGTCATGTATAATTTTTTTACTCATTTTCAATCTTCTTTGAAAAATTCTCTCGGTTCAAACCATTTATCTTTAATGATATTTCCTATTCCGACAACTAATCTATCTTCCTGTTTTACTCTAACATAATGACCTTTTATATCTTCCCATTTTGCAACGCCCACAACGTCCATAATTCTTGTAAATGTTTCAAGTCCCTTTTCAGAACCTTCAAACGATGTTCCATTGAAAAAAGCTAAGTTATAACCACCAAAACTAGCTCCCCAGCCTGAGCCTTTAAGAGTTATAGAAAATGTAAGGCGACAATGATCGTTTATTTCCAATGACACATCGGTTATTTGAGCGTTTTCATAAATAGTGTCAGTGTTGCTTTCTGCCGAAGGTATATTTTTTATTACAGGTTTAGACTCATTTTCTTTTATGTAATTGGCGAAGCTAAGTTCACAATTTGTTTTATTAATACGAAACGGACAATTCTCACAAATACCTCCTGTTTCTACGCAGTGCTTTGCTGCTTCCAAAATCTCCTCTTTTGTCATCATATTCTACCTCTTTCTATAAATAAAACTAAATTTTTATTTGTCGTTGTTTTCTTTGTGCGGTTTTCCGATAAACGCTTCCATCATTCTTTCCCTATCTTCTCTTTCGTGTATTACTCCAATAAACTTTTCGTAACATTGATTGCAAATATCAAGTTCAGCCCATTCAGATGCTTCATAACGACCTTTCCAAGTCCCAACTCCACTAAGTTTTTTAACCTTAAAATGCTGATTGGCTTCATTACTTCTGCATACATCACAAATACATTTATATATTGGTTTCACCTTCTCTCAATAAAAGAAAACTTTTATATTACTCATTCTTATCTTTTTTGCCTAGCAACCACTCAATCGAGGTCGGCTTTTTGTCTTCCCAAGAACAAAGATTGTTTAATACCTTTGTTATGTTGCTGACACTAATTGGATGTATTCCACCATACCATATTGCTTCTGCTTTGCAGGGGCGTGTTTCGTAAGCTACTAAAGCATTACGAATATCGTCACAAGCCAAATATCTATAACCCAACAAATAAAGTCCTTCCAAAACAGTTCTCTGCTCATCTGTTATCTTTGGTTCACTTGATTTATTTGCCACGTCACCAACGATTGTACCTTTTACCGTAGGCTCATCGGTTGTAAATTTTGGATTGGATATTCTTATGACAGTTTCGCCAGTCTTTCTTTCGGTCTCAATAGTGATTGTCTGCTTAAAATTATCAGCATCTGAGTCCATGCGTTCAAGTGAACTTTGAAATACCCAAGTATAAATTCGACCCTGGTCAATTTTTACATGATATTTAATAGAATTATCTTCAAGCTTAGTGCCAACAATCGTTCCTGTAAAATCTGTAATTTTTACTCTGTCGCCTACTTTAAATGTTTGTTCAGCCATTTAATGTACTCCCTTTCTACATTTTATTATTAACGTTCTTCTTTTCCATACGGAACGTGTATAAAATCAAGGACATCTCCCATACCCAAGCCACCTTGATCTTTTGGTCTAATACAATAATCCCATATTTGAGGGTGGGTACTTTTCATACGTTCAAATCGGTTAGGACTTTTCTCGAGATGACAGCCAAATCCACAAAACATACAACCTGTTCTTTTCTCTCCTGTTGTTGTGTACCCCCCCTCATTAGTTTTTACAACTTCGCCATATACAGGAGCTATTTGTAGATCATTTTTAGTTATGTATTCAAGAATATCATTTTCAGTCCAAAAGGATATTGGTTTAGAAGATGGGTTATTTGCGGTAAAGGCGTTACATCCATTGATAATCCATTGAGTACGTCTTGTCTTACTTTCACTTGCCATAGTTGCTATAATAGGTTTATTTCCAGACTTCTTTTCATATAAATGAACTGTTTGCTTTTTCATGACATTACAACACCTATGTGAAATAAGAAATGGTGCATCAAGTAAATATTTATACTTTGATTTATTATACAAAGATTTTTCGCCTGTATTTGGGTTAATACACTTACCTTCAAGCTGCTTTACAGCATATGAATTTGAATTACCTTTTCTAATTGCAGATCTTGCATCATAAATAACTTTTGCTACTTCTTTACTAATCAGCGGATAACCATATGTATCTATTACTTGCCGAAAATTCATTTTTGGTTTCAAGCAAGTAACGTTATCAAATGTCTTAACAAACGCTCTAAGTTCAGGGTATTCAAGACCTGTGTCAACAAATACAGCTTCAACATTAGGAAACAAATTTCTTACAATATGTAAAAGTACTGTACTGTCCTTCCCGCCCGAAAATGAGACGTACACTTGTCCATTCCAATGATTATACCATTCAAGAATACGACTTTGAGTTATTAGAACTTTTCTTTCTAAAGGTAATGCTTGCAATTCCTTTAAACGTTGAGCATCATGAACTTTATTATCATCTGAATATCTATCATTATTCAATGTATATTGTTATCTCCTTTCAAATAAAATCAACTTTTTATAAGTTGCTCTATAACATTCTTAACATCTTCAAATATTTCTTTGGTTGTCCATTTCTTGCCACAGTGACAAATACCAAAAATATAGTCATAACCAACAGTAGAGAAACTCCAACCAATATAATGACCCTTATTAGGATTTTTAATAGGGACAAATGGAAGTCCTGTATATGTGTTAAAATTAATTCCACCATGACAAGCAATATTATAAAATTCATTTTGGTTACTAGCATTATACAACTTATGCCCCTCTGGAATTTCTATATACGCACAAGGGTGAATGCCGTAAGAAACTATAACATAATGAAAACCCTTGTAAATGCCCTCGTCAAGCATATCAACAACCTTTTGTTCATTCTCTACAGAACCTTTATATATCATTTCTTTCATAGTATTTCCTCCTATCTCTTATACTTTACAAAATCCTTTATTTTGTAAAGCCATTTCTTAATTGCCTTTAGCACTTTTTAACCACCTTTCAGCATATTAATTTTACCATACTACTTTTGAGATTATATTTATAGTATACTACGACTTTTGAGATGTGTCAAGTATACAAAATGCACAAATCTATACTATAAAAACTATATATTATTGTATAATAAACTTAACCAAGTGTTTCTTTGCGAAGCCTGTATTTTCAAGCACCTCTGAAAAGCACTAGGCTCGGCAATCAACGCACATTTGGTTTTAGCTCTGGTAATCGCAGTATAAAGCATACAGCGGTCTAGCAGCTTATAATGGGTATTGTCAATCAGTACAATAACATTCTTAAAACCGCTACCTTGCGTTAAATGGCACGTCAGACAATAAGCCAACTCAATACTACTTAAATCATTTTGCAGGAAATCAATTTTCTTGTCGGCAAATTTAATTGTAACAACATTCTGCTTCTTACCGTCTTTAACTGTCTGTTCAATTTTTGTAATATAACCCATTTCACCATTGAAAACATTTCTATCATAGTCATTTGTTCTTTGAATAACCTTTGCTCCAACACGAAATATCTTGTTGCCATACCTGATCTCAGGTGCGGTATCGGGTGGAATTATCATATCTTGCAAGATAGAGTTAATTTCAAAAGAGCTATTTATCCTGTCCTTTTTACAAGGTGTCAAAATAATCGTTTCATCGTAGCCATCCTTCTGAGCTGCCATTGTATACAATTTAATAGCCAATTCACGCATACCCTCACGGCTCTCTCTAAACATATAGGTCATGTCTTGTAGTTCGCCAGTAACAACTTTCAGTTTCGGTTTAGGCAATGGGTTTTCTCCATTTCTAATTTTAACTGAGTCCGAAATAATACCTGACTTTTGAGCCTGTCTTAATATCTTAGTCAGTTTACAACAAGTAAACACATTGCAATTAAGTAAATCATGAAAGATATTGCCACAGCCTATTGGCGGTAACTGACCGTCATCACCTACAATAATTACTTTTGCACCCTCTTTTATAGCAGAAACCAAGCTATAAAATAATGACGAATTAACCATTGAAGCTTCATCAAGTACGATAATATCGCTAGGCAATCTGTTGTCAGAGTTATAAACAAAACCTATCTTGTTAAAACCAAGCAATCTGTGGATTGTACTTGCGAATAAACCTGTTGCCTCGGTTATCCTAATCGCAGCTTTAGCAGACAAAGCACAAGCTGATATAGAATATCTTTTATATATCTTTGTAAGTCCTCTTAAAATTGAGCTTTTACCTGTTCCTGCTCTACCTGTTATAAGCACTACAGGGCTGTTGCAAGCCTTATATATCTCTTGTTTTTGTTCGTCTGTATAGCAAAAACCTTGTTCTCTTTCTGCTTCCGAGATACCATTTTCGATGTTAATTTTATAGTCTGTTTCTTGTTCATTGAGATTTTTTAGAATATCCAAAATAGATATTTCAGTTTTATATTGGCGTAATAGTCCTACCTTATTTTCTTCAAAATGTAGAAATATCTCATGTTGTTTTTGTGTGGATTTAAAATTCTCGTATATTTCGTAACAATCGTTTATGTTATCTCTTACCGCATTATCCAATACTGACTCTAGCACATATGAATGACCGTCATTGTTTCCAACACTCTCAAGATAATACTTGATAAATGCCACAACTCTTTTGGTTGATATCCTGATATCTAGATTTAACTTCAACGCCAAATCATCGACTCTCTTAAAACCCAAACCACGAATTTCTGTCATGATGTAAGGATTGTCAAGTAACTTTTCCTTCAATAATTGAGGGTTAGGTTCATTAGAAATCAATTTACTTATCATGGCATATGTTACACCCAACGGCTGAAGCATAATAAGGATATCTGAAATAACATAGTTATTCAATATATTATCTTTTATCCTATTCCAACTCTTTTCGCCCATACCCTTGATTTTTGTAAAATCAATTTCTCTATTATGAATAACATCATCAATTACATTTGGGTAGACAGCTAAAATGTTTTTTGCTTGCAGTTCTGTGACCTGAGTTTTCAAATATGCTATTTGTTGTTCTTCTGTCTTAGGCACATTTGCAGTAATGGAGATTGGAGTATACTGATACGAGTTATATTTACTATTAAAAGAGCAAGTAACCTCAGCATTGTACTCGACACCGATTGTTAAGCGTTGCATTTTACCTGCCAATGTGCTACCTTTTAACTGCCTTGGGTTGTCGCCAAAGGGATCGTCATAACAATCATAAAAATATGGAATGTCATTAGAAGTTGTTGTGAATGTGTACACTCCCCAATTACTATTTTCGTTATAAAATCGCTCCTGTTGAGGAATGATTTTAAACTTAAATGTTTTTTCTGCCATGTCTTTTCTTCCTTTCTGAAAGCCATTCAACATATGGTCGCATAGCCTGTATTGTAACTTTATCTTCATCTGTTTTTCTGCATTTAATAGCAACCTGAGAGCCTTTCTTGACTAAATCTTCATACTGTACAAGTTGACTATTCCAAAGAACTCCCTCTATAATACCGAAGGTGGAGTAAATATTCACAAAAGCAAATGGTTTTTTATTTCTGTCCTTTTTCTTTTGTACTCTGGAAATAACACCTACAACAACGCAATCATTATCATTCTCAACGGTTTCAAAGGTTGTTGTTAGATAGGGGAGTGCTTCTTCAAATGGGTTATTATGTATAAATATCTGTAATGCTTCAAACTCCCAAAAATCAGCGTTTTCAAGATATTTGTTATTGGTTAAAAGAAATTGTTTCAACCTATCTTCTTGCTGTAGGTCAAACTTTTCTTTCTTTTTCTGATTTACGAGAGTGAGTAACAAATCTTTGTCATAGTCATACTTACCATTACCAATACGATATTTTTCAATATCAATATCATAGTCAATAATAAGCTTGTTATATGTTGGCAACTTAGACAATTCTTTATACTCTAATGGTTTATACAATGACTTCAAATACTTTAACAAACAACTCTTTTTATCTTTCGTAGGTATCGCACCTGACTTAATTAAGTTAATAATCTGAGTTTTTGTCAGTGTTGTTCTTGACAACAAGTCTTGAAGGTTTTTATACTTGCCGTTCTTCTCACGTTCAGTAACAATCTCTTGGGCTATTCGTTCACCAATGCCTGTAATCGCAGAAAAACCAAACAGCACATTGTTATTGTAAATAGAAAAATCGACTAGCGATTTATTGATATGAGGTGGTAAAACAGTTACTCCAAACTGTTTAGAGTCTACAATGTATTTATTCACCATACCTGCCTTATCCTTATTCAAATTGAACAAGGCTTTGAAAAAATGAACAGGGTAATTTATTTTTAAATAAGCAGTTTGAAAGCATAGAACAGCGTAGCTATAACTATGTGATTTGTTGAAGCAATACCCACCCTTGGCAGCAAGTTCTTCACTAATAGCTTTTGCTATATTTTCATCATATCCGTTATCAATAATTTCTTGATATAGTTTTTTAGACTCTTCTTTAACTAATTCAGGCATCTTTTTACCGATAGCTTTGCGGTACTTGTCGCTACCACCATAACTTCTACCACCAAAAACACGCACTATTTCCATGATTTGTTCCTGATAAATACACTGACCGTAAGTGCTTTCCAAAATAGGCTTCATGTCAGGGTGTATATAGGTGACAAGTGAAGGATCATGTTTACATTTAATAAACTCCTCCAAAGCTCCCATTGAATCAGGTCTATACAATGCCAAAACAGCCGACAAATCTTCCATGTTAGTTGCTTGTAGTCTGAGCAGTAAGTCTTTCATACCTGCACTTTCCACCTGAAACACACCATTCGTCAATGCTTTGCTTAATAGTTCAAATGGACTTCTGTCATTTTCAAATTTGGGGTTGTTGATATTTATATCGTACTCAGATAAGTGCAAGTCATTTTGAATTTCCTGTACCATTTTTAAAGTTTGTACACCCAAAATGTCAAATTTAATGATACCTATTTGTTCAACAAGCCTTTTATCAACTTGAATAACGTGTTCACCGTCAGAGCCTAGTTTCATTGCCATATAATCGCTAATATCGGTATCAACAATACCGACACCGCCTGCATGACAGCTAACCGTTTTAACCCTACCACTTAATTTGCCTGCTATGTCAAGTAACTCACTGTACTCAGGGTGTTCAGATAGGTAGTTTATGTTGTTGTCAATACACTCTTGGAATGTATTGTACGAAAACTTTTTGGATAGTTTATCCATTTCATTATATTTGAAACCTAGTATTTTACCAACATCTTTTATGGCTACAACAGGTGTTATATACGAGAAGTTTATAATCTGACAAACACGATTTTCACCATATTTATCAATGAGATAATTTATTACTGTAGGTCTGTCTGAAACATCGATGTCGAGATCAGGCATTGAAACTCTCTCAGGATTGAGGAACAATTTGTTATTAACCATAGGCTCTTTATCCTATGCTCTGGAGGTTTCCCTCATTTTCATCTGTTGGTTACTTCCAACCCAGTTTAGACTATATTTTTCAAACTTTCGTAGTTCAGACAAAAGTTTTATTCCGCCTTCGTGGGAAATTATTGGCTCTAAAGTCTTATTTCCTAGTCGTTACACACTTTCTTTTATTACTAAAAGATTTGGCTCGGTATTCCCTTTATCTCACCTAGTTATAGGTTTAGGGTTTCTTAGTCAGCTTATTCGTCTATGGTCTTGTCTCATTATCGGTTTGCTCTCAATGAGAAGTCTTATTTTGCTGATACCGAATTAACGGAATTTAACGAGTGCAACCTATCTACGCTCAAAAATCAATCCATATTTGATAGGGTTTAGGTCAGTTATACCTATTGTATAACACACAAGGCTTCCTGCTCCAGAGCCACGTCCTGAACCTATTTTAACCCCATGAGTTTTCGCATAATTTATAAAGTCCCATACAATAATGAAATAACCGTCAAAATTCATTTGATGAATAATGTTCATTTCATAGTCTAGTCGATCTTTCATTATCTTCTGTTCTTCTTTAGAAAGCTTGTCAAAATTTCTAGTTTTCCACCCCTCGTCAATAAGATGTAAAAGAAATTCATTATTAGAGTCATATCCACTTGGTAGGGGGTATGTTGGCAACTGTGGGTCTTGAAAAGGCATATGTACTTCTTCTATCATATCAGCCAAAATATCAGTCTGATTTAAACCTTTTGTAACATTATTTACCCCAATTTGTTTATCCATGGTTGTATGAATTTCTTCTTCACTTTGCAGATAACAACCTTCGTAGCTTTCAGACATTGTTTCAGTGTCGTGAGCTATCTGAACGTGCCTACCCTGATAATATAAATCTTCCTTTGTGGCTGCATGGCTATCTGTAGTAATTATGTATGGAGTGTTTGTTACCTCAGATAGTTTCAAAATCTTTTTATTGTAATTAGCCTGCTCCTCTGATTTGTGAGATTGCATTTCCAAATAGAAATTAGGAAATGCCGATTTGTATTCTTCGATATACTTAACACAAATATTAAAATCACTTTCTTTAGCTAATTTTGAAGCCAAACAAGCAGAACAAATAATTAAATCTTCTGCATACGGAGCAATATCTGAAATCTGTACTCTAGGCTTAAAATAAAAATTTTCAAGATTTGACTTAGTGATAATTTTATTTAAAGCCTTTCTGCCGTTCTCATTTTTTGCGAGAGCGATAAGATGGAAATACTTATTGTTTTTATCTTTTATGGCAGTATCGAAGCACTCATACAGCTCTACGCCATATATCAGCTTAATATCAGGATATTCTTTAGATAGTTGATCGAAATATATCCATGAATATTGGTTGCCATGTTCCGTAACTGCATATGCTTTAATGCCGACTTTTCGACATTGCTCTAGCATTTCTTTTGGTGTACCATAGCCGTCCAGTAACGAGTACATTGTATGGTCATGCAAAGAACTATACATTTTCAGCCTCCTTGTATTTTAAAATAACTATCTGAGGGGTAATTACACCCTTATACTCAGATACATTGAGCTGGCAGAGTGCATTTATGCACATTTCAACATCTTATCCATTCAAAAAGTCTAATACTTTATCGTTACTAGGATTACAGAACTTGATAATTGCGATATTATCGTCAGTAATAAACTTCCATGTATCTTCATTTTTACCCATGATAACGCCTTGGCTATGCTCCAAAACTATATTATTAATGACAAATAAAGGCTCTTTGATTCCTGTACCGTAACAATTCTCCAATGATGTAACATCGGAAATCATTCCAATATTAAATTCGTCATAATCGAAACAAAAATCTATTGGCAAAGGATTGTCTGAATCAATATTCTTATTTAAAACTTTAATTGCTTCAGCCACGTTCTCAGCTTTTATCTCAAAACCGAAAGCATTTGCGTGACCCTGACACCAATTAAACAGACCTGTTTTTAGTAACTCAGCCTTTAAATCTGGCACATAGCTATTATCAAAGTTTCTAGCAGACCCTCTATATACATTATTTTCTTCATCTTTGCGGAGTATCAAACAAGGTTTTTTCGCATAACTAGCCATTTTCATGGCTATCAATCCAGAAAATACACTTGGGATATTGTTACCTTTTAAGAATAAAACTGTATTTTTGTCATTAGTTACGCTTTTCCTTAACGTAGGAAGTAACTTTTTCACTTGATTATCCTGTCTTGATTTAGCGTTTTTACAGAATCTTACAACTCTCTGATAAATATTTTCTTTTGTACTTTCAGTTTCACCACGTTTTTTGTATTCAAATTCTTCGTCCTGCTCAATAAACGCTCTGAAAAGCAAGTTCTTTTCTTCCACATCACCGACTCTACACATTGCATTTATCAGGGAAGTAATGCAAAATGCAATAGTATGAGGATTAACCTTACCTTTCATGGAATAATTTTGAGCATTAATAAATTCTTCAAAGCATTTATTTGTGACGTTATAAAGACCTTTATCAATAAGTCTTTTTGTTTCAAAAGAACGTAAATCCATGATATCCGATATATTAGCTAGTGACACAAGATCAAGGTAGTCATCGGCATAGTCGTTCCAATAATAATCATCAAGTGCTTGTAGAAATTTATAGACCACTCCTGCACCACATAATTCTTTATTAGAATATTTTGAACTAGATTGGTTATTTACTATAATCGCATATGGGTTTGTTCTTTCAATATCGTGGTGATCGAGAACAAGTACATCAATACCATGTTCTGTCAACTGCTTGCATTGTTCAGTATCATTACTTCCTGCATCGGGAATAATCAACAAGTTTGTGCTTTCAGGTATTTCTATCTCAGAAGAAATACCGTGTTGCTTTCCAGAATGTATCAGATATGTAATATCAATTTCTTTGTTAAGCCTTTTCAAATAAGAATACATCATAGCAGCACTGCACTGCCCGTCAACATCGCAATCAACAATAATCGCCATTTTACTATTGCTTTTAATGTGTTTGTCAAGCATTTTAACAGCTTCATTAATGTTATCAAGATTATCGTAAGGAATTAGTACATCATCGGTTAAATGAGTGTATTCACTAACGTTAGTTATTCCTCTATTAGTAAAAATAGATATTGGAATATGGTAATAATCATTATTGCCTATTATTTTATAATTCATGTTTCGTTGTTTCACTTCCCATTCTTTATAACTTGCGTATATTTGGTAATCAACTGTTTAAACTTATTGGGACTATCTGTTGGACTTTCTTTTTCTTCAAGTAAATTATCAGTGTCAACAATAGCACTTATTTGAATACAATCCAGAAATTTGTCAGCTATATCGTTTAACTCATCTATGGTTACGTCTTTATCAAAGCAAAATATAATATGAGAACTCAACCTTGTCAGCATATTTATTTGATATTGGCTTATTTTCTTACCACAAGTTGCTACACAATTCTTTATTCCCATGTTCCAAAGTTGCATAACACCTTTTTCAGCTTCAACCACATAAACGTAGCCTGTCCGAGCTATATATTTTTCGGATAAATAAAGTCCATATAATATTCTAGCTCTGTTGCAACGCTCCAAATATATATACTTAACTCTTTGCTCTTCTTCTGTCATTTCTTCTTGCTTTAAAAATAGCCTGCCCTTAACACCGACTAATGTTCCCATTTCATCTCTTACAGGAATTGTAATTCGATTGGAAACATCGTCATAACCTATTTCAAACAGCATTTGAGTATCATATGAGATATTATCTTTCAAAAAACAATCATTAACGGCAGGGAAGTAGTATGATAGAACATTTTCCTTAATCGGCTTTAAAGGTTGTATTTCTTCGTAACTAGACTCATCATCTGCCATTTCAGAAATAAATTTTGTGAATTTTAGACTTTCAGGCAAATCGTTATATTCGTCTTTATAATAGTTAATACCGCACCAATTACAAACTTTGCGAACAGCTTCGTAAAACGTACAACTGCAAAAAAATTGCACAAGGTCAAAAATATCTATCGTGTCCAAGTTTGAACTACTATGTATTTCTCGTGTGTAGTCAACAGTTAAAAGACCTTCATTGAGATAAACAGTGATCGCCCCTTGATTATCGCCATCAGGGTTGCCACACTGAACATAACCTGCTTTACAGGAAATATGGTGACAACCTATTTCGTCAAGTATGACAGGAACATAATTGTTCTCTAGTATCTTTTCTTTGAGGACAGAAATATCCATTTTATCCTCACTTTCTTCTTAGTTCTCCGACTTCATACCAAGTGTCCAAATCTAGGTCAACTTCAAATACAACTTTCTTTTTACAACCAAATCTATTTTTGTCTACATTACCCACATAATACCTCTTACCAACTTTAAGTTCACATTCAACATCTTTGCCCCATTCAGCATCATGCTGAACATAGCGATATTTATGAAAATCTCCAACAGATATTTCTTTAAACAGTGTCATAGTCCAAATGATATGTTTTAGCTGTTTTGCATTGGCAATATTATTTGAGTTTAGTTCATCAGGTTTACAAAACTCTGTATCGTCTGTGAGCTGAATTGAAAGATAGCCAAACATATTTAGTTGCTTTGCTAAATCAGTGAGTTTTGTTACTGTTGCTTTTAAAGCTGCCCAATCTCCTGTAGCTTGTGTGTCTTGCTTGCAAGTATCATAGAAGAAATATTTCGCACCATGAGTTAGATTAGCTTTTCTTATTTCAAACTCTAGTGTTTTGTCGTCATAACCGCCAGCCATATCCTTAACGAGAATAAGTTCATTAGTTTCTGTTTCAATCCATTCAGCGATTTTCATTATTTTTACATATTCCTCTGAATTTTCAGCGACCCTTTGAATGTACTCTTGCAAAGTTTCTGTTGGCTCTCCCCAATCGTCTGTTTCCTGATATATGTACTCACCTGACTTATCCTTGTACAAACCAAGTGTTAATTCCTTTTCAGGCTTCTTTAATTTAATGCCGTGTAACTTTTGAAATTCAACATTGTTTATACACGTTGTAATTAAACACTTTCTAAGATCGTCAACGCCCATTTCATTAAGCATGACAAATACTCTTTCATGTTTAACAAGTGTTAAATAGGCAATTATTTTTGTCATAAATCGTGATTTTCCTGCGTTTGAAAGCATTCCCATCGCCATTGTCGAGCCTAATTTACACCCTCTGAATATATCATTTAGAATAGGAAAGGGGAGTGATACACCTAAATCAGGCTTCTCCATACACGCAATAAGTGATTGCTTAATATGGCTATTCAGAATTTCGGCTTCTTGGTTTGTCAAGATCACCGTATGTATTCTATCTGCTTTACCTCTAATTAATCTATAGATGTCTGAAGCCGTAAATTGTTCAAACTTTTTATGTTGTACAATTTTTGTAATATCAAAGCCATTTCTTTGATACTCTCTCAATAAAGAATACTTTTTAATGATTTCCTGATACTTACCAATATCATCAGTTATAGCAATTTTCATCCAACTGTCAAGAGTTTTCCAACCGCCATACTTTTTATATAAAGAAAGTCTTTCAGGCTCTTCTGAAAAATAAGTTAAAATAGTAGTTTTATTGAAGGTTTGTGTTCTTGTTTTGTAAATTATTTCAGCTGAATCGTAAAAAAAACGAGTGACTTCATCTGAAAAATCGTATTTGCTGCGGATATATTGTCCGTAATTTACCAGCAAATCAGGCTGTTTGTAAATACAACCCACAAATAGAACTTCGGTAGGAACGTTTGTTATAATATCCATGTTTGCCACCTACCTAAATTTCATCAATGATGCTGTCAATATCAAGGCTGTCATTATTTTTATCACGTTCTTTGGGAGACTTTGATATTGCCATTTTTTCATAATCTATATTAACTTGTTCTTCGCTTGTACCTGTTTTAGCCAATGCCTGTTCTTCTTTCCATTTCAAATAACCATCATATTTAGATAGGATAATAGCAAGATCATATGTAATTAACGCTGCACCTTCAATTTTTTTACCTTTACGAGCATTAAACTCATGTACCTTACGAAGAAATGACATTTTCTTTCGCCACATATTCCATAAGTCTTCGACAGGAACAGGTTTATTCAAATTCTTATAAGTGCCTTTGTACACCTTATCAAGATTTATAAAAAAATATTTTGGCAAGAATGAAATATCATATTGTTTATATAGCCAATCTGTAAATTGTATTCTTGTTTTTTTGTCCTGCTTGTCTTTCTCTATCTGTTCTTTTGTTCTTCTTTTTGCCAAGTATTTCACCACCTTAATCAAAATAACTAAATAAAGGCAAGTGAGGGAATAACCCTCACCGCTTTATTTGTAAAAAAAATTAAATCTTAGAAATAACTTCAAGAACCCTTTCAAGAGTCTTAATATCTGTAATCTTCTTCATTTCTGTTGGCTTAATGGGCAGATTTTCTGCTGAAAGAGCTTCCTTTGCCTTTGTCTTGCCGACAGGATTAAGACTTTTCATAACGGCTGAAATCTTATCCAAAAGTTCTGTTGTCTGATTTTCGGCAGAGTTTTCATTTGTTTCAATACTATCAACTGGTTCTCCAACCTTGCCCATAACTTCCTTTGTATAAATATCCTGCTCAATATCGACAGCCTTTGTGAGATCATTCTTAACAGAAAACTCTTTTTTGTCCTTTGTTCTGTCAATAATTACCTGCCAATCAACAAGTGACAAATCTTCAACTGTTTCCTTATCGTGTACACCTGTCCTGTCCTTGCTGATGTACGAACAGAAATTGTTATCCTCGTTAATGTACATTCTTACAACAGTTTTAACGTTGTAGTTCATCTGCTTAAAGCCGTCAGGAATTTTTCTGCCTGTTGCAACGCTGGTAATTTTACCATCGTCACCCTTTACGGAAACCTTTTCGTCCGTTTCTCTGGCGGTCACAATAAAGTGCGCTCCGCAGGACATGAGATCAAGTATCAAATCCTGTCCCTTAAAATTAACTGTCTGATAATCTTTGAGTTCAAGTCCTGCACCTTCAATAGTTACAGTTTTTTCAATGCCAGTTAGTTCCTTTTTCTTTGCTTTGACAGTGTTTCTCTTCTTAGAGAACTCCACAAGTGCCCATTATGTTCACTACAGCTCGCAAAACTGTAGCAGTTCTCTTATGAACTTCTTGTATTTTCATACAAGTGCAGACTATATGTTCCTCTTTCAAATTAAAAGAGTGATATTTTTCTTCCACCATTAGCTTGTGGGTTTACTCTCACCAACCAAGTGAGATAGTCGTTGAAGGTTTTCCATATTGCATATGCAACTTAGGAAATTCCCTGCGAAACATCAACTTTGCTGTACAAACAGCTACTCATTAGGATTTAACCATAGAGCATACTTAATCTTTTTTTCTACTTTCGTAACCATTCTATTTTATCGTTTTCAATTATATAGTGTGGTAGATTAAGCCTTTAAGATTTCCTCGCATTTAACATCTTCTAATTTTAATTCGTTGAGTAATGTGTTTTGTATATAACTATCTGAATGTAGATAATTAAATCTGAGCAATTTAATTCCTCTGTCTAAACAAAACTGATTTTTAATATTATCTTTTTCTACTGTTTGCCTAAATCTTTCAGTACAAAATAAATCATTTTTTCCTGCAAATGTAACTGGTTTAAAATGCTGTATGCCATCATATTCAATACAAAGATTATATTCCTGTAAATAAAAATCAAATGGCAATCGGTATTTATATTTACAGTCATTAAATCTGTATTCTCTTTCAAAATTCACATTATGTTCTTTTAAGAAAGTAGAAATTTTTGTTTCTCCTGTCGACTTGTTACAATGTGGACAACGATGACCTGAATTTACGAAATCGTTTATTTTTGTTGTCCACTCACATTCGCATTTGTTACAATACAAGTGCAATTTAGTCATTGAATACTTTGTGTTATAATCATCATCGATTTTTATTAAACGGTAATCCAATTTTTCTAAATCAATTATTTGCAGAACTTGTTTTTTTCTATCTTCAATAGAATATCGTCTGTGATAAGGAGTACATGAGGGACATTTACATTTTTTGTTAAGAAATTGTGCGATAGTTGTTGTCCAATCTTTATCGCAATGATTACAATGAATATTAATTGGCGAACGTTGATTTTTATATTTTGTTTTATCAATAGTGAAAGTGTATGGAAGATTTTCTTTTCTTATTCTTTCTTCACACTGTTGAATACGTTCCTGCCAGTTCCATCTTTTATTTTGGCTACATTCACAGCATCCCGAATGTCTTGTTAAAAAATTATTAATTACCGTTTTAAACACATTATTATGTATTTTACATCGGAAATTAACTTTTGTTTTGTTCCCAATATACTCATCCATTCCAAGATATTCATAAGGAATAGCCTCACGTTCTATTATTTCAAGTATTCTTTTTTCATATTTTTCTTGTGACATCCACCTTTCTGACTTTTGCATTAAGTCACATCCTTCTTTATGTTTTATCTACTCAACAATTAAAATTATGGTTACTAACATATCGCTATATTAGCACAGTTTTCTGCACATATTAAAGAATAATATACACAGTTTTCTGCTTAGTTGTCAGGTTAAGAATAGTTGTACCATCAACTACAATAGCATCAGCTCTGAATGGTTCACCGTCTCCGTCAAGTACAATCTCGTCTGTTTCGTTACCCTCGTCATCGAGAACATGAAAATCTTCCTTGTTCTTAACCTTGTTTATATACTCTCTTGTTTCACCAAGAGATTGTGTATATACTATGTAAATGTTTTCAGTGTTAATACCGTCAGCTTCAAGCCCACCGATAAAATCATCAATAGAGCCGTTCTCATTATCTATGTAAAGCACTCTAAATGGCTTGCCGTCAGGTCTTTTAAAATAAGCAAGCTGCAAGGCAAGTGTTGACTTACCTGTACCTTCTTCTCCAAAAAGTATCATCTGAAGCTTGCTCTGTGTCTGTGTTGCTTTTCTTGCTCTAGCCATATTTTTTTATCTCCTTTTATTTTATCGTTTGTTGTTAATAATGATGAGTAGTAACAATTTACCACTCATCGTCCTCGTCTGTCAGTTCACTATCTGAGACAGAACCCCAATCACTATCGTCAGAGCCAAAATCCTTATTTGCATTTTCGGTAGCCTTTGTCTTTGCGATAGCCTTATCAATAATTTCTTCTGAATAGATTTCTGTATCTACACTATCCTTATCGGCTCCGGTAATCAGAAGTATTCTCTTTGTCGGATTGTTCACTCTATCCATAGGGTTGCTTTCGCCCCAACCGTCATCATCATCTTCCTCAATTTCTTCAATATCATGTTCTATCATGATATCTCCGAATACTTTAAGGGCTGTATATGGCTTGAGCTTTCTTAGAGTGCTTGCAAACTTTGACTTTGACTTGTCAATAATAAATTCGGCATCTTCTATAGAATTGTATGTTACAATCTTCGCAGATACAGTGAAGTTACCCTCGTCATTCTTTTCAATGCCCATGAACACGATGACCTGCTCGAAATTGCCAATTACATTAAATTCCTCTGAGTCAAAATCTACGTCCTTACAAAGCGACATTTGTGACGGAACAAATCTTGTCTGGTGTCTATCCTGATAGGTGGAAAACTCATTCTTTCCTCTGACAAATACGGACATACCGTCCTTTGCGTTGTCTGCTATGTACTTACAAGCATCATATTCAATAAGTATCTTCTTGTCGTTTACTTCCTTGCCTGTTGAGTCAGTCACCTTTGTTAAGCCGAGATTAATTCCAATAGGTCTAAAGTCCTTTTTGTTAAATGTAAATCTGTCAGCCCACTTTACCTTTTCTGTTGTTGTCTTTCTATCCTTACCTTTGCCTTCGGTCTTAGAGAAATATACTACATCTCTTTCCATACCATTGAGACTTATATATACAGACTTATTCTTGTCAATTTCAACTCCTACATTAACCATTCTCATTGGTTTGCCTGTAGAGGTTGTCAGTTCTGTATAGAACTTGTCCTTATCACAGCCTGTCAGTTTTCCTCTTATCTGAAAACTACCCTTTGTCTCCTGAAGTCCAAGACCCTTATTATTTTTCTTTTCAGCCATTTTATTTTCTCCTTTTATGTATTTATCAGATTTTGTTGTCAAATAAAATTATCATTTTGCGAACTCAAAATCACACCATCTTATCATGCCTTCTTTCTTATCGTTGATACTACTTTGTGTTCATGTTGTCAAGTTCTTCATGTAACGCAATTCCGAAATTATTCAGTGACTCTGCTACCCATGTATCAGCAATGTCATATCTACTAATTAAATTGTATATTGCTTTATTTATATCAGAGTGCGAGAACTGCTTATCACATCTGTACTCAGATTTTTCTTTAGGGTTTATTTTAGTATCAAAAAAACGTATCTCTTTATTATCACAACTAGCGTTAGGAAAATATATTCTAGCCAAGGCAAGCAAAGCACCAATATATGCACTATATGTATCATCAGAACAACATTTTGAAGTGCCAACTCTTACTACCTTGCCGTATTCTTTCATTTTCGCAACCGTTGTCTTATCGTGGAAAGTAATCTGAATTTCACGGTCAATATCGGACGATATTTTCTTTAAACAGTTAGCAAAACTGCTATAAATATAAAACATACTATCGCCACCATTTGGCTTAACTGTTTGATACCTAACCATTTTGTTATTGTATATATACTCTATTGCTTTAATCCTTATTATGTTTCCAGTTTCGGTCATTCTATCACCGAAACTATCTAAACCAACTCGATAAAGTTCTCCGATTTTAAATTTTCTTTTGTTCATGCTCATTAAACTCCTTTATTTATATCAATCCCTGTAATTTCTTTGAAGATTTCTGCATCAAAATTTGGAAGGGATTTAATAACATTCTTATTGTAATCTAAAAGATTATCCCACCAAAGTTGACCACATTTAGATTTGTCAAGTTCTTTCAGATAACCACCTGTTGTTTTATACTTAGGATGCTGTTCCTTTTCTTCTTCGGTCATCTTATCAGAGTAAACCCATTGAAGAGCATTGTACATGATGTTATCTAGTAGTCTTTTTGCTTCTGAATAACGCCAATCTTCAATACTCCAATCAGAAGGCTTATTGAACATTAAAATTTTTGATTCTTTGGTATTAAAGCAACCATTTGAAAAGTTAATTTTATTAAAATCTCCACTGTTATAATTTCCAATGTTACATCTACCACAGTTAAATTGACCGCTGTTATAACTACCGCAGTTATAACTACCATCGTTGTAGTTACCGCTGTTGTAATTTCCGGTGTTGTAATTTCCGGTGTTGTGATGACCTGTATTACGATTACCGCTGTTATAATTACCCGTATTATAGTCACCACTATTATAACAGCCAGTATTACCAAACCCTGTGTTGGCTTTTCCTGTATTAACCATTCTCAAAACTTCTTCCCATGAGATTTCACGAATAATTTTGATTTTGTTAGTGCAGTGCAGACTTCCGTCTACTTCTGCATCAATTACTTCTACATCAATCTCACCCACAGCTTCAATTTCAGCAACTTTATTGTGAGGGTCAAATGGATAGTAATTAAAGCAATCTTTTAGTTTTGTACAAAAATGGAAGCCTTTTTCACAGCATGAGGGTGTTACATCTTCTTCAAATGTTTCTCCCACTGAATATTGGAAGCCCCTACACGTCCAATCGGGATTAAAAACTTTATAGCCTTTCATTGTTTTACAACTCCTTTGTTTTTTTCTATGATAAAATGTGTATTTGAACGCTCTTTTTAGAGCGGAATTAAAAATAAAATCTATGTCAACAGCATGGCTGCTAATTGCTTTCCAGTATTTTTTATAAGAATTATAATGATTAGTTATTAGGACATTCTTTCATAATATTACTTCCTTTTAATGTGTAGTTTGTATGATAATTTGTGTATAACAAATGATAAATGCATTGTCGCTATTGACAAAAGTTTTTACCGATGTTATAATATTGGCAAATAAATGGATTTTAATTGTAATACCTATAATGAAGAAAGGTGGTGAATTTATGTCAGAAATATTCGGCAGCGGATTAGACTTCTTGATGCTCGTTATTAGTACGGGGAAGATGCTAATAACCGAAGTACCCGTTTTAGGGTATATGTTGATCGGTTCAATGAGTATCGGACTTTTTAAGTTTGTAAAGAAGAAACTTCGCAATACATAATATAGCAACTACTCCTTTGAGTGGTTGTTTTTTATTTATAGATTTCTTCTGTTCATTCTGTTCGTCTATCCTATCCAAATCTTCCATACCTTCAAACCACATATTAATTTTACCTCCCTTGTAAATTTATCTTCATCTATATAATTCACATAAACATTATCTGTCACACATAATACATTTAGAAACAGAACCTTGACAAATATCTGACCTACCACATTGTATACAATAGGGGTTATGCTCAGTATCCATTTTGTCTCTTTCCTTTCGGTACTCTGCTAACCATTCCCTTTGTTCTTCTAACTGTTCTTTAGTAGGATTATCTATAAATTCGAGTCCATTTAGTTCTGCTATTCTTTCTATATCTTCCATAGATAGATTCATTTTAGTTCCCTCCTTATTTACTTTTCTTCATTTGTTACTGCTATTACAAATAGCACATTCAAATGTATTGCCCTTACAACTATCTTTACAAGGGCAATATTTACAAAGGTTATGTTCAGGGTCAGTTATATCCGCAATGGACTGCATAAGAGATTCACTCTGCTCTTCTAGTTCTTCTTGTGTGGCATTTTCAATTATTTCTATCCCATTTAATTTTGCTATTTTCTTTATATCTTCCATTGATATCATTTTAATTTTTCCCCCTAATTAAATAAGTTCAAAATATTTTGCAAAATCTTCCCAAATAATATCTACTGTACCACCTATAATTGTAGTTTCATATTTAGGTTTCCAATTAACAGGACATAAAGTAACATAAGCTACATTAATTACAGTATGACCATAAGATTGTAAACTAAAATAAATAACATCAATAGTAAATTCCGCATTTACTGGAATTATTTCTATATCATGTTTCATTTCCCATGCTGTTGTGCTGTAAGTATAATCTTTAGTACATCTACATTTCTTACCTTTCAAATATTTTTCTACTATACGTTTAAGATAATTTTCTTTACTGTATCTAATTAGTTCTTTGTCTGTCGCCCATTTTCTTGTGTTGTTTGTGAAATCTATAAGATAATTTTCATTTATATAATAAACTACTTTACCTAATGTAGGTTTTGTAAAAGAATTTGTGTAGACTACTTTATCTCCTATTTCATATCCACCAAATCTCATATTCTCATTCTGTCCTCCTAAACAAAGCTATTATTTCATTTTTACGTTATTTTATATTTGTACCCTAAAATACGTTACAAAATATTTTGGTTGGACTAGCTGGATTCGAACCAGCGGAATGAGAGAGTCAAAGTCTCTTGCCTTACCACTTGGCTATAGTCCAATGTTGGTACTGCTTTCACAGTACCTTTTTGTTCACCTACCTTTACATACAGATTAGTTTGTAATTTGTAATCAGTGTAATTTTAATTGATGAACCGTTATCGTTGTCGGCAACCGTAACCGACTTGGTGCAACTTAGGGGATTTGAACCCCTGACCCTTTGATTAAAAGTCAAATGCTCTACCATCTGAGCTAAAGTTGCAAGTGCAGGTATCACACTACATTCCCTTATGGTGAGATAAGCTCTGTACCTGCTATGCCAATTTACTTTGTACAGTATTGGCAAACTGTACTGGTGTCACTGACGAGACTCGAACTCGCATGGATTTTTCCGAGGAATTTTAAGTTCCTTGTGTATACCTATTCCACCACAGCGACACGTCTTATGTTAATTCTACCGTGCTACATTTGAGATTATGATTATAGTATACTACTACTTTTGAGATGTGTCAACATGTATAGGCTAAAGTTTACAAAATATTAATAATTATAGATAATAAAAAAAACGAGACCTTAACGATCTCGTTTCTGTGTTAAAATTTAGATTTTTGATCTCTTAGAACATTGCTCCAAATATATTTTATATTCTTTCACAATGCCTGGGCGAGTTAAATTATAATCAAGAAAGTCTAATGCTTGGCTCAAATTCCTGCCATTCTTGCCCCCAATATCTTCCGTTCCGCACACGTTTAACAAATATTTATGTGCTCTATAAAAAAAGCCCGATTTACTGATAATGTTTAATTTCAAACAGATTCTTGGAACTATAATTGTTCTAATGCCATTAACAACATTAACCGTGCTAGTGCCACTGGATATAGGACGAAATAAATAATCATTTGTGTTATATGCTTTTGATATGTTGGCGTTGTTATATGTGGTTACATCTCTCAATTTACCACAGATATTTTGCGGTTCTTTTTTAAAATGCAATGAATAAATATTATCACACAACTCTTTATGCAGCATATCAGATACGTCCGAAAAATATTCAGAGGACAAATCTATTTTTTGCTTTTTCCCATTCTGCTGTTTTACCCATAGAATTTGCCTATCAATATCATAGTCGCCTTTTTTCATTTTGGATAAAGCGCTTTTTGGAACTCCGACCCATAGTAAGTAACATATTAACTTAACATAACAGGAATACGCACTTACCTCTACCGACCATATGTCTATATCAGGGTTATTCATTACCTTGTCAATAGCGTCATTCAGTTCTTTAACATCAGTAATAAAATTCGTTTGAAATTGTATGTCTTCAATATCGCACTTTATATTTGCAAAACCCAACCAACCCTTTAATAACATTTTGTTAATCCTAAAACTACCAAGAGTCGAATTATCTTTTAAAAAGTTGGCAATATTATCGTGAAACGTCTTTTCTTCATTATATTTTTTCAAAAAACTATTCAAAGTTGATGCTTTTTTCTTTAGCGTTGAATCGCTAATAACATTTGTTTCCTTTTCAATATATTGTTGTATTGATAATTTTAGCTCTTCTTTTGTCATAATAAAAACCGTCCTTCCAAATATGATACATATAACAAAAAGCAATCTATTGTAGGAAAATATTGTACTAATTATCATATGTATTATACCAAAAGAACGGTTAAAAGTCAAGCTAGTTTTTGATTAGCACTAACATCGTGAGAGGTTAATGCAAGAGAAATACAAATTGCCTGAGAAATTCTTCTCATTTCATTTGGAGTTAAATGACCTAAATAGCTAATTATTTTTGTCTTACTAATCGTAGCAAGTTGTTCGCATAGAACGACACTTGTTTTAGCCACTCCACTCGTTTTGTTAAGCAGGACATGAGTAGGGAAGTATGTTTTATTTTTTGAGATATTTGATGTTAGCGGTGCAACTATTAAACATGGTGAATATTTATTTCCAATGTTATTTTGCACAACTATTGCCGGACGTACTCCAGCCTGCACAGAACCTCCCACATCAGGAAAGTTTACCAAAATCAAATCTCCTCTTGTTATCTCTCTGTCATATATTTTTGTGTTATTTTCTTTAAAACAAATTTTTTCCATAAACAACGTCCTCCTTTCTTTTTATTTAACGTTTTGTTGTCGTTGTTTATTTTTTCTTTTTCTATATTATAACCATACAACTTTTAATATTCATTGTGTTTTGATGAATATAATGTTAAATCTATCTTAATATTTCCATTGAGCCTAAATCATTTCCAAACATATAAATATTAAGCGTTGCTATCTTTTCTCTTTTCTCAAAAACATTACACAAATTAATGATAATCGGTTCTATGTAGCTTTTTTTATAAAATATATCTGCATTAAATTTGCTCAAGCATCTATTCTCTTGCAAACTCCACAAGCCAATAAAACATTTTTTATGTAGCTTGTCATACATTATATATGGTGTAGCGGCTCGATTATAGCCGACAGCCAAAGCTCCGCAATCGAGTATTTCGCATAGCTTATCTATATTTAACAATTCAAAATACAGATATTGCAAGTTACTGATCTGACTCTGATTAAGATTGCCCAGTGCGTATGTGTCAATAAGTAATGTAATCTTATCATTCTCTACGCTCGACCTAGCTTCATCAATATAATCTTCTTTCAGTAATTCCGTAATTTCAACCCACTGCTTTTTCTCTAGCGGAAAGAGTGGCATAGAAGCCACTAAACGCTCAGGAACATATCGACAAGAAATGATTAGAGTGACATCATGTATTCCTATTATAATAGTATCTCTTGCAATACTTATAATGGCTGATGACAAGTCATATTCAAGCCGACCGATCGTCATGCAATAGTCAAGCAGAACTAAATCTTGTGTCCTGTCTAACTCTAAGCATAGAAACCCGTGATCTATCCCACAAATATCTTGTAAATCCTCAAAAGCACCCCTATATTCTTCTTTAATAATTGGATTGTCAGTTAGTTTTAAAGCTGTTCCGTATATTTTTTCGTTGTTTTTGTTGTTGGTGAGTATAAACTCGTTATAACATTTGTCGCATACCAATTTTATTAGTTCTTTTAAAACCATTTTTACAACTCCCTTTTAATTTTAATCTTTGTAAAAGAACATCTGTTCTAATACGCTTATACTATACTATAAAACAAATGTTCTGTCAAGTGATTTATGTCCATTATTTTGTACAGTATATTTTACCACACGATTAAGGTAAATATTAGTAAAACTAATTCCCACTGCCTTAATTTTATCACCATTCAATGCTTAAATCAATGATAAATTATTCCCAAAAATAAATACACAATTTAGCAGCGACAATAGTTTCTTCGGAAGTTCCATACAATTCCGATATAAACTTCTTTTTGGGTTGATGGGAATGAAAAAGACTCTCCATTCTCATTTACCCATATCTCATGCGACCCCTTACCTCTGCGTGAGTATGAAAACCCACGCTCGGCAAGCAGCCTTTTAAATTTGTTTATGTTCATTTTGTTTATTGTTCCTTTCTTTTTTTATTTTTTGCAAGATTTGAAAACAAAACTTGCATTTTATTTACTTTAGTTTGTTGTATTACACTTTCTCAACATTCTAATAATTCCACTCTGACCCTTTGGCGTTACCATAGGTGTTAGTCCTATCCTGACTTCGCCATTCTGTATGTATGAGCTTTCTTTTAGCTGAAACCATGGCTGAGTGTCTATGTACCTCTGATAAGGCATATTCTTATGACCGTCCCTACAGCCTAACACTTTCTTCTCCCTCAGAAAGTTAAACAACCTTGTTCTGCCTATCTTTATTCCGTTTTTAGTTGCCAACTTTGCCATATCGTTCATTGAAATACAGTCCTCAGAGGTCTGTATGTGGCTCGCAAAGTCCA